CTGCTATTGAAAGTGCAAGCGGTTTTAAGCAATGGTTTTTAAACGGTAAATGCCACCGTGAAGACGGCCCTGCTATTGAATGGGCAGACGGTGATAAGGAGTGGTTTAGAAACGGTAAAAAACTCACCGAAAAACAATTCAATAAGAAAATGAAAAAGCCTTGTAAAAACAAGGTTGTTGAAATCGACGGTGTTAAATACAAACTAACCGTATTGGAAGATTAAATGAAACATATTGAATATAAAGTAAAAGTATATGCAGACGGTTCTAAAGAATGGTTTCTAAACGATGAATACCACCGTGAAGACGGCCCTGCTATTGAACTTGCAAACGGTGCTAAGTTCTGGTATCTAAGCGGTAAACGCCACCGTGAAGACGGCCCTGCTGCTGAATATGCAAACGGTGATAAGTTCTGGCTTCTAAACGGTAAACGCCACCGTGAAGATGGTCCTGCTATTGAATATGCGAACGGTTCTAAGTTCTGGTTTCTAAACGACAAACGCCACCGTGAAGACGGTCCTGCTATTGAATATGCAGACGGTTCTAAGTCCTGGTTTCTAAACGGTAAACGCCACCGTGAAGACGGTCCTGCTATTGAATATGCGAACGGTTCTAAGTTCTGGTTTCTAAACGACAAACGCCACCGTGAAGACGGTCCTGCTATTGAATATGCAGACGGTCATAAGGAATGGTTTAGAAACGGCAATCTGCACCGTGAAGCCGGCCCTGCTATTGAATATGCGAACGGTTCTAAGTTCTGGTTTCTAAACGATGAATACCACCGTGAAGACGGCCCTGCTGCTGAATATGCAAACGGTGATAAGGCATGGTTTCTAAATGGTAAGCCCCACCGTGAAGACGGTCCTGCTATTGAAAGTGCAAACGGTTCTAAGTTCTGGTATCTAAACAATAAAAAACTCACCGAAGCAGAATTCAATAAGAAAATGAAAAAGCCTTGTGAAAACAAGGTTGTTGAGATCGACGGCATCAAATATAAACTAACCGTATTGGAAGATTAAATGAAACATATTGAATATAAAGTAAAAGTATATGCAAACGGTGGCAAGGAATGGTATCTAAACGGCAAACGCCACCGTGAAGACGGTCCTGCTATTGAATATGCAGACGGTTCTAAGAGGTGGTTTCTAAATGGTAAGCTCCACCGTGAAGACGGTCCTGCTATTGAAAGTGCAAACGGTTCTAAGTTCTGGTATCTAAACAGCAAGCGTCACCGTGAAGACGGCCCTGCTATTGAATGGGCAGACGGTTGTAAATTATGGTATCTAAAGGGTAAACTCCACCGTGAAGCCGGCCCTGCTATTGAAGGTGCAGACGGTACTAAGTACTGGTATCTAAACGGTGAACTCCACCGTGAAGACGGACCTGCTGTTGAATGGGTAGACGGTTCTAAGGTATGGTATCTAAACGGTGAACTCCTCACCGAAAAAAAATTCAATAAGAAAATGAAAAAGCCTTGTGAAAACAAGGTTGTTGAAATCGACGGCATCAAATATAAACTAGCCGTATTGGAAGACTAAATGGCAGTTGCAAAGGGGTTGTGAGAAAATCACCCCTGAGCTATACTGATAGAACGAAAAAAGAGGGACCTGAATAAAGAGTGCTCGCTATGGAACCACTCTCTTTGTCTCGATAAACGGTTCACATACAACGCTCCTGAACGATGAGCCTGGACATCCCTGGATGTTTGTTATAATACTAAACTGTTCACATACGATTTCGGCCCTTTATGAAGGGGTTGAACATAAGTCGAAATCCTGATATGATGGATGAAGAAAAAGGCAGCCTGAACAAAAAAGCGTTGATAAGCGCCCCTTTAAGCTTGATAACTGTTCCTAAACGAAACATCGACCCTGAGATAAGGGTTGACTTAAAAGTCCATCTTCGATAGAATGATGGAACGAAAAGCGGGCGGTATGGCGTCCCACGAAAGAATAGACACTGGCAACAGCGTCAAAGAGAGCGTTCACAAACTCTCACCGACCAAGCTTCTTGGTTGGCTCATCTATACAAGACACGGTTAGCCCGATCCATGGGCAGGTCACTCTCAAAGGTGGCTTTAACTGGTGTTGAAGAAGTTGGTCCCTGGTGAGGGAATAGAGAAACCTAAGCCGGTTTCCCTTGAAAGGGGGAAACACAAGGCAGGCTATCAAAGACAGGGCAGGGATGCCAATAAGCCAATGAATCCATCTTCAATGCTAGTAAATACTAAGTGTTAGCTCGCTCCCAAGCAGTGCAAGGCCCGCAAGCCAAGCGCAACGAGCATATTGATGGTCCAAGTTTGGAATAACTGAAGACCAAAAAAGGTAGGGTAAAGTCTCGCAAGGACGAATGCCAGATTGCGTGTTGTATTCTGAAGCTCAAAAGGCTTCGGAGCGACTGACAGAGCACGAAATCAGTGATGAATATAGCTCAAGGTAGAGCATCTGAATATTAATCAGAAGGTTGTTAGGTCGAACTAACTATTTTTTAAGAGAAAGGAAAGTCTCTGTCGATTGCAATTCAAAGAATCCTAAACCTACTCCTGCGAAGGAAAGTAGGCTGTCAAAACTCCCAAGGTGGAGACAGTTGGTGGAAAGTTGAAGACTCTGGGGCGGCCACCCTAGAACTGATACGGAAAGCCGAGTGAGATTGCAATCAAGAAGGTAATGCCTCCTTCTAAAAATGGCGGATTTTGACTCTTACAATCGAGAGGTTGTGGATAAGTTTTTAACGGCGCACGGGAGTGTAGCTGGTACGGAAACGAAAGAGGGTCTGTAACAACGGGTAGTCTCACCGTTAATAGTAAGTTTTAATAAAGGTGTTCCTGGGGATGAACGGTTCTAAACTCCCTCCAAACGATCAAGAGTCCTGAGCATGAAAGGCGAAAGGTTCGATCCCTTTGCTAGTGTAAAAACTAGTCCACGGCTTGGCAAAAACTGCCCCCAAACGAAAGGAATAAGATGATTTATGTAGTAGTCTCCCAATATGAAATTGGAAGTGATATTAATGTTGAGTGTTTAACAGAAGACCCACAAAAAGCATCTGACGTTCTTGGAAGGGTGTGGACTGATTATGATGGATTCTATGAGAATGGACGCATTGGTTATCGGAAACACAATTCCGAGGAATTTTTAGACTCAGCTCCAAATGTCACTGACGGAACGTCTGACGGTATAGGTCCTGGTGGCGGTTATGCTTGGGTTAAATACGAGAAAGGAAGAATTATACAATTTGCTGTAGAAGAGGGTGTCCAAGCAGAGATCATCTGCGGAGAATTAACTTAACGAAACCGGATGTTTCCTCCTGAGCACGAGGATTCACCTCGCTTGCTACGCAAGCATTAAACAAAACTGCTTTACGCAGCTATAGCCAAATGGTTAAGGCCCCTGATTTTCATTCAGGAGATTGTCGGTTCGAATCCGTCTAGCTGTACCAAGACTTAATAAGTCTTTCAACCGCATAATCCTGCATTGTCAATATGGCGATGATGTGGGACCTGTCTGCTAATATATTTGCAGCTACACCTGAATATGTGTGGGGCCTATGAAACTGTTCCCATACCATACAGACACGATGGTTTGACGAGTGAGATTGATTATCTCATTATGCTCTAATCAAGTATACCAACCAACAAGTTGGCGTGGAGGTTCGATTCCTCCTGTTTGTAACTCCGCTGATTGTATTGCGCCTCTTTAGAGGTAGCGCGGATCATTGATGCCTTAAAAGTGGCATAAGGCCTAAGCAAGCCTTGGTCAGAGAAACTGCTTAAAACCATTGCAGGAAGAACGTTGGATTTCAGCCAGTCTCATAAGCTGTGCGTAACGTCGGTTCAATTCCGGCTCCTGCTACCAAAATAAACGTCACCTGGGTATATGACTTGGTGTGGTCCGTTTTTAGTAGTGCTCTGTTGTAAACACGACATCACCTAATCCGCACACGCTAAACTACCCGCCCTCAAGTCTAGAAAAACTGTTTATACAGGGTTGTATCGCCTCGTCCTGATAAGACGTAGAAAGCGTAATCTGGTTACATGTGAGTTCAAATCTCACCTGCCCTACCATAATGAAGCGTGTGACAGTAGTTCTTAGATATGGTTAAGTTCGTACATCACAAATGTCCTCCTGAGCATGAGGTTGCGCCCAATAAACTGTTCCATAACATAGGAGGACCTGAATAATCTGCATGATCACGCGGCGCGTGGTGGTGTGGGCCTGTCCGTCAAAACTGTTCACCATACAGTGGCTTTCTTCTTATGAAGTTTGCTGACACACCTCCTTAGCACGAGGGAGCCCAAAACTGCTAATTATAAATATCACTGGCAAAAACTATATAACGAAAAAAAATACGGAAAATAATATGACACACAAGAAAGTAAACAGCCTCTTCTACTTTGAGGCGAAAGATCCCGATCCAGTTTACATGCAGTTTGGTATTCAGATCACAATAGTGCCTAAACACTTTTACGATACAGAAGGGTATATGTATGATGAACATATCTCTACTCTTCTTGAAGTTCTAGGTGGGAAAGCCCCTGACTACATGGGAGAAGAGTGCGAGGGAACGTTCTCAGCAGAGAGTAAGACTCTTGAAGAGGTAATCAAAGATCTCAAGGACCTTGGCTTCGAAGAGAAAGTCTTCTCTTTCTAGAAAGATTAGCTGCTTATCTATCCATTGAACAATAAGTCAAATCTAGATATAATGAGAGGGTGAAAAGAATAGTGCCTCTGTGGCTCAACTGGATAGAGCATTTCGCTACGAACGAAAAGATTTGCAGGTTCAAATCCTGCCGGGGGCTCCATGGAAAAACAGAGTAATACAGAATAGAACAAAGGAAAGTAATTTAGATAGGAGTCTAAGCTGGTTTGCTAAACCAAGCGCACTCTTCATGGGGTGTGGGGATCAAGACCTCTACTTTCCGCCAACGAGTTGTTTATAAGACAATGGTGGCTATCGTCCAATCTGGTTAGGACACAGAACTGTGAATTCTGGAATGAGGGTTCAAATCCCTCTAGACACCCCACAAGGTTAATAAAATGGAAACTAATCAACTAACACTTGCAAAAAAGATGTCATTTGCACAGATAAACAATTGTGTTTTCATGGATAAAGATGAAGATTGGTTTGTTATCATTTTGTGGAATCGAAAACATAATCGTCTTGACGCAGCAGAATATGATCTGGAAGACGACCACTTACGTTACTATGGAGCAATAAAACTTGAGACCTGGATCGAGAAGGAAGACAAGAACTTAGGAAAGATTCCAATTTATGGACTAGAAAACTTTCCAAATAAATTATAAAATAAATGGATAAACAAGTCTATATAATTCAGTGGTAGAATACCTGATTCATACTCAGGCAGTCGTTGGTTCGAATCCAGCTATAGGCACTTTAAGCAGATAAACTCATGGAGTTGTAAATGCGGACAAACATGAGAGATCCTCGTTCTGAGGATGGAGTTTTTAATTCCCGAGATCTGCATGGGCAACTTGTTGACTGCACTTATTATGAAAATGAAGTATATTTCATACTCTTTATCTGGGATAAAGAACGACACTACATGAGAAAGACTTCCTATTATGGAGATGAAGTCAGCAACCCTCCAGAAAGAAAAACGAATAAAGTCTTCGCAGTATGTTCTTTCTTACAGAAAGAAAGTTTTATCTTCTTAGGAAGATACCCAGTTTTTTCAGCCTGATCACGGGATGTGTTAAAGTGATTGCAAACCACTCTATCTGAGTTCGAATCTCAGCAGGTTGTCCAATGTGGTATGTTTATATTGTAGAATGTTTAGATGGTTCCTTATATACGGGGATAACAACTGATATTGAAAGAAGAATCCACGAACACAACAACACCAAGAAAGGTGCCAAATACACAAGGTCACGAAGACCCGTTACTCTTTTATGGAGTAAAAGCCTCGCTACGCAAAGCGAGGCTTTGCTATTTGAAATACAAATAAAAAAACTAAAGAGAACCAAGAAATTAGAACTGATTAGTAAAAAGGATTCTGCAAAGGATCTTTAAGAGCGTCATAAACAACTTCGTCAAAGTCATGGTCGAGCGCGGTGACAATGCACCGAGTGTTTATGATATGGATGTCTTGGGAGCTATCGACTAAAATGGTTTGATTGTTGGCTACTTCGATGTAACCTTCTGCAAATCCATCGATAGCTCCCAAGGTTCGCATTAACGACATGTCCGCGTGCGAAGGGCACCAAACATAATAGTAGATATTCTCAGACACGCAGCCGAAAGGACTTGCTACAAAAGTCAGAAGAAGGTATACTAGTGTTCGATGAAGAGAGTTCATACTATAAATAGGAGAAAATATGAATACGAGAGAATTACTTAATAAGGTATCAGTAGGGTGGGACTCTGTTGATAAGGTAGATGAGGGTAAGATGACTTTGCCAGGACTGGTTAAGGTTATGAGTTCAACTGTCCGAGATCTATTGGCAATTTGCGTTGCACAACAGGTTGAGCTTGAACGACTTGAGGCTCGTAGCAAGGCAGCAGAAGCAAAGAAAGCAATGGTGGATAATCGCCCTTCTCTCTAAGGAGTTTAAGATGACAAAACGGGAATATACCACATTTAAGTGGCTTACTTATGTCGAGCATTTTCTATTTGCTTTTGGTGAGGAAGGTAGATTTGACAAACCTGCATATGCAATCCTGTTCGTATCGTGTTTTGCCGGTCTATTAGGCTCACTCGGCATGCCGGGAGTTCTGGTATCTACTGCAATTAGTGGTATCCTTGGTTCTGTTCTTCTGTGGTTTGGAGTTAAGGGCCTAGCTTTACTAGGGCTATTGGCAATCAAGCCCGTCCATTCAAAACTACACCGTAAGTGGGTAAGAACAAATGTATGAGATTCTAGAAGTTGTGTATGGCTATCCAATCACGCAGGATCAAATTGAGAGAGTTAACAAAGAATTTGACCGTAAGTGGGCTCTTCTTAACGACGAGAACGCGATCTTTGATGATCTTGAGGAATTAAGTTATGACAAAGGCACAAACATCATCCATAGATGTGTTGGGAGCGGGGATAGCGATCCTATCGCGTTAGGTATCGAACTTGATCTATGTTATGACGTGTATTCGTATAATATGAAGACTCTTGACAGTCGATACCAAGAGGCATTAGCAGCAATTGCTCTGATTACAGACCAGCAGCTTCAAAAGCTTGAAGCTAATATGGTGAAATATATCCCAAAGGATATTCTCAAAGAGATTAAGGATAAACATCCTGAACCCGTTGCTCATTATCTTTGGTCAACAAGTTAAGTTAAAATCTAAACCTAGAACTGGGGACTTCTTCCAGCTTGTGAAGAAGTCCCCTTTTTGGTATGATGTAAGAGCGAAAGGGAGAGGTGATGAAAATTCAATTCATGAGCGATCTCCACCTAGAGTGGATGGGAAAAAATAGAAGGATCTCATTTGTAGAGTCCCTGCCGGTAACGGGAGATGTTTTGGTCCTGGCAGGAGATATTACAGAATACTCAGCCTTTGTAGAGACAATGACACAGTTCGCTAAGAAATGGCCGCATGTTGTTCATGTTCCCGGTAATCATGAATATTATCGTTCCAATAAGGGAACAATTAATAACTGTGCATCTAAGATGATGCGAAGATTTCCCAACTATCACTTCTTGTGTGATAGCGTGGTTGAGGTTGATGGGGTTAAGTTTGTTGGCTCTACTCTATGGTTTAGAGAGACTGTGGCTAACTTCATTGATAGACGCCTGATGACAGACTATACGATCATTCAAGGCTTTAAGCGCAACGTGTTTGATTGGAACCGAGCTTGCATTAAATTTCTTAATAAAAATGTAACAGAAGGCTGTGTGGTAATTACCCACCATGCTCCTTCGGAGAAGAGTGTAAGTGTTAATTTCAAGTATGCAAAACAGAATGCTTTGTATTATTGTAGTATGGAAAAATTGATGCTTGATAGAAGCCCAAAGCTCTGGATCCACGGTCACATGCACGATCCTGTTTTCTATGAAATTGATAAGACAACAGTAATCTCTAATCCTAGAGGTTATGAGGACATTCACGGAACAGGGGATCGCAAGATTGGGCTCGAAAGATTTGTTCCAGAACTAATTTTTGAGGTATAAATGAGCGAACTTAAAGAAGATTTCGAGGTTCCAAAGAAGGTAGAATACAAAAAGAGCTTCACACCTGAAGTGATTACAAAGATCCTTGACCATCCTAAGATACTAAAATCACGAATCGTAAGAATTGTGTCTACTGTGGCTGGGATGGATACCTTTATAGGATTAGGTGTTATCACTGATGTTGATGTGAGGCCACTTACTTTTCTGATTTCGGTTGAACCTATTGTTGATAAGGGAATTGCACAACCTGAGAAGCCTGATGTATTTACAGGAATCCCTGTTCATGCTTTCATTGCAAAACACTCACTGCTTGAAGGGTTATTAGGAATTTACGAGTATAATAACTTCAAAATTTATCTAGGATAATATAATGAAAGTAACTAAGTTTGTTGGAAAAGAGTTTGCTTCCTCAAAAAGATTTAAAGTCAGAGGGTATAAAGAAATTGCATTATTTTATGATGTTCTCGTTGATTACTTTCTCGACGGCTATACCAACGCGATCTCTCCGAAGAAAGGGGATAAGTTCCGTGTGCTTAAACGAGGCAATGAGCGTATCATTATCGAACAAGAGACTAAGGATTTATAATGAAAGCAGCACTTGATTATGCTCTTGAGCAGCAAGGGTAGGCTATGACACTATTATATCTATATATTTGTGGACTTTTAGTTGCACTTATTTTAACTCCTCATTTGTTTATAAGCATAGGTTTTATAGATAGGTTTCATAATCCTAATGAACACAGTGATGAGGATATATCTGGAAGCTTGGCTCTAGCTTCGTTATTAGTATCAATTATTTGGCCACTAACAATTATATTCATACTTAGGAGCCTTCAAACTGATATTGAAAAAGGTTCTATACTGCTTGTCGCAATGTCAAGAGAAATAAAGGAAAGAAAGAAAGATGAATAAAGACACTGCAATTCTTATGTCAAGAGAAGTAAAAGAGGCACTCACTCTTATTGCTGAAAAGCATGGGGTAACACTTGAATATGGCAGGAATACTTGGGGGAACGATTCTTCAAAAGGTTCATGGGTATTCAAAGAGCAGACTGCAAGCGGGGAGCCCGTTGATTTCCAAGAAAAAGCTCTTCGAATTGGCATTGATCTTGGTGCATACGGCATGATCTTCGTTGGTAGTCATGACAACAAGGTTTATAAGATCAACGGCATCAACACAAGAGCCCGAAAATATCCAGTCACCGCAGTGAACCTTGTCAATAAAAAGGTCTATAAATTCACTGCTGAATATATCAATAGACAACACTTGAAAGAACCAACTTACTCGAAATAAGAGGAGAATTATGTCAAATAAAACATATTCAACAGAAGCAACCTATGCGGTAACAGTCGGAGAGTTGATCGAAAAACTCAATCAGCTAGATCCTAGTATCCACGTCCTTGTTAAAGGCTACGAAGGTGGGCTTGACGACGTTGGTCGCAACACTCCAGTTCAGCAGTATAATCGTGATACAAACACAGATGCATGGTATTACGGCAAGCACGATATATCTGAAGACGGCAAGTTTGATTGCATCGTGCTATAGTCAAAACAGATAGTTTGAACGGCTTGTGGAATAAGTCCGTTCTTGATAGAATGAATACGTTGAGAGGGACGGAGAGACTGTCCCTAAGATTTAATATATAAGAGGTAAGATAATGTCAGTTACGTTCAAGACTTTTCGTAAAGTAGTAAAACGTGTTATTGAGGGAAGGCATCCCGTTCTTGTGCGTGGGCGTCACGGCATTGGTAAGTCAGAGGTTATTAAGCAGATTGCTAAAGACCATGAGCTTGCTCCGGTAGAGCGCAGAGCATCCCAGATGACCGAAGGCGATTTGATGGGTTTGCCACTGCTTGATGGAGATTCCACAAGCTGGAATCCTCCTGATTGGTATAAGGATTGTTGCGAGAACGCACGACTCCTGTTTCTTGATGAGGTTGACCGTGGTTCACCAGAGGTTTGTCAAGGGCTTTTCGAGCTTTGTGACAGTCGCAAACTAAATGGTCATAAACTTCACCCGGATACCCTGATCTTTGCTGCAATTAACGGCGGTAAGCACGGTCAGCAGTATCAGGTTCGAACAATGGACCCTGCCGAGAACGATCGCTACACGATCTTCGACCTCGATCCATCTGTTGATGACTGGCTTGATTGGGCAAGCCTTCCGAAGCTCCCTGGATCTAGGGCGACTAACATCCACCCAATCATTTGGAACTTCATTAACCAGAATCACGGACACCTTGAGCACAAAGACAACTTTGAGCCTAACGAGGTATACCCTTCTCGACGTTCTTGGAAGCGTTTTTCGGATACGTGTGTTCGTGGAGACTTGATTGAGGCTGGTAAAACCAATGATGAGGTTTATGTCTTGGCTTCCGCATATTTGGGGTTAGAAGCAGCGAGTGCTTTCCAGGCATATGTTGCATCTTACAAGTATCGCATTAGTGCAGACGATCTGCTAGCTGGTAAAATCAAGCCAGCACAGATTAAGAAGCTTAGTATCAATGAGCATAACTCTTTGATTGATGAACTGAGTGTTCACAAGGCTCTTAAGCGAAAAATGACTCAAGGAGAGCTTGATGCTCTTGGAGAGTATTTCGTTCGTATTCCTGCGGAAGTAGCTCGTAGAATTGTTGAAGTCTATGCAATTCCTGGAAACTACTTGGATAACTCTACTGAGTTCTGTAAGGTTAATACCTCTAAGGGCAAAGTAACCGACCGTCTGGTTAGCATTGTCACTGGTGCAGTGTTTAATGATGATGGCGATGAGCTTTAAGAACGTCGCATAAAGAACAAACTAGATAGGGAGATAAAATGAGTTCATTTGATATGAATAAAAAGTGCGATGTTGGTCCAGATGAATTTGATATAGATCTCTATATGATTCAACTGTTCAAAAAAGAGCCTTTCTTCGCTGAGTTAAGTCGGCGTATTGAGAAGGTTGAACTTCGTTCGATTCCAACAATCGGAGTAAGACTCAACCCTCGCACCGTTCAGTATGAGTTGGCATATAATCCTGAGTTTATGTGTACCTTGACTTTCAAGGAGATTCAAGGTGTTCTAATCCATGAGTTTTACCACATTGTATTTATGCACATCACTTCTCGAAGACCTTCTGAGGAGTGGCATAAGATCTGGAATATTGCTGCTGACTTAGCAATCAATTGTCTGATCGGAAAGGATCGTTTGCCAGATATGGCATGTTTCCCTGCTGAAGGGAGGTTTGCTGAATTACCTGCAATGATGGCAGCAGAAGCATATTTCTCAAAGATCGTTACTGAACCTAAGAAGTATGGGATGGGCGATCAGGCAGATGGGGAAGGGCAATTCGACTCACATGATAATTGGGATGATGTTCCTGATGAGGTAAAAGAGCTTGCAAGGCAGCGTGCTAAGGAAGCAACCGAGGCCGCTTACAATAAAGCTGCTAAAAGCAATAGCTGGGGAACTGTTTCCGCAGCTTCACAAAAAACAATCTTGAAGAATTTGCGCACTGAGGTCAATTGGCGACAGGTGCTAAGATACTTCATCGGTCAGTCGCAGAAAGCTGAGTCATATTCAACTGTTCGGAGGATTAACCGTCGTTTTCCTTACATTCACCCTGGTCGTAGGTATCATCGCACTGCAAACATTGCAATTAGCATAGATATGTCTGGTTCCGTTGACGATAACATGCTTTCAAAGTTCTTTTCTGAACTGAATAAGCTCTCGGAACTAGCGACATTCACTGTTGTTCCGTTTGATAATGCGGTGTTTGAAGAGAAGATCTTTGTATGGAAGAAAGGTTCGATTAAGCCAGCGGAACGTGTCCTCCATGGAGGAACTGATTTCAATGCACCAACAAATTATGTCAATGAGCATGGATTTGACGGTCATATCATTCTTACTGACCTTTGTGCGCCTTTCCCTGGAACTTCAAAAGCCCAGCGAATGTGGATGACGACCAGGAGATGTTTGGATAATTATGGCTCCTCTTTCACAAAAGAGCGTGTAATCGCTTTGGAAGATCCAAAGAGAGGGTAGACTCATTCGAAAATATAACACAATCCATGCTGTGGACTCTTTGTTGTCAATGTTGAATGAGTTGGTAGAGACTGAGACTGGGAGCTTCTTTGATGAGTTGAACAAGCTCAAAGAAGCTCCCAGTCAGGAAGTAACCTTTTCTTTCACAGAATGCCTCAAGAATTTCTCGTCATCAGAGAAGATTCTCCTTGAGGCATTCTGCAAGATTGTTAACAACGAGTATCAAGACAAGGAACTGAAATCAATCACGAAACTTATTTTGGAGGCAATATATGCTTGAAAGCGCTGATATTGGAGAAAATTCAGGGCACTCCATTGGAGACTTAGTGTGTTTTATAGATTTAAATAAAGAATTTGTATTCTGTCGTATCTACGAAGAATTTGAAGAACCAACCACAAAATTAAAAGAATTCACCTTCAAGATTCTTCACCCTTATAAAGTGGAGGATCCAATATCTGGTGAGTTAGTGTCACTTACAACTGGAAGACTACCTTCTTATGTGCTTAAGAAGGTCAACGAGGCTTAATATGAACACGAAGCAGACCCAAGGCCAAGTCCTTAATGATGAAATCAACAAACTAGATACCTTTCTTGAAGGACTTGACGACGAAGGGGTTTTAGCTCTTGCTTTCTATCTTGTTGAGGCTGGAACGAAGTGTGTAAATTCTGCTTGGATAGAAAATAGTATTTATCAATTCCTCATGAAAAAACCCCAATATCATTCTTTGCTGGTTGGTTTGGAATATAGAGAAATAAAAACCCCTCTTTCTACTACCACAAAGTTTAATCATAACAAGATGGTGTCGTCAAGTGTTAAGCGACTGATTTCTTTTCCAAGGAAAAAAATCCTTGAGGATCGTAAAGCCGAGAATTTCGTTGTTGGCTCAACTGCTTATCTTCGAAAGAAGTATAAACATGAAAAGCGGATCCAACACAACCTACTTAACTCAACTGAGGCTTTTAAGGGGTTGCAGCGGGATAATCTAAAAAATCAAATATATGTAAGGTATACACATGAATTTGACCAGTTTTGGAAAGCTGATAGTCAACTAGAAGCAAGATATTTCGTAAAGACCGAGTCTATGCACCAATATTCTTACCATGCCAATATGTATAAAAAAACAGAGAACGCTCCGGTGATTATCCTTGGCGTGGCTAAGACAGAAGACACCCCGTATCGACATCATATTTATCGAGTGGCTCCTCTGGCGAACCTAACTAGTGAATTCTTCATTAGTCATAAGTTTCTGAAGAAGGTTCGCTAGGAAGATAGCACGAAGTTACAAGCTTATTGAGTTAAAGTCTCCTTCCCGATATAATGGAAGAGCGAAAAAGGAAATATCGGGAAGGAGCCGCAAGACTTGGAGGTAGGCTAATGGATTATGTTTTGTGTCACTTTTGCGGTGGCGAATACAATAAGAAACGCAAAGACTTAGGCTATCGGTCTTGCCTTGATTGCGGACAAACCCATGCTCAAAAAGAGAAAGACTATAAGGCGAAATGCACAGCACCGGCATACAATAAAGGTGCATATCAATATGTTTCAACAAAAGCCCAAGTTATTGGAATCTTTAAGTGTGGCAGTGATAAATGAAAAGCGAAAAGGAAATATCGAGAAGGAGCCGTAAGGCTTGGAGGTAAATTTGAGTGATTGCAATTGCGGTTCATCAGGGATTAGCCTGTTCACATTCTGTCTAGCGTTGTTTGTCATTGGCTTGTGTGCTAATTGGTGGACCGTGGATACACAAACTGATTGTAGCAATCCAGAGGGCTGCAAATACACAATTAACGTGGTGGTAATAGATGAGTAAAACACTGACAGCTCAAGATTATGAGCGCATTTATATCAGAGGAGCAATGTCCTCTTTCACACGTAACCTTCCTAAATATGTTGACTTCGAGATTGATAAACGAGATGTTGAAATCTCGATCGCAGGGACCAAGATCTGCACGATGAAACTGATTGTCGGCAAAGAGATTTATTGGGCCTGCGAAACTCGTAACCATTCGAGAATTAACCTAAAAGTTGCTGATGCGACAGTCTTACTAGATGATATTCTAGGTCGTCTTAAAGTCAAGAGAGTTCCCAAGGTTGTCAAACCAGACAAGAAGCTACTGCAACTAATTGCTAACTCAGGCAAAGCAGCTCTGGAAAAGAAAAAGAAGCAGCGTCGTTGTGGGTTGTGTCGTGAGTTTGGACATAACCGCCGAACATGCCCACAGAACAAAGAACGATTCCTCGGCAAAGGTGGCAAGAGCAAAGTCCCAGCGCTAAAACGAAAGCGTCGCAAGCGCACTGTTAAGAGGAAGTAGAGCATTAGAGCACTAGGATACTACCTAGGTGGGAGGGGGTCGCATGCGTGCATACACTATGAAAGTGCCAGTAAACCAATATGATATGGATAAGGCCAGAACTGTTGCACACAGCAGAAATTTTCTTGTAGTTGAAAAAAATCAAAGTTTAATTATTTTATATTGTTTAAATAATATAAGTATTGAATATACATTTCGATCCCTAGAAGGATTTCAAGCGTTTAAGCGTCGCTGTTCATTAATTTATAACAGGAAATCGGCGCTAATAACTTGTGGACAACGCAATATTAAGCTTGAGGCTGCGGCAGAGCCGCTCCCATTGCTGAGAAATTCAAGTAACTTTAGACTAAGCCAAAACAATATTGAGCTTGGAGCTTTAAAATGGGTTATGTTTTGTAGTTTTGAATAAAATCAGGAACTTGCGAAAGCTCAATGATCTCAAAGGCTTAGAAAAAGCTATTGATCTCAAAGGCTTAGAAAAAGCTCAATGATTTTCATGTGTTAAGAAAACTGAATCATTTCATGAGGTTAGCAAAAACCTAATAAAGTCAAAAGGTTAAAGAAATCCAATGATTACCGTGAGTTACGATAACCGAATGGTTTCGGGGAGTTACCTTTATCTAATGATTTCGGGGAGTTATGAGAGTCTAATAAATTCAGTAAGTTACCTTTGTCCAATGATTTCAGGTAGTTACTGAATGAGGGACTGCAAAGCAGTTGCTACAACCCCATGGTTTTATTGACTAAACTGAGTATCTCAGGACCCTAATTATTTGTCAAGATGAGGTAAGGTCGTGTAATCATTGAGGAAACACGATATATGGGCAATTCACAAGTCTTCACATTCTCAAAATGAGACACCAATGATATTGGGCACTTACGATGTGGAAATATGGAACACGCGCCCGATCTTGCTTGACTTGCAAGTCCTTGAAATCATTGAGGTTCTCTGCGGTGGTGAAAAATCCCCCAACTATACAAACATCAACCGAATATTTGTCGAATGCCCACTAGACGAATGAGTGGATTTGAGGCCGTTTCAAAATGATCGCGTTTACAGCAACAATTACAGAGACTTCCAGCTCCACAAACGTCAAGTTGGGCATTTTGAGCCGGATCTGGCCGATCTGCCCTCCGCTAAGTGCCTGAAATCACACACCGGGCAACAGGGCTTGGCGAAAGGCTGGCTATTGAGGGCCGGTTCTGCCATAATCCGGGGGCGGCAAGGGAAACAACCTGAGCCGGCCCGAAAGGGAGCCTGCGCGGCTCTAACCGGGCGATTTTTAACCTATTCCTTGTCACACCACTGCGCGTGGTCAGACATTCAGGAAAAGGCTAGCAGAATCAATACCTTAGCAGGTGTGTTGGTAGTACGCTGGAAAAGCTCAATGAAAACTAGTGGTCAAACGTGGTCGGAAAGACTATAGCAGTAAGTACCTAATGCCATTAGGGAAAAGCCTGCAAGCCTTGGGTTAGAACGAGGGCTAAGTAGTCAATTACGATGGTCGGCAGTAGAATCGGCGCACGGTAAGTATATAGAATGATAAAGCAATCGCACGCTAGGTGCGGCAAGGGCTCAAACCCCTTGTTAGGGTTCGATTCCCTAACGATTGCGCCAAGTTGCAAGGGGTGGACATAAACATATCCCCTTGCAATTTCGGGGGGTTAGAAAGATAAAGGTCCGTCGAGGGTGCGCGGTTATGCGCCAAGGCCCTGAGCTAACTCCCCAATTTATAACGATATTTGCTGGTTGCCTTGCAAGGGTTCAAATCCCTTGAAATATCGCCAAGTTAGAAAGCCATAGGCCGAAAAGTCGGGCTAGGCTATACTGAGAGGGTAGAAAGGAAGGACGCGAACGAAAATGAAGCGGCTTCACGATGCTGAATGATTTCAGCTAGTTTCGAAGGGCTTTGCAGCAAAGTCGAAATCGGTTATCCTATCTATGCGAAATGGTTGAGGTTCTAGGTTGAACCTTACGGAATAATGAGAACGAACCCTCTAAGGGTTCAAAGGATACGTGAAAATGAGTGTTATTGTTGAGGATTTTGATTCGTCGGTTGTTTTCTCCAAGGGTGAGGGCAACGACGTTGCTAAGGTCACGTTTTCAAAGGAGGATTTGCCGCTTGTAGCGGTTGTTATCCAAGCCCTTGATAAGAAACGGACTCCGAAGGGCGCTGCTCGCGTGGCTTCTTCGAAGCTCACTAAGATCGGCTATGCCGTGCGTGAGAAAACTCGTCGTGATTCCGACGTGTTGCGAGTCGCTGAGTCGCTGGCAAACTACGGGATGTTGACGAAAAAAGTGAGTGAAAACAAGATGTTCACTTACTTTGAGCCAAACGCTGAGTTTGACTCGGAAGTTGGTGATTCTGTTAAGGAAAAGGCTGCCGGTGCCTTTCGTGAGAAAGTAAAGGCAGTTGCGAAGGATAAGGCTTCTAAGCCTGCTTCCAAGCGTTCCGGTCGCCCTCGCAAGACTGCATCACAGGAGGACTTCGAAGCCCTTGTGAAGCGTGTGGACGCCCTTGAGGCTGCGCTTGCTGGCACTGAGTCGAATGAGGACGCGAAAGCGTCTGACAGCGATTCTGAAGCTTCCGAGGCTGATACCTCGGAAGTCGCTGAAGTGACTCAGGATTCTGAGGATGAGACGGAAGGTGAGGAAATTACTGACCTTTCCGAGTGCTCCCCTGAAACCCTTGCACTTCTCGCGGCTTGCGAGGACGAGGACGAGGACGATGAAGCCGTCAACGGCTAAGTCCTCGATTTCATAGGGAAAAGCGTTAGGGCGCTGCGATGGTTTGGACCCTGAGAATCCTACCATTGCCCCTGTGAACTGGGATCTGTAGTGATTCCGACTAGTTAGCATGATGGATGCGATAGCGCGGGTTCAAATCCCGTCTAACTAGCCAAGATGATTGAATTAATTGGGCGAGCGACTTGCCGGAAGGTCGCAAGTGAGTGGAATGTGATGGTTTGCACCTAAGTTCGTGTTTTCCTTGGCATTAGGAAGGCACGTTAAATATCTTGAACGATTGCAGGCACTTTGAATCTCTAGCCTGTAGAATCCTGATAAACACAACGAAATCAAGAGGTTATAATGGTTCGAAGTCGTGATGGTCCCGCAAGGGTTTAATATTACTAGGAAAGATTAGTAAGTCCGCGTGTTGCGGCAGCTTTCCGCAACAAAAACACAAGGTTAGCAGCAAAGGGCTGCAATCGTGAATGATTTTAGCGGGTTCGACTCCCGCGCCTTGTGCCAGGAAAAGCGGAACAATATCGGGTAGTTACAGGTATTTAGGCAGAGTCACTGAAAAACTCCATAAAGTCAGTGACTTAATGCCGCCTGTGATCGGCTTGGACGTATAGACGGGGCGGGCGACGAAAAACCGTTGCCTATTGCATACTTAGAGGGCGTTCCGCTTTTCCTTTAATACCACGAAAGTGTGAGTAATATTCGCTAGTTGCGATGGTCTAATAGAAATTGACTAATTGCCGTTGCCACTCGGCGCAATCCTTTGAAATTGTTGGGCTTTCCCACTCAAGCTGAAAAGCTGAACAATTGACATTGGTTGCGAGGCTGGTACAACTCTCCAATATTGCTCCACTTTCCCAATACAGGGTCCAGCCCTAACTGGCGGTTATCGTTGTCGAAATCAGCGAGGCAATAAACTTGAACAATATCAGGAGCATAGAGTGGTACTTCTTTTGTTTGATATATAAATCCAGTGAATTCAGGGAGTTGTGCATGACTGCCCTGGATCACTGATGTAAGACCTTGAAATTAAAGGGAAAAGCCTGGAAGTTTCAAGGTCTTACATCAGTGATGATTAAGCCAACGATTACAGGGAGTTACAATGAACCTTCAAGCTTACATGGCGAACGTGCATAACGCATTGAATCGACATCGAAACTGGCGATACGGACAAGCGTTATTCAACGTGCTATTTGATATGTACCCTAACAGTGCAAACAAAGTGCGTGGAACCAATGCAGATCCTTTCTACGCTAAGAACACTAAGAGTCCGCAAGTCGGTGAATTCATGGACTTTCTTTTTGAGGAAGCGAAACGCGGCTAAGTCCGCGAAAGAACAGAGCAATTCAGGTTGAATGGTTTAGATAGTCACGCATTACTCCTAACCATTCGTAATTGCTGTAAGTTTTCCTGGCGTGGGGAAACACCTGAAAGTCTAGTTAATTAGGATACTAATTAGGTAGCCATTGTTGAATGGTTTCAATGGGTTAGACTCCCATTGGCTTCGAGAGTCGTCGGTACGGAATCGCTAAACAATGAATATCGTTGGGGATTGTTAGTAAGCAAGCCAACTAACCATGCTGGCAAGTCTTCATTTCCTCAACGATTATGCGCCTTTAGCTCAGTTGGATAGAGCATCGGTCTTCTAAACCGAGGGTCACAGGTTCGAATCCTGTAAGGCGCACCCAACGCAGTGAAATCATTGCGAAAATAGGAGGTTAAACATGAATGTGGTTGAAATTACTTTGCTTTCTAGGAGTGCCGGTCGTAGAAAATACGGCTATTATTTCAAGCAGGTGGATCACACTGTATTGATTAGGGAAGTATCGCAAGTTACGAACCCTGATTTTACCAGGGAACCCTTTGAGTTCGAAAAGGATTTCGTAAAAGTATCTATCAGGGATATTGACCGTGTTATTGAAGGGTTGCAGGCTATGAAGTTGCTCGTCAGCAAGTAGCCGAAATCATGGAGAAAATCATGAAAGCACGTAAATATCGAGTGATTCTGGCACGTTGCGGGATGCCACGGGTTCGAATCATCACGATTGAAGGTCGTTCGGATGCGTATGATTTCCGAAAAGCCTATGTAAATCGCAACGTTGGGTTGAAGCTGAGTGATCTAAGGGTCGTGCAGGTGCGACGATGATTCGTAACCAACGGGATTCAAACGGAATTCTAAGGCTGGTGCATCGCACTGATATTATTGAGCAAAATGAGGATGGCGAGGTTAGCACACTAACGATTGTCTTCCTAAGCCCCAAAAAGCGCAATAATGTTATGGTGTTACGCGACCCTATAAGGGTTCTAAAGATTAGAAACGAGGCTCTTAGAATTCAGGAATTCTAAATAATAATAACAAGTTAGGGAGTAATTAAGATGGCTAAGGGAAAGAACGCATTCGGCAAGTCGCAAGCTCGCGGAAAGACTACGAAAAAGAAGACTCGCCAGGGTCAAGGTAAGTTCTCGAAACGAAAGGGAGATCGCAAGATGTCCCGTGGCCAGGGCAAGGCTTGTTAAATGAACGAAATAATTACGAAAATCAAGAGGTACTTTTGTCCGCATCCTATAAGTGCCCGAAAGCATGGGTATTTGCCGGAACAACCCTGGCGTTGGTCTGAGTGTTCGGAGTGTGGTAGAAAGTGGTATCATTACATAGACTTGGCGATCGTAGTCAAGTAACGTCGTGAAATTGCTAGGTTTTCTCCTAGTTATAAGGAGGTGAACCAATGGCGAAAAAGCGAAAGAAGAAAAAGTTCAATGAAATCAAAGCCTTGTCACGCAAGCTTGCTATGCGTGATGGTGCATATGATGGAAGGTTCAAAGTGCGCGTAATTGCTAACAAAAAGCGCAAGACTAGCCGTGAGGCTTGTCGGAAAAGAGTTAGCGAGGAATCTTGAAAGATTTCAACTAGTTAGAGGTCCGTGGGATTTAATCAAGCGATAACAGGAGGTTACATGGCAAAGCTGAGAGTCGTTAAGCGTCGAACGGTTGGCGAAGCTGTATTTTGGACGGGATCGCTGAAACGTCGCGGAATTGTTGAGAGTGTGCAGGGAAACCGATGCACGGTGTCTTGGTATACGAAAGACGGTGATTTTATTCAGAAAGATGATGGATGGCGTCACTGTGAATTGATCGACCGTGTTGCAATCGTGAGGTATATCTAATGAGTAAGGCCAAAAACACTAGCAAAGTTAAGGACTTATCTGGTGAATTTGGAGGGAACACAGTGAAAGCCTTGCTCAATTTCCCAAAGATTGCACGGACTTATATCATATCAGAAAAAGGCACGCAATTTCGTAAGATTGGAGTCAGTGTTGACGTGCGAAAGCGATTGTCAGACCTACAAACAGGAAATCCAAGAAAGCTGAATGTTATTCATGTGTTCCCAGGCAACGTAGAAAGGTCCATTCACGCAATTCTTGAAGGATATTCAGGGGTTGCAAAAGGTGAATGGTTCGAATTGACTGATTCGGAAGTCAGTGTAATCGTTGACACAATTCAAGAAATGTTTACAACGTGGTGACGGTTCCACGGTAAACATAAATAGTCTAAATAACTTAGGAGGTTATAAGACGCACAAGCAAGTCCTTGATATGACTTGCGAAAAGTGAAACTATCAGCAACGCGGGAATGGTAATATATTCAAGGGGTTAAGAACTCCTCGTCAGGCAGGCTCATAACTTGCCCTCGCAGCCACAACCCAGCGAAATCGCTAAGGAAACTTGCCGGATGGCTTCACCATCAACTATGAGGCACGAAACTTCAATGATTTCGCTGGGTTGCACCATAACACACCGTCAACGCTTGCAAGGCAACGCGCAGCGCATCTTGACGGTATTTACGAACAATATCAAGGAGTTATCATGCAAGTGTATGTTATTCAGTATCTATACGCCTTCGAAATGGATAAGACCATTGAAGTGATTGAAATCAATGAGGATTTGCTGAAACGTAAGATATATAAAGTGTTCGAAGCAATGTTACTAGTCGAAACAACCGGGGAAGGTAGTGAAATCTTTGATGAATCGCTGATGAAGCGAAACGGTAAGAAAATCAAAAAGTTTACCGAAGGTTGGTATACCTACGGTGATTTTGATAATGCAATTGATGTTATTATCAGAAAAGTCTATCAATAACAAGGAGTTACAACAATGACTAACAAAAACAATGGGTTTCGCGTAAGGTTCTTTATTGCAAGCCGGCCCAAGCCGATAATCACTAAAGATTTCAAGGAGTTCCCCGAGGCTGCGCGTTACGCTAAAACTATGCGAAATACTTGCGGATCTGGTTGGAAACTTTCTTATGAAAATTTCCCAATACTTTCAGCAGGTTGGGAAGACAGTCACGGTGCTTTATGTGCCATTGACCCTAACGACTAAATCACCAACAATAACAGGGAGTTACGGCAGTGAGTGGATTGGAGTTGGACAAAGTGCTACATGCACGCGAAATCCTTGCGGAAATGGATATTCCGATATTCCGCAAGGATCTTCGCAAGTTGAGCAACCTAAGTTGGTTAGCTCGTAACGTCTCGATTCGAAACGGGAATCACCCGAAGCTCAATGAATTGCTCTCGATTCTGCGAGAAATTAGAAAAGAGCAAAGATAACAGGAGGTTAACATTTCTTATGAAAACTAAGTTAAAGCTATATGCACAAGCACAAGGCCGCGTAATTACTAACGTTTCTTACGATTGTGAAATTCCTGCATTACGCGACCTTAATTTGATTTTGCTAAACCCGCTAGATCCTTGGACTTTCCAGTTTAAGGCAACCCGCCGAAAAGATAGGTTTATTTGGACTTCAAAAACAACCATTGTCACAATGGTCGTAACTGCGCCATATGATTAGTGTTTCGTGCCTGCTTGTCTTTCCTTTTGTTTTTCTGGTGTTGCCGGGGATTGAAACAGACTAATATCATTGCAGTTTTGGAATAATGAACAGCGTTCGATTCGCTGTGCTGCAACCAATTGAAATCATGGAGGAAACATGCAATATGAGCTATGGAAGGCTGTCATTGTGTCTTTTGTCAGTTATATCGCAGTGTTTGCGGTTGCCCTGATAATTGTTACAATTACTTAACAAAAACAAGCACTTAGGAGTTAACACATGGGAAGGCAATATTGTTACTTAGTTACAAAGAGCACAGGATACGAGATTGGAGATGGTCCGCAAGTCTTTGATTATAAACCCGAATTGGTTGACGATTACCTTAATGTAGTTATCGGAACAATTACAAAGGGTAAGATGATCGTCACACTGAATCACTCTTTAGAACCTAACGGAATTGAAGGATATATCACAGGGTTATACACAACTGATATTGTTGACGGTTGGATTCGAGTGCAAGCCATTGAGATCAATAGGAGATACGATGCCAAATAAGAAAAGCCTTAAAAAACAACTAGCTGAAGTCAAAGCGCATAACAAGGTTTTGCGTAAGGATAACAGCAAGTTGCAAGCCAATTTGAGAAAGTCTATTCAAGACGGTTGTGATTTGAGTGAAGAACTCAATAAAATCGCGGACTTATTGCATCCCTTGATGCAGTACGCAGATCACCTATAAAAACAACAACTTGGAGAACACATGAAAATCGTCAATTATCTAAGACCAAAAACTCTCAAGAGTTTCAACAACTTGAAGATCGGACAGTGTTGCTTCGCAACCTATGACAATTGTGAGCCTTTTGTTGCAATGGTGATCGATGGTCATGAACTCGTTGTAAACATTACGGATTCTGAGTTATACGAGATCAACGACCCAGCCCTTGAATTCATTGAGGAAATTCCGATGGATCAGGCTCGACTAATCATCGGGAAACCTGAATAAAAACAACAACTTGGAGAACACATGAAAATCATCAATGAAATCAATGGCAACGAGGCCGAGTTGACTGAGGCTGAAATCCTCTTTCTTATTGAGGACTTGGCGAGGAGCATTATTGAGTGCCAAAAGGTCAATGATTCCAAGCGGTTGTGCTTGCAAGTATCAATCAACAACATGACGAGAATCTTCAAGAAATTCAAGGGGTTGCTGGCCGAGCCGGAACCCGTTGAAACCTTTGAGATCCGTGACTTGACGACTGAAGAATTCGATGAATTACACGCAGTTACAGACTTTTGGCACGAGGAAGGTCAAACCCCTTATAATCAATCAGATTTTGACAATTCGGTAACTCTCCGAAAACTATCCGAAAAGGTAAGTGACTGTTATTACGAGGTTTGGGAGGATTACGATTCTCTCAGTACAATCAAGGGGTTCACTCTCAAAGAGATTGAATTGGCTCTAAGTATGCTAAAGCATGACGATTTCTTCGATACCCCGTATGTGAGTGACTCCACGATCGCAAAGGTCAATAAAGCAATAAATTCAACCACTTAGCAACAAAGGAAAACACAGCATGGAAAAAGCATACGGACTTACAGGGTTAACCAAGCATCAAATTGATGAATTAAGTTACACACTTAGCGTTGAGGAGCATCTTGACGACGCAACCGTTGAGCAAGTCAGTGAAATCATTGACAACATGAATGATGATGAATTCAATAAATTCATGAACAATATCAGCAACTTGCGAGGAAACTAATGAAAATGATCAATAAAATCTATGTAGTAGAGCTTTCGTCGCATGATGGTCGAACTCAAGCTAGCTTTAAAACTCAGCAAGGTGCCAAAAGGCTTATAGCGAGACTAGAAAAGCAAAAAAAGTTTGTTGAAGAAAACAGCAATGATCTCCGCGAACACGAACTCAGGTACAACGACAAGGAAACAGGGCAACAATTCCGATTCTCACATATTACCTTACCCACACGTATACATTTCTATACAATGCCCCTTCATCAGTAACCAACCGAGATCACCTCGGAACAAGCTGAAATGATTAAGGATTCTCTAGCTTACTTTGAGAATGTCATAAGCGACAAGGAATTCAATAAATTCATGAACAATATCAGCAACTTGCGAGATAAACTAGAAGCAGCAGGACTATAACATGCAAAAGACATATAATATCACAGGGTTGACGCCCAGTGAATTAGCTCAGTTAGAATTTGTACTTAGAGAGTACGCGAAAAACGCCAGTCTTTACGCTGCGTTGTGGGCTAAGATCGTAACTGTAAGGAAGTAACATGGAAAAGACATATAATCTCATAGGGTTGACCAAGCGTCAAATTGATGAGTTAAGTTACGCACTTAATGTAGAGGAGTGTCTTGACGACGCAACCGTTGAACAACTCAATGAAATCATTGACAATATTCAGCCAACCAAGATCATTGAGGAAACTAATGGATAATAATTCCAACAAAATCCACAAGGTAGAGCTATCCTCCCAAGAGCTTAGAATCATTGAGAGATCAATTGAATTCGCCAGAAGATGGGGACACTTCGATGGCTATAAAAACCCCAATGCAATCAAGGGCTTGCAACTCAAAGCAATGGACACCCTCTCAGGAGCCATAACCCCTGATGATCACTCAGGTTCTCAGATAACAGGGCTATCCCTGCAAGACCTTGATTCCATTACGGATTGCATTGAAATAGCAGAAGGAACAGGCTATACGGAACGCTTTGATCACAATGACATTCTGGAGAGGCTGGAGGCAGCCAAGGCAACAGCCTGTAATCATTGAGCTTTTAATGAGGACTCAGGAGAGGAGCCCATAACCTCTCATTATGATTATACATTAGGGGAATGGATTGATTATCCTTTGGAACCTAGCGAAATGATTGAGAGACTTGAGTTGAGTGATTAACAGTCACTTCCAGTAGTCTATAACATATAGGTTAAATACATAATGATTACACATACTTAGAGTAGGTGGTATCTGTTTAGTTAATGATTATAGGTAGTTGGTAGAGGCGGGTAGGGGTGTAGCTCCCATATACCACTAGGCCCTCTAATATATAGTCCTAAGTATAGGTTTTTATTGAGTTTTTCTTGTCAATAGGCAAAATAAATTAAATAAAGTTGGGCTACCCAATCAAATCAGCTACTTACACCTGTTGACAACGACTTTAACACATGATCCACGCACCTAAATAAATAAAGTTTAACGATCATGCAGGGTTACGGGACGCGGGCACCACCCCCAAATAAAAACAGTAGTGATTCCGCAGGGTTACAGCAATGTCAAGGGGCACCGCAAAGAAATATTTCTCAGCGATAGTGCTTGACATACCTAAGCCCATAGAATCATTGAGCTTTCCATTACAAATTAAACCCCAATGATTACAGGCACTTAGCTTTCCCAATATCATTAGGGAATAAACCTCAATGATTACAGGGAGTTAGCAGTGTCAAGTCACTGTTTAGCTTTATTCCTTAATGATTTCAATGACTTACAAAACATAATCATTAAGGAAAAAAACGTAATGATTTCAAAAGGTTGCACAGGGGGGAGGGGAACCCCCCGGTATCATAGGGGAAATCCCGGAATGTAAGTCCTTAATATCATTGGGTTTTTGCTATATAATCGACTAAGTCCGTCTCCGAGAGCTGATCAATTTTTCACAGAATCGGTTTTTGAGGTTGTCGGGGTGAACTGCACGCTCCCGAGTCCGTCCATATGACAATATTATTTTTTTTAAAAATAGCAATTCCATTTTTACAGGGGGAAACAACACCAATCTCCAATAGTTGCATATAACTTAACAAATATAGGCTGGCAGCTCTAATATAGGCTTATATTCCCTATTTTTGGAAAGACAGTTGGTGTCGTTTTCCCTAGGGAGAGATGGAATGGAGCATGATGAGCAAGCGACAGATGACAGAACAAGAGTATATTGATTTTGGAAATGAGCTATATCGGCAAGGCTATGAGCTGCCTGATAAGATTCAAGAGATTCTCAGACGGAATAACCATTATGCTCCTGTTACACTGACATATGACCCGCTGGAGGATGACATTGATATGTATCCGATGCCCAGCACCATTAAACAGTTGGTTCAGTTGTATCTGGCTTTTGAGTCAGGCTTGTAGGAGAAGATATGTATCATTGTAATTATTGTCAAGAAGTTCATGAAGGTTATCCCAGCGCCGATGGTAAATGCCATATAGAACATAGAGATGATTGGGATAAGGCAACACTTAAACATCGCGGAGAGGCTTATAGAGCCCTTATAAATGCTCATATAAATGCTCATAGAAAGGTTGTCTTTTGTCCTAAGTGCTTTATTCCAAACTATGAAGGCACCAAGTGCAATCACAAGACTTCTAATGTTCACTTGGCACAGGACATATAACTGAACACTGGATATCGTTTAATGTTAATGAGCGAGGACGTATAATTCTTCAACTCCTCTTCACCCCAGTAAGTGGCGTATATATATTCATCTGTATCTATATTATTTATATATATAATATAGTAAATGTTATTACTATAATAACCCTTGATTCTGGGGCCACACAGATATTCTGCTCTTGTTGAATTTTTTGAACTTCCAAATGTGGTTCCTGTGAATTTCATTGGTTGCTCCTGAACGCTGGATATCTGCCGATGATTGTCCACTCCCCTGATTGTAGTTTTGATTTGATTTGTTTCGTGCTCCAACTTATGCCGCGATGACATCTTCCTTCTGGGTGTCCATTTTGGAGATAGATAAAATGCACAGGATCGCCATTAAAAGCTAAATAACAAATATCTCCAATTATACATTTAAAGGTTTCATCCCCGGATTGTAAGACAATTCCTATATAATTCAAAACATTGGCTTGGTACTTCATTGCTGTATATCTCCAATTATTTTAAAAAATTTTATCGACATTCTTCGGGGGTCATATGTAACTGAACACAACTAACTCCTTCTTTTCGTCCCATTGTGTAACATGCGATTAATGTCTCACAGTCATAACGTTTATAGAGCTTGGCTCGACTTGTTTTTACTACCACGGCGATTTGTTTTGATTTTTGATGCTCTGCTTGAATACTTTTCTTCCTTACGAATAAGTAAGGTGTTACAGCCAGCATTATTACTAGTATTGCTATTATAATTGGTTGGATATTTTTATTCATCTTGTATTTCCTTGTGTGCTTTGTTTCGCTCTTTAATTATATCAGGACATTACTTTTCCCACAATAGAATGAAACTCTTTGAGCTGCGTGTGGTATCTTGTTACCACCCTAAAGGAGAAAACATGAGAAACGCACACGAAGTATACGACGAGACAATTGAGTTGGAACGAGAACGAATCTATGAAAAATGGTTAAAGACTGGCCTGTTGCAAGGATTGGAAGAGGATAGGGAGTTAGCAGACAAGATTGCTCGGCTTCTTGAGAATCAAGCAACTTATATGCTTGCCAATTCCATTAACCTTGGAACTGACCAAGAAGCTCAAGATTTTTGTAACATAGTTTTCCCAGTCATCCGAAGAGTATTTGGAAAGTCACGCTATGACCATGAAACTGGTGAACTTTATGAGTTGAATATTGATTGGCATGTGATGTCACTTCCCGCTCATTATGATGAAGAAACTGACAGAGCTATCAGGACAGCAACATATAAACTTGAAACAGAATTCCCAAATATTCAAGAAATGGCCAAGCATACTTATTATAATCTTGATGCCGAGATTGAAGCTACAAGCATGTTTTCAGAAGCAGTTGCAAAAGAACTTGAAAAACGTTGGAAAAACCAAAAAATTCACGTTTATGTTCCTTTCTGTTATGACAAGGATGGTTCCCTCTGCATGAGATGGTCTTCTCAGGAAAAAGACTGTCCTGAAGACTAATTAATGTATGGCAATCAAACTTATTATAGAATCAAAACAACTCCTAACCGAACTTAAGTGGAACGAAGTCCTTAAGCGCTTTAAGTCCAAAAAGTTTTTGAGGTTTGCGAAAAAACTCTCTCAAGACGGTGCTCTTGGTGGTGAAGCTTATTGGAAGGATCACTATTCAACGCAACCGGGCCAACCTGCTTTCGAAAGATATCTCGAAGTCCTTGAGGACTACCTAGCTGGAAGTGAGGAAAATCCCTCGGACTTCATCCCAGAAGATATTGAAGATAAAGAAAAAGCTGAAGCTCTTAACTGGCTTATTAGTGTTGCTATGAAAGCTCAGGCTCTTCCAAAACTAGAAGATGAAATCTATATGAGCCTTGAACTTTTTTATCAAATAAAAAACGAAGCCCCTCATTTGCTCAAAAAGAATAAATCTCTTATGACGTTTGAGGGATGGCGTCATCTTGAAGTTGTTGTTGTGAAGGCTCGTTATGAATTCATGGCTCACAGAGCCAAGAAAGAAGAAGAAGAATTTGCCCGGAAAGGTGGAGGAGAAGGCGTCAATCTTATTTATGAAGATCAGAAATGGTCAGTATATATCCCCGAAACACAGATGGCAGCACGATTCCTTGGAAGAGGAACAACTTGGTGCACAGCAACCAATCCCAAAACTTCAAGAAACCATTATCATGTCTATCACACAAAAGAAAGTCCTTTATATATCTTTATCAGCAAAGCTGACCCCACTGTTAAATACCAGTTTTCATATATGAAAACAGACTTCGCAACCAGAGAAAATAAGCAAGCCCCAGAGCTTAAGTTTCTTGAATTAAATGAAATAATTAAAAAAATTGGCGCTCCTGTGATTGCTCCGTTCAACCTTAAAATGGCCAACAACTCTTTGATCGAGCATTTTGAAGGTGGTTATAGGACAAAAATAAGATCCGATGAGAAATACTTCAACAATGAAGGGAAGCTGCATCGAGTTGACGGCCCTGCTATGACGAACTATGATTTGAGTGGGCGACCCTCTAAGGAAACTTGGTTTGAGGATGGTATAAGACACCGCGAAGGTGGCCCTGCTGTTACATTTTTCTTTGGAGATTCCGATGAAGGGGATTCTTTCGTTTGGTTCTATAAGGGATATAAACACCGAGAAGGTGGCCCTGCTGAACATAGTACTGATTCAATCAGCGAGACATGGTATGACCACGGCTCTATTCACCGCGAAGATGGACCTGCCATAACATCTCTAGACTGGCTAACAAAAAAACCTATTTACAATTATTATCTCTATGGAGAAAAATTTACCAAAGAAGAGTTTGAGACTAGAACAAGTGCAGCACTTAATGAATCTCTTGAGCGTGTTCTCATGCTTGCGCGTGGCTAAGATTCAATATGTTCTCTTCCAAAGACTGGGTATTTCACGTAGGCATAATTTATGAAAGCTTTTTCGATTCTGTGCTTTAGATATCTAAAGCCTCCTTCTTCTTCTAAATAGCTCTTGCCTGCATATTGGTAATATGCTCGTCTTGGCCCTAGAGTATCACCTCTATTTACCGGGACATACACCCAATATGTGCCACAATCTAATTGATATACCATTGCATTATCACTCATAGGTTGCCTCCTCTAAAAACCGGATATCTCTTATATTTTAAACCATCAGTTATATTCTTCCAGACACAATAATCCCAACCCATGATGCCGTCATGGTAAGACTTTCTGATTGGAAGATAGAATCTCCAATAGAAACCCATTGAGTTTGACCGGACATATAGCATTGTTGTCCCATCTTCTAAGTTAAAAGTATAACCATCATATTTCATTATTCACTCATAAATACTGGGTATTTGCGTATACTATGTGTGCATGTGTCGGCAACATACTGATTAATAGATCTAATGACTGTCTGTTCTGACAACAACGTCGGTGTTGTAAACCGCTCTTTTCTTGTTTTAACATATTCAGCGTAATCATATTGCGACCCCTTCCGTCCCGTGAATATGGTAAGGGAATAGTCAATATAAAGAAAAGAATAATATTGATCGCTTAGAACAATTCCATGATATTTTTTTTGTTTCATAATTGTGGCCTATAGTTGGGATCATTGTCAGAACACCATTTTAGCTTAAATACACTCTGCGGCACTCGCTCCTTTAAATAGACCCCTTTGATAGTAGCTTGAATATCTCTTTCGGTCATCCCATAGAGATTACCTTGAGCTGTCTTATAGGCATGGTATTCATCCATAGCGAGGTATATGGATCTCATTCTCGGAGAAAGTGAAAGCATAAATTGTGTATTAGCATCAGTAGTTGGTTCATACCCACCAGAGGTATGAACTCTGTTTATTAGATGGTTTACTTCATGAACTAGACAGTTTATCAATTTTAAATCTTCAGTTCTTTCAACTAGACATTCATCTTGTTCTATGGTGCGTAATCTATCTGGGTTCTCTAAGAGAAGATCTCCATAGAATCTCGCTTTTGAGAGATAGATCCTAGTAGCGTCTGCTGCTGCATCAAATTTGTCTATTTTGTCAACTGTTAATATATAAGTTCTCTTAACGGAATCAAAATTTTCGTAAAATGGTCTATCCTTAGATATGTCCTCACCTATAACATGTATTGGAACATTTCTAGATCTTATATATTCTGCGGTATTCCTGACTACTTGGCTGTCATGAACCTTCATTTTCTTTAAAATGTTTAAAATTTGTGGATCTTTATTTCTGTTTATCATCTTGATTCAAGTCTCCTGGTTAGTTCTTCAATAAGTTTAGCAGCTCTTATAATTCTTTCTTGCATTTCTCTCTTATACATACCAACCTCCTTTCTTGTTTCTATTATAATATAATTATATTTTCTCGGCAATAGTTTCAAACTTAGCAAACTATTTATTATACGAACGAGGAATTTTAAGTGATTAAAATCAAACTACAAACAAAAAATCTTACTCTAAGTGCAGAGGAACAATCAGTAAGAAAAGTTCTGGCCGAATGGCAAGAAATAATGAATACTGCTGTCATCACGGAAGGTGTTCTTTATAAGCAGGGCATGAAAGATAACCAACCTAATGGCCCAATTGCACAGTTGCAGATGAAATTAATTAAGCTAAAATTTATGAAAAAAGCCTCGCTGGGTGTTGATCAGAAATATCTTGGAACTTACGGGCTTTTAACCAAACGAGCTGTTAGAAATTTTCAAAAGAAAGCATTCCCGAATAAAAGAGACGAGTGGGACGGACAAGCTGGTAAAAGAACTCTTGATGCACTAGGTGGTAAAGTACCGCCTGCAACAGGTTCTAGAACTAGAGCCCCTTCTACTAGACAGAGTTCAAGACTTGCAAAGCGAAAAGCAGGGACTAAAAAATCTAAATATTTTAAAGGCAAAAAAAGACCTAATATATCATTTATCAAAAAAGCTCCATCTAGTTCAAAAATGACAACTCTTAAGCAGATTGCTATGGGGAAGCTTGGCGTAAGTGGGCAACTCAAAGCAGGTGGTAAAGGCCGTGAAGTAGAAGCTCTTAAAAGGTGGTTAGTCAGCGCTAAACTCTTTGAGGGTAACGATCTAAGCGCGGTATATGGTTCGGGTAACGGAGCTATGACGTTGAACCTATATGATGAACATACGATAAATGCAGTTAAGAGGTATCAAGAACGGTTAAGTCTTGAAGTAACAGGAAAAATAAGCCAAGAAACTGCAATTGCGCTCATGCTTGGTATTCAACAGGTAAGACTTCCAAAAAAATCAAAAACACCACTTCGTTTTAGTGAAGAACCTAAACAAGCCAAACAAACCAAAAATATTATTTACACAAAAATATTTGGTGTACCAAACCCATCAAAGTTTGCAGTGGCAAGCATTCTAAAAAATAAAACTGATATGGTTGATCGAAGCTATCAACTAGCGTTAAGAAATGCTGTCACTAACAAAGACGAGCTTTATAGTTATATGTCTAAAGGATTCGCAACGGCTGTAAAAAATCAAGGCGGAAAAGGGGGAGCGGAATTTTATGGGTACTTTGCTGGTTTAGCCAGAAAAACGATTAAAGAAAAAGGATGGACTGTATGGGATACTAAATTTAAAGAATTTGCATTGAACCCAATCATGTTGCGCGTTATGTCTGGCAACAATATTGACTCGGAAAAAGTGCGTTACCTCGTATCAAGTATTTTTGATATAGATACTTTAAATGCTCAAATGTTTGCTTCAAAAATGAAGAGTAATAAAACTGAATTCACAAAAAAGGAACAAAAAGTTATTAGATACCTTGGTGGGGAGAATAGCTATTTAGCATTCAACTTAAGAAAGACAGAACTATCTTGGGTGCTTGCATGTGGAAGAAAGAATTCTGGTTCTGGTAAGTGCAAAGCACTCAAAGAGAGAAACATAAATAACCTATCTGAAATGATTCACCCAAGCGACTTGGTTTTGAAGAAATGGAGAGCTACATCTGGCCACCTAGATGTTTATAAAAACATAAAAGGAAAAATTAATAAAGATATAGAAAAATTGATAAATCAAAGGGAGCTTTATAAATTAAAAAACCAATCTAACTGGACTCAAATCAATAGAATACTCCAAGTTTTCAAAGAGATTGGAAAAGGACAAAATAAAGATATACGACAGGCTAGAGACATGGGGCCTTTGCCTATTGGTGTCTATAGAGTCTCTGATTATCAAGAGAAAAGTCATAAGAGCTTCGAGGGGCATTTCAGCAGAAACATGTCAACAAAAGTTAGTGAACAGTGGAAAATAATTAAAAGTCAAAAAGAAAGAAACTTATTGATAAAACTAATGAAAAAATTTAACTTTGTGCCATCTAGGGCACGAGACTCCAAGTCAACTGTCGGAGCTGATGGTAAGAGATACAGAGGTAGACGACCCACTACTTGGAATGTAAGCTCTTTAACTTCAGCAGCTTATGCGTGGGGTCGTCAGAGGATGTGGTTGACCAAACTAAACGTTCCCGATCCGAAAGCTAGAAAAAGAAGCGGATTTTCAATTCACGGCGGCGCTGCTTTCGGCTCTTCTGGGTGTATCGACTTAGGCCCAGCTATGGGTAATTTTTCTAGCTTTTATAAAAAAGCGGTAGGTAAGTCTGACATATTACTAATTTCAACCGCTGGAAACCTTCCTAACAGGGTTTCTAAGAAGTATTACTTAGGCAAAGAAGTTGGTAGCAACGTAGAAGGGGCATCTGTTTAGGATTTATGCACATAAACTAGAATCCCGTTCTTGATTCTATCGAACATTTCTTCTGCAAGACTATCGGGTAACATAAAACAACCTGCGCTATGAGTCATACCGTTTGCAGGATGAAAAACGATTCCCCTTTTCAGCGCATTATTATTAATACCACTTTCCAAACCTTTTAATCTTAAGCTGTAACCATACTTTCCATCATAAGTATTCAAGGTTACAAAACTACCTTTCGAGGACAAATAACTATTTGGAGTATTTGAAAACCTACTAGCATATCTCCCTCCAGTCCTAGAAGCATGAGAGACTTTAGATCTAAAAACTGTTTTGTTTTCTTTAGTGTCATAAAGCCAGAATCTTTTAGATGTGTATGGTAGATCAAAATTGATTATTGCGATGTATCTTTTATTCTTAACGTATCGCCTAAACTTTCTCTGTTCTTTCTTTGCGATATTAAATATGTTTTTATCAGTATTGTGTTTTACGTTTGTGCTGTTGTTCGAATTGCTATTTATTTTTATTGTTGCTGAATTCTTTCTAGCCAGTGGCTCATAATAACTGTTTGCAGTGTTTTTATTGCAATCAGATTCAAGTAACCAATTACATACATGAGAATCATCGTTACCACAAGCAACGAACATTAATAAGGACATTAGTACTAGTTTTTTCATTTCTATCACCTCTTAAATGACTATTTTATTTTAACCACTAGAAACTCTCTAGTGCCTCGCCTTTCTTTCTTGTTTCTATTATACTAAATATTTCGTGGCGAATCAACTAGAAAAAACTTGGGCTTGGTAAAAGCAAAAGTCACTAAATTCAGCGGAAATAAATCTGCTGAACTAATCACAAGAAAAACAGAACTATTTACTATATGAAGAAACTTAAACGAATTTTAAAACTAGCAGAAATCAATTATGTCAATGCCAGAAACCCACATAGACATATTCCAAATAGAAATATTATCCGTGCCAATACTATGTTTATGCTGTCCATTCTAAAAGCTAATATCCAAATAAGAGACATATTCGGTTTACATATAGGAAGAGATGAGTGGCTTAAGTCAACATTTGATATTGTAAAACAAGTTTCATTATTATCAAAATCTAAAATAAAAAAATTCTTAGGGAATGGTGCTTTCGGTGCAGCTTTTGAACTTGACAACGGCAGGGTTTTGAAAATCGGGCGTATCCTGGATCAGGAAACCTCAAGAAAAAGTTATACTGGTATCCTATATGGTAAGTATGATGAACCAGAATTTAAAGATATTTCAGTCAAAAATACGCTCCCGGTATTTGATAGTGGCGTCATTAAGAGACCTAGCAATTGGATTAACCGTAATCTTCAATGGTCTGAAATACCTCTCCTGAAGATGCTAGATTGGGAACAAAAGGAAGCCTGGGACGAGTTATCTGATCTACTTCATTTTATTGATGACCCTCAAGAAATTGCGAGTGTAATCGATATCATGGACACCAATATATTAGATAAAATCGGTGATAAAGAATCTATCATCAAAGCATTAGAAGCAACCTGCACTCTTGAGGGCGATCTTGGTGATGTTCATGCAGATAATGTAGGACAGTTTATTCAGTCGGGAGAATTTGTCGTATTCGACAACTAAACTATTATACTATGAATGATCTAAAAAGAATATTATTGTTAGCAGAAATTAACTATATTGATGACAGAAATCCTCAAAGACAGGTTCTAAACAGGAACAACATTCGCTCAAACACATTGTATCTCTATAAAAAGCTTTTACATAATTTTCATCTTAGAAAAGTTTTTAGAATCAATAGTCCAAGAAATGTAAATCTAGATGTTGACGAGTACAAGAAAGAAATTCTTAAAGTTATATTTAATATTGTAATTCAAGTCCCTCTACTTTCTCAATATAGAATCGTAAGCGTCCTTGGATCTGGTGAACTTGGGTTGGTTCTTGAAATAAAGAATGGACGAGCATTAAAGATTGGATACGAGACAGCCTGGGAAACTCCCAAAGAGAAAAGTGTTGCTATCACATATAATATGAATGGCGAAGATCCTGATATCCTTACTTTAAATAAAAACCTGTTACCTATTTTTGGAAATGGAACAATCAAAGTAGATAAGAAGTCTACTCTATACTTCAAAGATCGCTATGCTTTTGGGAAGGAAGGCTCTAATATGTATTGGACAGAGATTCCTCTCTTGCAAATGCTTTCTATTGATGAAAAGCACATCTGGGATAGCGTTCATTATAATACAAAGACATATCTAATGAATCTTGGAAAGGAACATTTGTTTAAAAATCCTCAAGAATTAGAATCTGAAATTATTGAAGATCTTATTAAATGGTCTACAACTAGGACACTTAGCACAGACGATCGACAGGTTCTCTCAAGAATGATGAAAGCTGTTCTTGCTCAGGTTAAAGTTGATGGCCATTTTAAAGATGCCCACGGTGACAACGTAGGTAAGTTTATTCAGTCCGGTGATTATGTAGTCTTTGACAATTAGGAGAAGTATGGATAACTTAGAAAGAATATTGCGTTTAGCCGAGATCAACTATGTTTCTGGAAGAAACCCTCAGAGGTATGTTCCGAATAGGAATATCCTTAGGTATAACTTCAACAGAATTATTGAAATATCAAAAGACCATCAGGCAAATACTTTTGCAAAGAATCTAGGAATAGCTGCAATAGAAAAAAGGGATCCATATGGCTGGATGGGTCTTTCTTATGAAGCAACTCCCAAGAAGGTGTTCACATTACTAACAAAAATTCCATTGCTATCACAATACAAGATCGAAAAGATGCTCGGAATGGGATATTTTGGAGTTGTTTTTAAACTATCTAATGGTAGAGCACTTAAAATTTCTAGAGAAATCACGCAAGATTATTCAGAGAATGGTAAGTATGTTGGGATAACTTATGGAGATGATAAAGTCCATCAGATGTCAGTCTCAACTTTTGCTGTTTTTGATCATGGAGAATTTGATGAGGAAGGACTAAAAGGATCATGGTCCGAAATTCCGCTTATAGAACCTCTTAAGAGAAATGATAAGGAGCTCTGGAGACAAACTGGTTTTGGTTTCGGCTATCTAGCACGGAAACAAAAAATTGCATTTCATAACGCCATGGATAGTGATGACGAAGATAAGATGATGCATGAAATATTCAACCTAGGAATTCCGAAGTATCAAACTGTTTGGGTTGGTGGTCCAGAATATAAAGACTATGCAGAAACATATGGTATAAGAAAAACTCGAAATATGATCAGAGCTTATATGACAAGATATAAAATTGATGGACACGTAAATGATGCTCATGATGGCAATGTTGGAACACTAATCCAAGATCCAGACGTTTACGTTATTTTTGATAACTAGGGATAATTATGACAATCAAACTTATCATAGAAAGTAAAAAACTGCTTCTTGAAAAAACACTAGAACAAGTCGAAGAACGCTTTAAATCGAAGAGATTTCTTAGGCTCATGGATAAACTATATGGCGATGATCCAGATACTATGCAGTCATACCATATGAGCTCTATCACAGTAATCCGAAGACAAATTCCTAATGACATACCAGAGAAGGATAAAGCTGAAGCTTTAGATTGGCTTATTAGCCAAGTTATCAAAGCTCAAAAAATACCAGATGTTTATAGTGGCTTCCTAAATGTTAAACAAGATCTAGAGTTTTTCTATCTAATCAAAAACTCAGGGCAATCAAGATTCTTGAGCGTTAAGTCTCTTATGAAGGTTGCTCAATGGGATGAACTTGAGGATATCGTTGACGATGCCCAGCCTAAGTACGAAGAGTGGGATAATGAAAAGCAAGAGAAGGAGCTTGCTAAAAACGGCGGTGGTGAAGGTGTTAATCATATTGTAAAAGACAATCCTGATTGGGATGTTTATATCCCTGAAACTCAATTAGCTGCACGGTTTCTCGGAAGGGGCACAAATTGGTGTACAGCAACCAATCCAAAGACTTCAAGAAACTATTATGATCAATATCATACAGAAGAAAGTCCTTTATATATCTTTATCAGCAAAGCTAATCCCACTGATAAATATCAGTTCTCATACGCTAAACATGATTTTGCTAATAAATCAAATAAACAAGCCAAAAGACCTAAATTTCTTGAATTAAATGAAATAATTAAAAATATTGGTGAACCTATAATCACTTCGTTTAATCTTAATAAAGCGAATAAATATGTTTTTAAAAAATTAAAAAATGGTGGCTATTCGTATTTTGTGGGTAATGTAAAGAAGTGGTATTTAAAAGGAGACCTCCATCGTGAGGACGGACCTGCTTTTATTGATTCTGATGGTTCTCAGTTCTGGTATTTAAAGGGTAAACTTCATCGAGAAAACGGTCCTGCTGTTGAATATCAAAATGGGGAAAAGGAATGGTATCTGAAAGGTAAGCGCCATAACAGAAATGGCCCTGCTATAGAATATGTGCATGGTGGAAAAAAGTGGTTCATAAATGGTATGCAGTATACCGAATCAGGTTTTAATTTAAAAGAATGCAAGGGAAGTAAAAATATGAAGAGGCAAGAACCAAAAGAACTTAACGAATCAAGTTCAATGATCGGAATGACTATCAGAGAAGGTTACGAACTTCTTAAATCTTTTGAAGGAAAAAATCTTATCTTCTTTGATACCGAAACTACTGGCTTGCATCCGAAAAACTCACAGATTACAGAAGTTGCTGTATTTGTTGGTCATCTTCCAAGCTGGTCTGAGGGTATAAATGAGTCATCATTTATTAAATTTCATGAAAAAGCAAAGCTTACTCAGCAAAGTCTTGGTAAACTTAAAGAAAAAATGTATGGTGATAAGACTTATCGTGAACTACTTCGTATGACGAATTATGGTCAACACGGAAAGAAGTATCTTCTTGAAGGAGTAATGCTAAAAGATCTAAAAGACTTCATTGAACAGTTTGAAGATCCAGTTTATGTAGCTCAGAACGCACAGTTTGATATGAAAATGATAAACACAAGATTAGCATCATATGGATTGGAACCTTTAAACAGGGCTCCTGTTCTTGATACTAAATCAATTTTGTCTTTCTTCTTGAAACCAATATTTATGACATCAAAAAAGAATACAAGAACCTATGATGTTAGCACAAGGGTTCCCGAGAAACGTGGTTCTATGTCAACAAGTCTCGGTGATATAGCAGCCGCTTTCGAAATCTCAAATGATAACTGGCACTCCGCTGACGCTGATGTTCTTATGATGATTAATGTGTTGCAACAAGCTGTAAAAATATTCGAACTTGAAGAGTATGATATAGAACAAGCTAATCAACTCGCAAGCGGAGAGCAGAAGAGTTATGTAGATAAGGGGAATAGGCACTATGTCAATTAAGATTATATTAAGAGAAAGTAAAAAACTTCTTCTTGAAGTAAAATTAGAAGACGTTAAGAAGAGATTTAGATCTAAGAAATTCCTTCGAGTTTTTAATGAAGAATATATGAGAAATGACGAAGAGAATTACCCAGGGGATGAACCATACGCATCCCATGAGGACTTTATAACTGATATTTCCACTGTGATGTTGGAAGTAATCCCCCATGATATACATGAATCTGCGCAAGCAGAGGCTCTTCAATGGCTTATTTCTCAAGCTATATTAGTCAAAGAATATGATTTCAGAGGAACTTTTTTTAAGAAAGATATTGAAAACTTTTATAAGATAAAAAACGGAAGATCTCAGTTTCTAGAAGAAAAGAGTTTAAATAATATTGTTGCATTTGCTCACTTAAGAGACATAATTGAAGAGGCTCTTCCTAAATATCTTAACTGGATCCGAGAAAAAGCTGATCTGTCAACAAAGGGGAATGGTGTCAACCTGATTCATCGAGGTGCTGTTTGGGAAGTATTCATTCCAGAAACTCGGGGAGCTGCTATCCGACTTGGTGCCGGCACTAACTGGTGTACTGCTGCTAGGCCAGGAGCACGAAACGAAAATCTGTATGATCATTATCATAGTGAAGAAGCTCCACTATATATCTTTATCAACAGAAAAGATCCTGCTGAGAAATATCAATTTGCTTATACCCACGATGAGTTCATGGACAGGACCAATGAAGATTGCAGAAATACTTCTAAATTCTGTGATATGAATGAAATCATCAAAGGCCTTGGTCCAAGGATGATTACCTCACTTAACCTCGCAGAAGCAAAAAAACAAAAATATAAAAAAATTGGGAAAGGTTACTATCTTATTGAAAAAGAAAAAGGTAATATTGCTTATGTCAACAAACATGGCTATCATAACGAAGACGGTCCTGCCGTGGTTTCCAATTATGGTGCAGAAAAAGAATGGCATCAAAACGGGAAACTTCATCGTAAAGACGGGCCGGCTTTCATACGAAGAAAGCCGAAACTTGAAATGTGGTTCCAAAATGATATGAGACACCGAGAAGATGGTCCTGCTTTAATCAGCAGTTCAGGCCAGGAAGAGTGGTATCTGAAAGACAAGAGACACCGAAAAGATGGTCCCGCTTATTCTACAGATACAAAAGAAATATGGTTTCTGCATGGAGAAAGGCATAGAGTCGGAGGCCCCGCTCTTACTGTACACAAAGAGCTTGTCAGCATGAGTAGAATCCTCCACGCTTTCTATCAAAACGGGAAACTCCATAATGATGATGGGCCTGCCGAAGTTTATTACACTGGTGAAAAGAGGTGGTATAAAAACGGAAACCTCCATAATGAAAACGGCCCTGCAAGAATTGCTTCAAACGGGGTTTCGACTTATTATCTTGATGGCGAACGAGTGCCAGCCCCAAACGAAGATCCAGCTAGGTTTAAAATCTTAAAAAAATATCTTGGGTTTGGGAAACCACCCGAGCGTGATGACCCAAAAAGGAGACTTAGGTGGCTCGATGAAGCTCAACTTCCAGCAAAAGAACCAATTGACCAAGATGACCACCCATTATTCCCAGAAGAGGCAAACCGCAATATTTTAAGACATAACGTTAAATTTATCTTTCACGAACTTAAAAACTCAAAACATGCAGTGAGGACTGGTTTGCCATTGATAAACGATATGTTTTTCTTTGGCATGGCAGATGGCCTTTACGACCAATTGCGGGATATCCACTATGAAATTGCGGATATCGAAACTTCAGATCCATATTTTCATGAAAAAAGGGAGTCTTTAAGAAAAGAATATTCTAAAAAATGTTTTAAGACTGTTTTTAACACTGTTGTTCAAACCCCTCCCCTTAATAGCTCTAAGATTGTAAAACATCTTGGATCTGGTGCAAATGGAGTAGCTTATGAGTTAGCTTCTGGTCGTGTCTTAAAGATTGGCAGAAGTGAATATGGAAAAGACTCTGGCCTCGCTCGTATGACTTTTGGTGATGAAGAAGACGAGTATTTTAAGAACGTTTCAATTAGCAAAAACTTTATGCCGGTGTTTGCCGCAGGTAAATATAAAGAACCTGTTGGTGGAAATATCTCTTGGAGAGAAATACCTTTCTTCAATATGCTTACAAACACAGACAAGAAACATTGGAGTATTCTTAAAAAACTAATGGATATTCTTATTAATAGACAATTTGATGTTCTCAACTACAAACCAATTCAAATCATAAACTTAGCAAAACATTTTAAAATCCCAATCAACAGCTCTCTTGAGACAAGTGAAGGAATGATCCGAGCAATGCTTAAAGCTCTGGAGGTTTATGGAGACCTCCATGACGCCCACATAGATAATGTTGGGACCCTAGTTCAAGATCCTTCTACTTATGTGATCTTTGATAACTAGAGACTACTAAACAGAGTTCAAATCCTCGCAGGATTATAATCTTTAAAAAAGGGGATACCTTTCTATCTTATTTAGATAGAGATTATCTAAAAGTTTTAATATACTTGAATTTTTAAATATAACATTCTGGCTCTCAAATCCGGCAGTAATATAATGACAATAGCACATGCCCATATCAATCACAAAAATTACTCTCTGACGTTCATTAATAGTGAATACAAGCCCATTGATTCTTTGACTATAATCTAAATAGGTCCTTTTATTATGACTCTCACTCGGGCAAACAAGTAAATCATTTCGATAAAGATAACTAAGCACTGATTCTTTTTTCATGATTCTCGAAAGACGGGGTATTTCTTACCCGGCTTGGTAATTCTCGAAAGCTTTGCACCAGACCAAACCTCAGTAGGACCTGTCGAAGGTATTCCATACACGGAATAATAATCGAAAACAGGGTTCCACTGGACTACTAATAAGGGCTTGTCATGCTGATTGTTTCGAAAGCTAAATTTTGGATTAGAGCTACTATACATTAGGTGTCCTTTGGTTCTCTAAACCTCAGACCGACAGGGAACCTTGGGATCTTATCCTTGGACTTACCAAAGAATTTTACAGTAAGTTGCTTCCCAATAAACTTGTGACCATTTCGGAACCACTGCCCTCTTTGTTCATAGGTTCCCTGTGGCACGACATAAAACTCCCCACCCTCGGGCGTTTCACACAACCATCGCACACAGCCTTTAAATTTACCTTTACCTTCATCAAAAGCAATCACCTTGAACTCTTCATCATCAAAAGATTTAACTTTCAAAAGGTAAGGAGATCTATAGCCAAATCTGTATGGACCTCTGGCATCTCTAACAATTGCTCCTTCATAAGAATTCTTAACATAAAACTCATGTGCAATAATGACATCTTCCTGTTTTTCAACAGGAGTAGAATTGACCATTATAGTATTTTTGAGCTTCTTGTTATCTGCAAAAAACGCTCGCAATTCGGCCTCACGCTCTGTCCAGAGCAATCCCATTCTGTCTCGGTCAACTATATCATAGACATGGAATTGAACCCGCTCAGAGCCCTCCTGTGGCCTTTTAACCAAAGAGGAGAATACTTGAAATTCTTCTCCGTGAATGTATAGTTCACCATCTAGAACTTGGTTGCCAGTAACTGTGAGTTGCAATTCATCAGAAATGTGTTTTACACTATATTCATCACCAGAGCGAGACATCATAACGAATTCACCGTTATCGTCCCAAAAAGCAAAGCATCTTACCCCATCTAACTTTGGCTGAACAGTCGCTGGGTATCGAACATACTTTGTCTTCTTCGCAAAGTCATGCGCAAGCATAGGCCGAATTTTAGTTTCAGTGTCTGCGACCTCTTCGGACAAAGAGTATTTTCTTTTTAGTTTGTTTTGGAACAAAGCTTCGGCTTCCTTTTCAGCTTGTTCGATTGGTGTTGTAGCATTTACTTTGCCAACATTCTTAGCCTTAGCCTTCTTTCCGGCAGAGGTTTGTAGTTTACCACCTTTAACCCCGTGTTCGGTAAAGATAATATCTTCCTCAGTGTAAACTCTCCACTGGCGAATCTCGCCTTTGGAACCTTTGTGGTATAATACGGGTGATTTCATCATTATGTTTCCTATAATAAAAATTGCTAAAATGAAGCAGAAAATGCTTTTAAAAACCTTATCAGTCATCACTGCCTCCTACTCTATTAGTATACTAAGATCTAATATAAGAGGCAATAGAGTCCCAACTTTTTATTTTTATTTTCTAATAATAGGAAACTTTCCTACTATCTCCAACCTATTATCATTCAGAGTGTTTTTAAATCTTTCGAAAGAGATGTATTCTTGGTAACAATATCTTTCTTCTATATCAGCTTCTTCATCCCAAGCAGAGAAGTGAAGCATGATTGCATTTCGCTTTCTTCTATTAACGACTACCTTATCTAATAATAATATTTTTTTATAACTAAACCAGAACATAGCCTCATTCGGTTTATCTCGGTATATAGTACCTACCAAAGCCTTAACTTCCTTCTCTCTTAAAAGCTTTTCTGTTTTAGACAAGTTTTTGTAGCTTTCTACATATTTCATATCATTCTCCTTTATTTCATCTTCCTTTATTATAGCCTAATAAAAACTTTTTTGCGATGGCCATGCAACCTTTTGACTACTTATAGTGTGATGAAGATGTGCATTAAGGTTGGGGCAGTTTACGTTCTTGAATCATGGCAATCAACTATTGTTATCACTGATCTATGTAGTGAAAATATGGTTTCTTTTCAGGTAGTAAACGGTAGTGATAAGAATAAATATAGTCACACCGTTTCCTGGTTTATTGATGGGATTCACAAAGGTAAATTATTTTTCAAATTTAAAATGCCAGTTTTTTATTCAACGAAGTAATTTGGTAAATTCCGTACAAGTGTGTCTTCCTTTGGATATAAAAAGCGTTTTTGCAGGATTAGGTTAAAATTTGATTTCGGATCTACATAATTTAAATTGCTCTTCGCAGCCATGAAGCCTGTCTCACTATACACTAAAAAATAAAATTCATCTATTTTTTCACCTCTATATTTGGATTCATCAGGGCGGATAAAAGTAAGTAACCTCCCACCGTTATCGAGTCTTAAAATCGTGGCATTGTGTCTATAACTTTTAAATGGAATTAGGAGTTGTCCTAATAAGCAGTCAATACTTTTTCTAAGATATCTAGCGTATCTGCCAGAAACGAATACGGTCTTTCCATCGAGCAAGCTGGAAGCAATTTTGATTATATGAGCAACTTCGAATTCTCTAATGCTTGAATCTCCTAAGATAAGCACCTTACCTTCTTTTTTATTGAGGTAAGTAATATACTCAATCAGCTTCAAGATCGGTATAGCCTTCTGGAATCTTTCCACTTTAGTCCAGATAGTTAAAGCTTTGAGCATATCATCTCTTTTCATGGTTTAAATCCTGGCATTATTAGCATTGATTCATGAAAAGAAAAAGAACGATCTGCAAAGCTTGATTCTTTTCGGTTTGGTATTCCCGGTAGGTTCCTATATAGTTTTATTACGTCTCGTCTTTCGGTTGGAAGCATAAGCAAACACTGGAATGTCTTTTGTTTCATTTTGCTTACTCTAACTTCTGTGATAATAAATAAGCCATTTAAGTAGCTTATCGGGTCTCCTTTTTTAAGTGTCCTTACTTGATTTAAAGTCATTTTTCCTCCTATTTATTATGACTAAAACTTTTACATATTATACAATACTATATATTATAGTGCAATGCTGACTAAGTCAGGGAATTTATATACGAATGAATTTTAAAATATTAATAGAGTCTGCTGCAACGGTTCCCCTAAAGGGACGACCAGCTCGCGACAATCAAAGAAGAAGCTTGGCTAACTCACCCGAACCCGAACGTCAAGAAGCCTTGTCTGATGTACAGGCTTTTAATTTTTACTTCTTATCAAACAATTTTGATAGCTTAAGTGTTTTATTAAATTATGATACAAGGGCTGGCAACGGTAAGACTAGACTAATTCGAGCGCTAGTAACAAAGATCCCACCATTATCCTCAAATAAGATTATTAAAAAACTAGGAGCAGGGTCGTTTGGAACGACTTTCTTGTTAGCGAACGATCATGTTCTTAAGTTATTTATGGGGGGCCTTGATGACCATTCGAACTGGGATGTCGAAGGTGTTCGTGACTTAAATCGATATGAAGAATTAGCGAAGAGTCAGTTTGACAAGAAAGCTTTAAAATCAGATCTGATGATTTATGATTCAGGTTCTATAAAATTTAAAGGGTCGAGCTCTGGTCCAATAAGATTAATTAACTATGCAGAAATGCAAAAATTAGTGACACTTGTAGAATTTTACAAACTTTGTATAAAAGATAAAATTACATCTTCAAGACAGAAGATATTTAAAGTAATGCCAAGAAGTTATAATCCTTATGCACCAGAACTGAATAGCGATATTGCTACATTGAAAGACTTAGCAAGAATACTTTATTACAAGAAAAAAACAAGAAATACTGAGGAATTTAATGAGGAAATAAGAAGACATAGCCAGTGGGGATTCTATGCTGACCAAGCACTTTATTCCATAGTTAGAAAAAAGGGCACACTAGAGGTCGTTAGAACACATTACTTAGAACGCAATTTAACTGAAATTCTTGGTAGTATGAAGATTCTTTCTGTTGAGTTTGGAAAGATTCTTCTAGTTCAAATGGTAAAGGTTTCCAAAACTAACCTCATGAACCTCAGAGATGTTCGTCCATTAAACATTGGTATCCTTCCTCAAGATAGCTTCACCCCCGTATTATATGATTACTAGGAGATAATAATGGATTTAATTGATGACCCCTATTTTACAATAACAGAGTTAGAAGCACAAGTTTCTTTACTACGCGAAGAAAACGAATCACTCTGGTTTATGATTGAAGAACTTAAAAAATCAGAAGTAAAAGAACACAAAGAATTGATAGAAAAAGAAACTAACAGAGTTTTAAAATCTGTAACTCTGAAGAAAGCTGAGGCTTGATGGACTACTTTAAAATAAAAATAAAAACCTCGGATGAAAAGATTCAAGTTGTAAAGCGCAATGGGGAATATCTTATATTATTCAACGGTAAAATATTGTCAAAATCTACAACAATTTCAAGTGCTTTGGTCAAAAAAGCAGCATACGAAGTAATGTCAGATGCAGAACTTAACTCTAGTAAATTATTCGAAGTACATGATTATTTTAGAAGAAGCTCCAAAAGTAGTGGAAGAAAAGATAGTTTCGGCCACAATTCAATGAACTACGTTACAAAAGAAAACCCAGAGTCTTCAAGAGAATTAATTAAATTTATGATCAAATCTTACGATCGAGAGTTTGGGACAACATATATAAGATTTATTGACGATCTAGATTCTTTTATCGAATTCTTAGGAAAAAAAGGCAGGCATAAAATTCCTGGTAAAGAGCATAGCGCGACGAATATTGAATCTTATCTTGAAGGTGGATTTACAGGAACTTCAGAAGTGTTTCATGCTCTTGCTCATGAAAGTTTAAAACAAGGAATTTACAAGAAATTTAATATGTCAGAAGATCCTTCACATTATACAATTACTGATATTATCAATGAAATTATTGTTGTTTATATTCAATCAGGAATAACAGATTCAAAGAACTTTTTTGAATTTGAAGAATATCTTGTTAATGGGTTTGAAGAACTTGGACTAGATGTCAGGGAGAAAGTTCCATCAAGAGAGACAGTACAAGAACTTGCTACGATCTTTAAAAGTGATACTGATTTATCAGAACCATATAAAAAAGTCATTAATGCTTCTCTTTATAAACTATTTATTGATGTTAAAAGAATGAAATTGATAAGAAAAGCAGTTATAGATAAATTTTTATCAATCTTTACGAAAACATTTACAAGAGACGGGAACCCAATGGATCTTGTTGATGAGGAATATGCTACAAAATTATCTCGCTGGATTAGAAATACTGAAAGAAAAGCTAAGATATTAAAAAATAAAAGTAATTATATTAGGACGGATTAAATATGAAAAACACAGAAACTATCGATCAATTTTTAAAACCATTTAGGCTACTATCAGAAGCCTTTGGTTCTGGCATAATTCAGACAATGAGAGTTTTTGACTTTGATGACACACTTGCTGAAACCGAAGCCAACGTTATTATTATGCGCCCTCCAAACTATGAAGAAGAAGAGATGAGCCCTGCTGATTTTGCAGTATATGAGCCACGTTCTGAACCTCATCCCGAAAAAGAGCGTATGGGCATTAATTCACTTGGTGAAGAATTTGATTTCCGAGAATTTGATCAAATTCTAAATCCAGTCAAAATTAAACACGTCACAGCCATCTTTAAAAGGCTGATTGCTGCTGGTGAGGAAGGTCGGTATGTCTCAATTCTTACAGCAAGAGGACCAGCCGTACAAGAGCATATCCGAGGGTATCTGATGGCTATCTGTGAGGATGTTGGGCTCGATCCCTCTCCAATTGAGAAAATGGATATTGTCTGTCTTGGAAGCTCAGATCCGATGAAGAAGGCTGTTTGGATTGTGAAACAAGCCAGGAATCATCCCGAGGTTAAACTTATAGAATTCTTTGATGACTCTCCTAAGAACCGTGACAAAGCTATGGAAGTAATTCCAAAAGCTCTTCCCGGTGTTGAAGTAAAAGTGTTTGACCCTGTTGATCTTGAAGGAAAGGTCCCTTCTTTTGTTCACAATGACATATATAGCGAAGCTAAGGAGCGACTTGATAAGGAAAAAATGAAGTGTAACACACCTAAAAGAACCCCAAGTCATCCAACTAAATCACATGTTGTAAAAGCTTGCGAAAATGGTAAGGAAAAAATAATTCGATTTGGAGAGCAAGGTGCTTCTACCGCTGGCAAACCTAAAAAAGGTGAATCTGCTAAAATGAAGGCAAAGCGTGCGAGCTTTAAGTCTAGACATGGTAAGAATATAGCAAAAGGTAAAATGAGCGCTGCTTACTGGGCAGATAAGGTCAAGTGGTAATATGTTAATGTTTATAAATGTTATTATCAGCATCGTTGCACTACCAATCCTTCTAATCTTTGGGAAACCAAAAAAGGTAAGATTCGCAAAGCATTACTTATCTCCAAGATTAAATAAGAGATTTAGAATCTGCAAGTGGACTCCAGTATTAGAACTGGAATCAAGAGACTGGTTCGCAAGAATCCAAGGAAACTCTCACATTGCAGCAAACGCTGTCTTATGCTTTATGATTTACCGTAAAGAGTTCAAAGATAATTCAAAGACACTTATGCACGAGACAATTCACATTATTCAACAGTCATACTTCACACCAATCTTAGTTGGTCTAGTTTATGCGATTGATGTGTTTATCTTCCTTCCTTTCCAACAGTGGTATCCTGAAAATTATATCATGAAAATCTCAGTTATTGAGAGACTAGCTTACGATCTAGCTGAGGAAAAAGACAATGGATAAGAAAGATTTCACAAGATTTATTGACAAACCAGAAGCTGCAAAGGTTGATGGTGTTCGCTTAACAGAGAACTTTTTTAAGATCCTTAGAGAAGGAAAAAGCAATCGTATGATGATTGCTGGCGATAGTCAAGTATATCATACAGGCGGAAGTTTAAAGAGAAAACTAGATGCAAAGGGTTATAACGCTTTTTTGAATTTTAAAAGTGGAGAATCTACTGGAATGACTATCGTTCGACTTTCAAAGGGAAAGAGTATTAGCCTATCGTTAGTGGTTATTTTAACTGGTGGCAATAATCCAAGTGCAGCTTATACAGCTAAGAGATTACCAAGGTTAGTTAAAGTAATAAATGATAAATTTGATAACCCAGAGATTATCTTTGGTTTAACACCTCCTCTTACTGGAAGGATGGTTCCATATCATGAAGATATGCAGAACAAGAGACAGGAGATTGCTTCAACGATAGCAAACTTTTGTAAAGAAAATAGTATTAACTTCTTTGACCCACGTTCATTTATGAAGGATCCCGCATCTATTACTGGCGGTGACGGCCTCCATGTTCAAGGTGCCAATGCAGATAGGTTCGCAAGTGGAATTCTCAGCGCTGCATCTTTTGGTGATGCTACGAGAGGAGAAAGTGTTGAAGATGATACTTCGAAAAGTACAGAAGACCGAGGACTTGAGCGGTTAAGGTTAAATGATAGACAACTTATGGGTCTTAATTTTGGTGATAAATTGAGATACGCAAAAGCTAGAGCTAGGAAGTGTGATGCCGCAGGTTATCTTGGTTTTGGTTCTAATGGGCCAGAGATTCTAAGATTAAAAAAATCGCTCTCAAAATTAGGCTATAATCTCGACACCAGTAACGATTCTTTCGACACTGATTTCCTTGCGAACGTAGTTGCCTTCCAGAAACACAATGGTTTAAGGCAGGACGGCTGTGTTGGACCAAGCACGGCTGATTGGATCTTGGAGAAAGCTAAAAAAGCTTCTGAAAAGAAAGATCCAAATGCTTCACCAGATTCAAAACCAAAACATAGTAGCTTACGTAAGAATGAAATTACTGATATGATTTATAGAAAATATGCTAAAGCTGGCCTAAACAAAAATATTGCAGCGGCTGCAATCATAAACAGTCTCGCAGAATCAGGTTTAAAATATTATTTAGTTGGTGATGGTGGCAATAGTGTTGGGTTATTTCAACTCCACAGGGGGAGTAAGAGTAGACCCTTTTGGAAAAGTGCAGGTTTAGATCCAGACATTGCATACGATACCCGTAAACAGTTTAGAGAATTATGTAAAAGTCAAAATCTACCACCGGGAGGGTATAAATGCTCGGTTAGGGCTTCGGGAATGAAAGAGTTCGCCCGCAAAAGAGAACGTGCTGGTGATTGGAGATTCAACCCGGAAAGAAACACAGAAGCAATTATTAATATTGAAGTCAAAAGAGGGGCTGGTAGAAAACTGAGATCTGCTGACAGAGCTGGTGCATCAATTCCTGAGCTTGCTGCTATATTTTGTAGGGATATTGAACGACCTGCAAATAAGAGTAAGGGAATGCGGAAGCGACGAAAAATAGCAACAAAAAAATTTGGAAACAGAAGATTACCTGACAGTTAATTAAAAAGTTTTAATATAAGGATTTAAATAAAATGAATGCAAATGAATATAACAGAAAAAGGCTTAGAAGCGGAGATATTCCAGATAGTGTAATAACTAAGATGGTAGAGCTTTGGCAAGAAGAGCACGGTCTTGATGTCGATGGTAAGCTTGGCCCGATAACTTTAAAATCAATTGGAGCCGAGACAACTTTCGAACCTGATTGGACTACTGATTCTAAGAGAAAGTGGGCAGAAGAACTTTACGGAGCATTCCGCTTTAAGAGCCAACCTAACGGTAGAATCGTAATTTCATCAACATGGGTCAGAGAAAACATTGTAAGAGTAGAATTACATAACGGAAAGAAGGTTCGCATCAATAAGAAGATTGCAGAACACTTCAAGACTACTTTTAAAGAAGCATGTGAGAAATCTGGCTATACACCAAATTCTGTTCAAACATTTGTCCCGAGACACACCCTCTGGAATACTAGCAAATCAGTAAGTGCTCATAGTTGGGGTTGTGCTGTGGACTTTGATCCTCCAAAAAACCCAATGGGCGGAAAAATCAAGAAAACAGGCAGGCCTTCTCTTCTCAGAACACATCCAGAATTTGTCAAGGTTTTCAAGGATGCTGGCTGGACTTGGGGCGGTGATTGGCGCATGAAAGACGATATGCATTTCGAACTCAGGAAGGAGCTTTAAGATCCATGCTGACGACCATCAACGATAACAGTCAAGAGAAATATGCTGAAATTCACAAGGAGGAACTTGATAGCTTCTTACCTTATTGTCAAGAAGAATTAGGTTTTAAGAAACCTGTCAGTATTAACTTTGAATCAGACGAAAACAACTCTAAAGAATTATTTGGCAAAACTGCTTTTTATAATCCAAAAGAGATGTCAATTACTATTTATACTAGTAAAAGGCATCCTAAAGATGTTTTTAGATCAATGGCTCATGAGTTAGTTCACCACTGCCAGAATTGTGATGGACGGTTCGACAACATGACAATGGAAGATGGATACGCACAAGATAATAAACACTTGCGCGACATGGAGAAGGACGCCTATCTAAGAGGCAATCTATTACTAAGGGATTTCGAGGACCAACAAAAAATGAAAAATAACAAAGACTTAAAAATTGAACAAAAGATCAACAGCTCTCTCGCTGTATTACTTGCCGAAGCTGTTACTCAGAGTATGGGTAATGACGATATGTATAAAGATCAAGCACCTGCTCCAGAGCTTGGAAGTGTTGCACCTAAATGGCGCAAGTGCTCTGGAACTTTAAGAACTGGTTGCAGAGGTCGTAATGTTGAAGATCTTCAGATAAGATTACAAAAACTTGATTATCTAACAAAAGAAGATATCGATGGTCACTTTGGCCGTGATACAACAATCGGAGTTAAAGGTCTACAGATTGATAACGATGTTCCTCAAGATCAAGTTGATGGAGTTTTTGGAAAAAATACCCTAGCACTTCTAAAGAAACTAGAAGGAATTCGTGGGGTAGATGCTAACGACAGAATTGCTCGTGCTGATATCGGTGGAGCCGAAGCCTCTGCAATGAATTCTATGTCTAAGCTTGGCAGGAATGCAAAAGCTCCCAGCAGTGTTCCAGCTAGTCCAAATCCTAGTTCCAGAGTTGACCTTAGCAGGACCGCCAGTGGCGGTAGACCAATGGATGTTCAACTAGATGACAATCCAAATCTTCGTGAGTCAAAAGAAAGAGTTCGTGGCTTGATTCAAAAGAAGCCAATGGATGCATTAAGGATTTTAAATTCATTTGCTAAAAAAGGTGGTATCGAGAGGGATGAGTTAAATTATGCTCAAAAATTAATAGAAAAGCACGGGAAGCAGGTCTTGAGGCAATTCCCGAACCTACGAACTGCTTTAAAGAATAAAATTGGTAAGCCAGAAAACTATACGAAATTTAAACCATCAGATAAGATTCCAAAAGATGGCACTAGAGGACCAACCTCTGGCAAGTCTAGCATTGATACAGATGGCACTAGAGGACCAACCTCTGGCAAGTCTAGTGAGCTACCAGCCAGCCGTCCTCCTAAGGCTTCTCCTGATAGAAAGAAATCTAAGTGGCGCAAGTGTTCTAAAAATTATAAAAGAGGATGCAGCGGAGATATGGTTAAAACCATTCAGAGCCACCTTGGTTTTAAAGAAGAAGACATTGACGGTAAATTTGGCGGGGTTACTAAGAGAGCTGTTGTTAAGTTTCAAGAAAAACATGGTCTTAAAACTGATGGTATTGTAGGTGAAAAGACCTATAAAAAATTGAGTCAAATAGCTTTAGCAGGTAAACCAAAGGCGAGTCCAAAGGATAAACCAAAATCCTTACCGAAAAAGCCTGCTCCAAAGAAGAGACCAAATTCCTCACCAGAAGCCCCTCCAAGATCTGGGCCGGGAGGGGGTATTCGCCGTAATGGAGTGCCACTACCACCGGCGAATGAGGAAAAACACCCAGTTGGAAACGGACCTAGACCAGTAAATGAAAACCAGAATTTCTTAAAGAGTAGGTTTACTCGCCTATTGAAAACAGAAAGATCATAAGGGACTATTAATGAAAGTTATTATACACGAAAGAAAAGTGAAACCTGATGACGAGCTTCTTTTAGAGTGGGAGTGGTCTGACGTTTATGATTTTGCATCAACAGCAGGTCATTTTGCTCTTGATATTGGAGGCTTGGCTCCTGGGGCTGGGATGTTTATTGATGGAGCAAACGCAGCTTGGTATGCCGCAGAAGGAGATTGGCTAATGGCGGGCATGTCTATCGCTGCTGCCCTCCCAGTTTTTGGCTGGGGAGCTGCTGCGATTAAACTTACCGGCAAGGGTGTTGCTGTACCTTTTAAGATTGTGCGTCAATTTGCAAAAGATGCTAAGATTTTTAATAAAGCTGTTGATAAATTTGCCAAAACAGCCGGTCTTGGTAAGGATGTCGCTAAAAAAATAAAAGACGCAGTTGCTGCTAAAATGTCAGGGAAAGCTATCAAGCCCGCTGGTAAGCTTGTCCCTTCTTCTGTTGGAAAGGAAGCAGCAAGTGTTGCAAAGAAAGAAATCAAAGAGATTAAGAAACTTTTTGATGGTGTTGTCGAGAAAATCCCTCTCCCTGACAGCTTAAAAAAAGAGTATATAAAAAGAGTTCTTGAACTAAAAAAACTAAACCTTAAATTAGATGGTCTTAAAGGCACGAAAAATTCTGCCGCAATTAGTAAGTTAACAAAAAAGATTAAAGACAAAGAAAAGGTTTTAGTTGGTTCAATGAAAAAAAATCAACTAAAAGCTGCGGATATAAAGAAAATCCTAAATTATTCTAAGGCCGGTATCAAGGCCGGCGCAAAGACGGCTGGTGACGCATCTATAAAGACTGCTGCGAAGACTGCTGCAAAATCTGCTAAAGATGCTGCAAAGGCCGGTGCAAAGACTGCTGCTAAGGCGGCTGAAGATGCTGCGATAAAAATCAAGGATGGGCTTATTAAGTATAAAGGCAAATTACCAACAATAGATGCTGCGATAAAGAAACGTATTTTTACTTTCGTAAGAAAAACAGCTGTAAAGTCTATAAGTTTTCAAATTGATTACCAAAGGCTCAAAGATGAGCTTGATAAAACAGGTATTACAAAATTACTAGAAGAATTAGAGATTATCGGAGGGTTGGAAGAGATCTATAATGATATCAAGGAATGGGCTTGCTCTAATTATTCGGGTTTCTTCTTTTGCGATGATTCACAAAAGGATGTTCCACCGTCTGTTGATGATGACCCCGAGAAAAAAGACCCTACTCCAGGCCCGAAAAAGTCCCCTAGGTGCGATAATAACTATTTAGAAAAAGGTTGCCGAGGTAATAGAGTTAAAACCCTCCAGCGTGTTCTTATCCATCTTGAAGGGCCACTAACTGTCGGTCGTCGTCGCGCAGATGGAATATTTGGTGTACAAACCAAGAACGGAGTTGAAAACTTTCAAAGAAAACACGATCTAAAGGTCGATGGTATTGCAGGTCCGCGCACTTTTAAAAAGATAATTGAGTTAATTGAAACAAAACGTAATAATGATGGTAAAACCACAAAGATTAAAAATCCCGAAGCAGAGTTCGAAAAAGGAGTTGCTGGATTATCTGATAAAGAAGTAGCATCTGCTGTAGGTTCCGATGGCGATATTGAACAAGAAACTAGTAAGGGCTCAAAAAGTCCCTATTGGATGTCAAATGAATGGACTAGATTGAAGCGTTTTGACCAAAAAGGTCCCCAAGGACAGCGATTAAAGAAGAAATTGATTGCACAAGGCTGGGCATCTACGGTAAACGAAAATGTATCTAACGACCTTAATATGGCAATCAAAAGCATTAAAAGCGCTTCGGAAAAGCTTCGTAAGAAAGACCAATCGGCCCAATCTTCTGTTGATGAGAAAATAAGTAGTTTAAAACTTGGTTCCCGTGATCCGAAAGTGAAAGAATTTCAAAAGCTTCTTGGTATTACCCCATCTGGTGTTTTTGACTCAAAGACAAAGGCTGCTGTTGAGAAATTTCAGCAAAAACACGGCCTTGAAGTTGATGGGGAAGTCGGAAGTCTAACATTTGATAAAATTCAAAAGGCAAGTGACCTAAGATCCTCGATTCAAGAGAATAAGGTTCATAAGAACTTTCACTATAATATTATTCAAGAAAAAATGCTAAGATTGAACAGAGAATTAATGAAAGAATACAAAAAGGGATAATATGAGATCTAAATTAAGAAAATTTGTTAAAATACTTGCAGAACAAGCTAATGATAAACTTACAGACGATAACGTCGAGTATTACATTGAGCAGTATAATAAATCCGGTAAGATCAAAACTACTCATGGTAGTAAATCACCAAAAAAAGCTAAAACTGTGCAAAAAAAGATTATTAAGCCCAAACCACCAGTAGAAGTGGTAAAAGAAGTCGAAACAAGGCCATTAATTGATGAAATGACCTATGTTGAACTTAGAAAACTAGCCAAGGAGCTAGGTATGAAGAGAATTGGTCGAACTGGCAAAATGAAACTGATTGGTCTTATCAAAAAGGAGTATGACAGTAGATCTGTCTAATCATGGATAAACATATACTACATATATACGAAAACCCCTTCTTAACCATGTTCGAGTTAAAGAAGATGCTTTCAGATTTATGTTATGGAAGGATCCTTTTTACTGAGAAGTTCGATGGACAGAACTTATTGCTATCTTATTCCACGAGAGACTCCTCAGTCCGTATTGCACGCAGTAATACCCACTTAAAAGCTTCAGGAATCGATCCAGAAGCTTTTAAAGCCCTATATGTGTCAAAACCACACGATTATCAGCGTATTGTTGACTCATTTGTCGATTCTGCACTAGAATTCGAGAAATTCGCTAAAAGCCTACCTATTAGAGAGCAAATTGAGCTATTTGGACAAGATAACGTCGGAAACCCTACTATCTTCTGGAATTTTGAGGTAATTAACCCTTCTGTCATCAATCTGTTGCCATATGATGGTAGTAAGTATCTAATTCTGCATAAAACAGGCCATAAACAGACCACAGACGGCAATAAACTCGTTAAATTCTTTGTAAATGACCGTTATTACCAAAAAATGCTTAAAAAAGTGGGTATTTTCATCAAAAATAGCGAAAATACACCTTTAAAAGTTAATGAAATGCTTGATTTTAGTGAAAATAACACTAAAAGTGCCCTAGATATGTTCCTAAATAGGCTAAAAGTGCTCCAAAATAAGCTCAAATTGGCCGAAAAAAGCACTATTTTGGAGTATTTAATAGCTATTTTAACCCCTAAAATACAAGATGAATTCCAAATAACGCCCGAAAAGCACAAACTTATTATCAAAAGAATCATCGCAGACGCCAATCATGGCCAATATATAACGAAACCAAAGCTTTCAGAGATCGTTTTAAACGTATCTTTGGAAGATAAGAACGATATTAAGAAGTTTTTGAGGAGTGAGAAGCCTAGAGAGTACTTTAATGACGCAATTAGGCCTCTTGAGCTCTTAATTCATGAATTTAGTGTATCTTTGCTTCAAACACTAGAAAGTCAAGTAGCAACTAATAGTCCTGAATTTAACTCTGATTTACAGCAGAAAATGAAGGAATTTGTTAAAAAACCACCTGTTGACCTTCCAAATTCATATAATAGACATATTGAGAAGATTGGTAACTTAAAAGACATCAATATCAAGCTTGAGGGCGTAGTATTCGAGTTTGATGGTCATGTATACAAATTAACAGGTAATTTTGCTCCTATTAACCAATTATTGGGTTATCAGAAGTATAGAAAGACCTTTCAAGCTCCTACTAAAGAAGAGCTTGACTTTGAAGTTAAGAATCTTCAAGGAAAACTAGCTATTATCCCTGGTGGCTTTAAACCACCTCATAAGGGACATGTAGCCATGATTAAGCACTATCTCTCCAAAGGAGGAGCTGAGAAGGTCTTAATGTTCATGGGTAAGAAACCTAGGCCAGTAAAACACCCTGATACCCACGAAGTAGTCGATCAGATTGATTTTATGAAGGCTAAAAAGATATGGGACATATATTTAAGCAATGAAAACCTATCTCATAGGGTTAAAATCGTAGAATCAAGCGATAAAGGGCCTTTATATGATGCTTATAAATATATTGAGACAGAATCACAGTCTGGTGACTATATAATACTAGGACTCTCTGAGAAAGATCCTGAGAGATTTAAAGGTGTCAATAAGATCAAACCAAAGGGTGTTACCATACAAACAGATAATTTTAGCCCATTTAAGACATTTGCAGGCTCGAAAGTAGGAATCTCAGCTATTGATTTCAGAGATGCTATTGCGGTACAAGATAAGAAAGAAATTTTAAACTTTATACCAATTAGCTCTCATAAAGACATGAATAAGATCTTTAAGGTTTTATTTACTAAATCTAAGGTTGAAGTTAAAAAAAAACCCAAACAAGAAAGTCTTTTGGAGTCTATTTTGGTTAGAATCATGAAAGATATAGCCCTAGACGAGATGTCAAGCATGAGTGGGGGAGCTGTCGAAGGTTCTCCTGCTGGTGCTTGGGATAAACCTAAAGAGCCCATTAAGTTAGATGGGTATACAAAAATAATTGAGAGTATGATAAAAGATCTATTATAGATTCTATATAGAAGAGTATATAGTATATAGGAAAGAATAAATATGAATAATATAGAAGAAAGAGTACTTAGAACATATCTTAGAAAGAAGATTCTAAAAGAACTAAATAATAAGACATTTAGTGAAATAGAAGCTAGAAATAAAGAGAATTTCATAAGAGATCATATAAAGGTCTTATTAGAAGAAGTAGGAACGGTACAAGGTAGATCTACTGGTATCAATGTGCTTGCTAACGTTCTAAAACAAATTATTCCTATTGTAAAACAAGCTTATGAGCTTCTTACTACTTCTGATGAACAAAGAAAAAGTTTTAGAGCTCACATTATTCAGAACTCTATTAATACTCTAATGAAAGTTGATGTATTATCGCCAAATACTGATGGTGGAGACCTTACCGAGCCTGTTAACCCTGAATTAGATCAGGAACCAGAGCTTCCTGAAGAAATGCCTCAAGAGACAACCCCTGAGCAAGATTTTGAAGTAGATAGTGATGAAGTAGATATTGTGGGAGGTATTGAAGATGAAGAACAGTCACTTCAGGAAGCTGCTAGCGTAGTTGTAGACCCTGATAACAATGTTCCCAATGTTGATGAGTCTGATGAAAGATTCATTGATATTGATAACTCTCAGAAAAAAATCGATGATAAGGGAAAACCAAAGGCTGATAAAATTGAGTTTGTTGATATTCAAGGAATGGATCAAACTGGTAAAGAACTTTCTCAGAAGACTATGGCTAAAATTCAAAAACAAATTGCTGAAGCTTATGGTATGCTTTCACATATTGAAGATAGAAACCAATTTGCTGAGTATCTTGTTGCTAACCTAAAGCTTTATTTTGACCAATTTGACCAAGAAAACAATCCTGCTATTCCAGAACCACAATCTGATCAATATGACCAGATTAAATCAAGAACACAAGAACTCTCAGGCATGAATGAAAACATCGTGTTTGCAAAACTTATGAAGGCAATTGTTTGAATAGTTTAATCGAAGAATTAAAGAATAAGGGACGTGTTGACAGTAATACTGTAGATATGATTTCATCTCTTAGCTTCGAGGAATTAATTGGAATAAAGATAGAGACAGTAGCTGCATTAGCTTGTGGAAAAGTATATGGGTTTAGATTAGCTCAGATACTTCCAAAAGTAACTAAAGATGCAGTAATGAATTATATTGTTAGACAAAACATTACAAACAGAGCAGGCGGAATGCTCAGTGGATATAATGAGAATTATATCTCAAAGTATAAGAGCTTAATAAGAAAGCTTGAAAAGAACCCACATGAATCTCTATATGATTTAAACTGGGATCTAAATCCCTCAGTTGTAAAAGATGATCACCCGGTAGAGTCTGATGAAGCTTAAGATTGGTAAATTCTATTTAATAAATGGGTTTAGAGTGTTTGAAACGAGGTGTAATTCATTTACAGATTCAATTTATTTAATACCAGAAAATCAGAATATATCAGAAAAAGCAATCTTTTATCTAGGAAAGACAGTAAGAGGCGACTCTAAGGAATATCATGAGTTTTACTATAAAAGTAAAATTATGTTATTATCTGCTAGTTATGAAGGCAGGATAAGGAGCTTTGATGATTCCAATAGGACTAAATAGATTCATAGTTGAAGTTAATGAAATCTTGACACCCAATAAGATTGAACTTCGCGGTCGAGAGTTTTACTTGAATAATAAGCCTACTAAGATATTTAATTATCCTGTTCATATACAAACTTTAGAATCTTCTTATAAAATAGACCTATCAAAAAACGTTGTTTTGAACTTTCATGGTTTAAGTTACATTTTGTTTATGCAACTTTGCAGAAAGGTATATTTATTAGAGAACGAAGATGATTACAAACTTCTTAGATTTAATAAATGGTTAAGAAGAATTTTATCTATGGAGAAATAAAATGGCATTATGGGATATCGCAGATGCGGATACATCAAATTTACAAGTTTGGCTAGACAGTTCTGATGCTTCTACTATTACACAAGAAGTAACAACTGAAGATGATGATGATTACGGAACAAATAACATAGTTTCAGCTTGGGTTGATAAATCTAATAATGCTCATGAATTTGGATGGATTCCTCTTGGAGCCTATAAAACAACATACACAGAGATCAACGTAGGCCCTCTTGCTGGAACATCTGCCATTAAGTTTGGTGGAGTTGACGGAGGCCAAAGAAAAGAATCATTTTTAACATCTTCGGTTACGCCTGCTTCTGGAGCCGGTGCTCGTACTGTTTTTACGGTTGTTGACAGATTAGAGACACATAGACCTGCCGATAGCCATAATTGGCGCACTATGTGGGGCTGGGGTTCTACTTCCGGCGACCAAGACGGAAAGTCATCATATGCACTGATGAGTGATAATGCGGCGGTTCCCGCAGCTTATGATAGCTATTTTATCGGCTATCATTATAATGAGTTTTACCCAAATGCAGGGCATAGAGAAATCAATACAGAACCACAAATGACTATATGTGAGTACGATGGTACAATAGATAGATTTTATTACAGATGTGAATCTTCACCCAGCACAAATACAAAAACTCTTGATACTGGAACTTCAAATAAGCTAATATTGGGAGGTAGCAGCTTCTTAGATGGAGGCACTGACTATTTTTTATTAGAAATGATTATCTACGATTCGGTCTTATCTGAAGAAGATCGTGTTAAGGTTGAGGGATACTTAGCTCATAAATGGGGATTCCAAAGTGATTTACCCGGTGATCATACTTGGAAAAACTCTGCTCCTACAAGTGGAGATGATGCCTTCCCTAATGCGGAAGAAGTAGTAACAACACCCAGGTATAATGAAACCTTTGTTGATTTAAAATTGTCTCAATTACCAAAACAATATGTTCGCGGAGCTGGACAAGAACATACAGTTCCTGTTAAGATGGGCATCAACGGACCAGGAAATCTTAGGGGCCGAACAACAGCGTATAAAGTTACGTCAAGCTAAAAACCATAAGCCAAAGAAATAGGAGGATACTATGGAGGCAGCAAGTAAAATAAAGAAGGGGCGGGCATGGAAGATTCATGCACGCTTTTCTTCTTTTGAAGAAGCAGATAAGGTTCGCAAGAATCTAAAGGAGGATAAGACTTTAGAAGTTAAAGTCCACAAACAAGTAAAAGGTTTCGCAGTTAAGAAGCGTCTCCAAGAGGAGGCTGCATGAGATCTGATGTAATTATTGGTCTTCAATATGGAGACGAAGCTAAGGGTAAAGTAACTAGTGAAGTCTTAAATATGGTTCATTATGACTATGTTCTACGATTCAATGGCGGGTGCAACGCTGGTCACACAATTTATTATGAAGGTCAGAAATATATCACACATCACATACCCGCAGGTGTATTTCACGGTGTAAAATCGGTGATTGGCCCAGGGTGTGTTATAAATCTTGAGAAGCTTCTTGAAGAAATTAAGATGTTTCAAGATAATGGCTTCGATTTGAGTAACTTGCTTTTTATTGATAAAAGAGCTCACATGATTCAAGCTGAACATTTGCGAGTAGACGGCGAAGATACGTGTATTGGTACTACTAAATCAGGTAACGGGCCTGCCTATGCGGCTAAGGCAAATAGGACAGGGATACGCTTTGGAGATATTAAATACCTCAGTTCTGAGGTGGTGACTAGTCTTTTCGAGTTTAATCCTGAAATCGAAGTAGATGTATATGATCTACTCTATAGAGGCGACGTTCAAGTTCTTTGTGAGGGTGCTCAAGGCTTTTTCCTAGACACTGATTGGGGTGATTATCCTTATGTGACTTCAAGCCACTGTGGGGTCGCTGGTGCCGTTCAGAACGGCATTCGTCATGATAGTATCGATACAGTTGTCGGCGTTGCTAAAGTGTATGAGACTTATGTTGGAGCAAAACAGTTTCAACCATCTGATGAAGTCTTTAACGAGCTACAACGAGTTGGAAATGAGATTGGTGCTACAACTGGTAGAACAAGACAGTGTAATTGGTTAAATCTAGACAACTTAAAGAAAGCAATCAGAATAAACGGAGTAAATAAGGTCATTCTTAACAAGATTGACGTGTTACAAGAGCTTGACGTTTGGTCTCTGATAGAGGATGATGTAGTTGTCGATATGGGAAGCGAGAAAATCTTTAGGATGTATATCATTCACAAACTTGTGAACTTAGGCATTAAAAAAGAAGCAATCTTCTTCTCGGGGAGTCCAGATAGAATATGAGAGAATATAAAATACACGCTAGATGCAATAAGACTTCTAGTATAGTAGATAGAAATATAGAATTAAGGAACTTTGATTGTGCATACTTAGCAGGTATTAATATGATTAAGCAACTTAATACCAATGAGGATTCTGAATATGAATTACTTGGAGTATATGAAATTTTATATAACGTTGAAAAGTACAAAAGCATTACAAAAAGGAGCAAAAATGCGTAAAAGATATTGGGGTTCGAAGTCAGGAGCAGAAGAAAAGAGTTCAGCAGCACCAGAGGAAGCAATGGACCTTGGTGGAATGCCAATTTTAATGATGGGTGGTCCAGGTAGAGAAGAAATGCCTAAGCGACACTTAGAGGTTATCGATAATAAGATTTTTTATTATGGACCCATCACCCAAGAAGATATGCTACAGCTTAATAAAGCTATAGCTATGATGGATAAGGATTTGCAGGTCTTTGAAATTAAGTATGATACTAAATCCCCACCAATTCAGTTGCACATAAACTCTGAGGGTGGCTCTATTCATGCTGCAATGTCAACAGTAGATGCCATTAGAGGGTGCAAGACCCCGGTTCATTCATATATTGATGGCTCTGCGGCCTCAGCCGGTACACTGATTTCTTGTGTTGCTGATAAAAGGTTTATGACAAAACACGCAATGATGCTTATCCATCAACTTTCTAGCGGTGTATGGGGAAAATATGATGATATTAAGGAAGAAGTAGAAAATCTTGATCTTACAATGAAAAACATCATGAATGTTTACAAGACCCATACATCTCTTTCAAAAAGAGAACTTAAAGCTCTGTTGTCAAAAGACATATGGTTAACGTCTGAAACTTGTCTAGAATATGGACTCGTTGACGAGATTATATAGGAGGCACTTATGGACACATACGAAATATCTCTACCTGATGGAGTATGCCTTTCAGATGATTGGTACGAGAAGCACACTCCATCACTATTAGGCGACTATGAAGCTGAGTATTATGAGGATGAATCCGAGGAGGACAGACTATATGAAGAAGATTAAAGAAATTATCGAAGATATACAAATCAAAGAAGATTTAACTTTATCAGAAGTATTTAGAAAGTACCCTCATTTAGAAAAACTTCAAAAAGACGAGCTCTTTGAGAAGCAGAAGCTGAATGAGAAAAAACTTTTAAAAGGATAAAAAATGAGTAAAACAATTTATGTGCTAGATACGAATGTTCTTATGACTGATTCGGAGGTCTTTACTAAGTTTGGAAGGAGTTCTTTAATAATTCCGTTCAAAGTTCTGGAAGAGCTTGATAAACATAAGAATAGGCAGGATAGCACTGGTGCCATGACCAGAAGGTCAACAAGGTTTCTTGATGAGCTGAGAAAGAAAGGTTCTCTTTATGATGGAGTCAGGATAGCTAAAGGAAAGGGTATCTTAAAAGTTGTTAACTCAGACCCTTCGCTTCTAAATTCAGATCTAGACCCAACAAATCCAGATAATAGAATTTTATCAACTGTGCTTTCTGTGATGAAAGCAGAGCCGGGAGCGAAGGTTGTCCTAGTGTCCCTAGACATCAACCTGAGAGTTAAGTGTGATTCTCTGAAAATTAAAGTTCAGGACTATGAAGCAAATAAAGCAGTTAAAAGGACAAACGAACTTTACTCTGGATCTTCGGAACGTCTTGTGGACGATCAGTTAATTGATCAGTTTTATTCTGGTGAAGAAATCTATCTCCAAAAAGAGGAAAAAGAACTTTATCCAAATGAGTTCGTGATGTTGAGATCTTCATCAGATCCGAAAAAGACTGCTCTCTCTAGGTTTATTAATTATAACAAGCCACTGAGAAGAATCCCGTCAAAAGCGGAAGCCTATGAGATTAGACCTCGTAATAAAGAACAAGGCTATGCAATGGATTTACTACTTGACCCTAAAATCAAGTTAGTAACCATTATGGGCTCCGCAGGTAGTGGAAAAACTTTAGTTGCATTAGCTGCCGGAATGCATCAATCAATAGATTGTATGGAAAACGCAGGAAAAAAACTCCCTTATCGTAAATTAATTGTTTCAAGGCCTGTGCAGCCAATGGGTAAAGACATCGGTTATCTCCCAGGGACACTTGAAGAAAAGATGCTTCCTTGGTTAGCTCCGATTCATGACAATCTTGAGTTTATTGTGGGGGATGCCCAGTATCTTGATACTTGGATCTCTAATGGATCAATTCAGATTGAAGCTTTGACTTATATTCGTGGACGTTCGATTGGTGAATCTTATATTATTATTGATGAGGCTCAAAACTTGTCAAAGCATGAAGTTAAAACAATTATTACTCGCATTGGCGAAGGAACAAAGATCGTTCTAACTGGAGACGTTGAGCAGATTGATGCAATGTATCTAGATGCTACAACTAACGGGCTTGCACATGCGATCGAATCTCTTAAAGAGTATGAAATCACTGGACATATTACTCTACAAAAGGGTGAGCGTTCTGAAATTGCAACGATTGCGGCTAAGGTTCTATAATGAAAAAATATGTGCAGCAAACACAACTTGAGTCTTATAGAAAATTCGGATTAAGAATCCATAGTTGTGTTGCTGTGCTTATTAGCGACAATGTTATAGACGACTCAATTGCACATAGTATAGTTATGAGGATCAAAAATAAGATCCCTAAAGAACTGCTATGTGCAATTGAGCGTATAAATTTCGGCTTATATAAGTTTGGTAGACGTGGGATAGCATCTAAATACATAGATGGCACAATCTTCGTCCACATAGGTCCAGAAACTACAATTGAAAAGACATTGCAGGCAATAACTCATGAGTTATCACACGCTTTAGAGTTCTCGTTTCGTCAACATCTTAGTGATTTCAAGCTTAAACAGGAATTTGTATCTAAACGTAGAAGACTATTTGATTTATTAGAGAATGAATATAAAGATATAAAGAAGTTCAATAACCGAAATTTAGATTACGATGGAGAATTAGATACATACTTGGCCAATAATATTGGCTTAGATAAGTTAGAGAGGTATACTCTTAAAATGTTTGTATCACCCTATTCAGCGACTTGTTATAGTGAATATATCGCAGAAGGGTTCGAGAATTACTTACTGGGCGACCATAAGACACTTAGGTCTCTGTCACCAGTTTTATACAAAAAAATAGAAGAAATGATAGAAGGGAAGGTTAAAAGTGCCAGTCAAAGAAAAAATATCGTATTCTGAATTATCTGATTGGAATTTATGTCCATATAAGAGAAAGCTCGTTTACGATGATAAGAATTATTCTGATGGAAGTATTCATACTTACTTTGGAACAGCAGTCCACGAGGCGGCTGAATATCTCGTTAAGGATAATAGTGTAGATGGTTTCCAAATCTTCTCAGATAAATATGATGAACTCATCGAAGATGTTAAATTCGAGTTCACTGAGAAAGAATATACAAGGTTTAAATCCTCCACAGTCAAAGAAGTTATAGAAGTTTTTAGAGAATATGGAAGAGCCATTATTCCAGAAATCTTACCAGCAATGACTGCTACATTCGGTGAATATGAAGTGATCGGAACTGAGTATCGGCTATTTGAGGATATCGAAGGGTTTCCTACTAAGTTCAAAGGGCTTGTAGACCTTGTAATTAAGTCCAATGGTCGGTATTGTGTTCTTGACTGGAAAACATGTGGTTGGGGCTGGGATGCTGAAAAGAAAGCAGACAAGATGACCAATTACCAGATTGTTCTATACAAGAAATATATTGCCCAGAAATTGGGACTTGATTTAAATATGCTTGATACCTATTTTGGTTTACTAAAGAAATCAGGAAAGCCTGGAAAGTATGTTGAAATCTTTAAGTCCACCTCGGGTAAGAAGAGAACATCAAACGCTACGGAGCTTTTGTCTAATTGTTTGAAAAATATTAACAGTGGTTTTCATGTGAAAAATAGACTTTCGTGTAATAGGCCGCTATCAAGAAAGATCAAATTTAATATTAGATGCCAGTTCTATAAGACAGATAAATGCAAATAAATGCAAAAATATGTTAACAGAACCTAAATACATGAAGTAGTCTCTAGCTCATAACCACGAGGTGAGCTTTGAGTGAAAAGAAAATAAAGGTTCTGATGATTGCCGACCATCCATATACCCCATCGGGTGTCGGAACACAGACAAAATATGTAATTGATGCCCTGATAAAATCAGAACGCTTCAGCATAGTGTCTCTTGCAGGTGCGATGAAGCATAAAAGCATGCAACCAGTTAAAACAGAGGAATATGGGGATGATTTATTAATCATCCCTGTTGAAGGTTATGGAAATCCTGATATCATAAGGACTGTTCTTAGAAAAGAAAGGCCTGATATCTTGTGGTTTATGACCGATCCTCGATATTATGAGTGGCTGTGGGCCATGTCCGACGAAATTCGTCCTTTGGTCCCTATGGTCTATTACCATGTCTGGGATAATTACCCCCTTCCACAGTTCAACAAGCCATATTATGATTCAACTGACTGTATTGCTACCATTTCAAAGGTAACTGATGATGTTGTTAGGCAGGTTACTGATGATAGTCATGCTGTTTATATCCCACACGCAGTTAATTCTGAATTTTTTAAACCTATGACAAAAGAACAGAAAGCAGCAGCTAGGAAAGAAAACTTTAAAACATGGGAAAATGATAAAACTCTCTTCTTTTGGAATAACAGAAATGCCAGAAGGAAGCTAACAGGTACACTTGTTTGGTGGTTTAAGGAATTCTTAGAAGAAAATGGTAAGGATAGTGCTGTCCTGTTGATGCATACTGACCCAAATGATAGCCACGGTCAGAATATTGAATACATAATGAAGGAAGCAGGGCTTACAAATGGCGAAATTCTTATTTCAAAAGATAAAATGCCAGCAGAACAACTAGCCGTGCTATACAATATGGCAGACTATACAATCAACATCTCAGATGCTGAAGGTTTTGGGTTGGCGACGCTAGAATCTCTTTCTTGTGGAACCCCAATCATCGTCAACAAGACAGGAGGCCTCACCGAGCAAGTAGAAACCCCAGAAGGGAAGATGACTGGTATCGGGATAGAACCTTGTGCTAAAGCCATTGTAGGCTCTCAGGCTGTCCCTTATATCTATGAGGATAGAATGTCTAAGGAGGACTTCTTAGCGGCTCTAAAGAAGGCTCACCTAGCTAAGATTGGAGATACTGCTGAGAGGAAAGAGTGGATTAAGACTGGCCTTGAGCACGCTGCCAAAAATTACAATTTTGACACATTCAACAAGCAGTGGTTGGAACTAATGCTAGAAGTTCACGAGCGATACGGTTCATGGGAAACAAGAAAAGAATATAAAGCCTGGACTTGCGAGGAAGTATAATGAAGATAGTTATGACAAATGCGGAATACCGCAAGCAAATAATGGCAGAGAGGAAAACCTCCCTTGAAAATTCCTGGGTTCTCTTCCGAAGTGGTCAAAGAATGACATGGGGACCGTCTATTATTGAAAAATATTTAGATGGAACCCCTGTTTATACATGGGTGCCTGAGAGAATTAGCTGGAGAGAAAGAATATTGGGGCTTTATACTTCTTTGAAGTCATATCTAGTCGCATTCTTTACCCTTACCACTAAAGAAAAATATGTAAGACCTGCTGGTCAGGTGAAGTTTATCGATAAGGTTTGGAATCCAAAACATTCAGGTGGGATTGACATCGAATATCACTTTAGGGACTATTTTGACACTAAAAGTTTTAAGAGGCAGTTGGATCATTTAAACGATCCAAAGGACTATCCAAAGGCAGGACCACACCGTGTTGGTTATATTCACGGAGTTGACGACTCTTCTTATAGAAAAGTTTATGGAAAAGCTGGAATCAATCCATTCGCACCAAAAAACTCGCCTGTTACGGCAAAGGAACAATAATGAAAAAGATACTATTAGTAGGACCGATTCTTACACAAACAGGTTATGGAGAGCACGCTAGAATGATGGCAAGAGCTCTATTGTCAAGACCAGACCTTGTTGACCTGTATATACATCCGATTAATTGGGGGCAATCATCTTGGTTGTGGGAAGACGACAACGAAAGAAGGTTGATTGATCAATTGATCAACAAGACCGCTTTTGCAAGACAGCAACGAACACAGTTTGATATCTGCCTAATGGTTACTATTCCAAACGAATGGGAGCAATATCGAGCAGCTCCTATCAATATTGGTGTCTGTGCGGGCATTGAAACAGACAGGGTAAGTCCTGAGTGGATTATCGCAGCCAATAAATTTGCAGATTCAATAATTGTCCCATCAGAGTTCGCAAAGAACATCTTTGAAGGAACAATCTATAACAATAACGGGCAGAACCTACAGCTCCAAAAGAAGATTGATGTTGTACACTATCCAACAAAGAAGTTTGCAGCGATGCCAGAACTCGACTTGGGTTTAAAGAATGATTTCAACTTCTTGGTGGTCGCACAATGGGGACCTCGCAAGAATATGGAAGGAACACTCGCTGCATTCTATGAAGAGTTCAAGAATGATGAAGTTGGTTTGGTGCTGAAAACAAGCAAGGCTAAAAACTCATTGATGGATAAAGAAGTAGTTATGAGAGCTTTGAATAGTGTCAAGGGAGCATTCCCGGATGCCAAGTGTTCTGTGAACCTACTACACGGATATTTAACAGACCAAGAAGTAAACAGTCTTTACACTCATTCGAAGATTAAAGCCATTGTAAACCTTGGGCACGGTGAAGGGTTTGGTTTACCACTGTTTGAGGCAGCATATTCAGGTCTTCCAATCATCACACACGATTTTGGTGGCCAGAAGGACTTCCTATATGCTCCAAACAAAGCTGGCAAGACTAAACCAATGTTTCAGAAGGTTTCATACGACGTAGGGCCTATTGCCAAGGATGTTGTTTGGGACGGTGTTCTCGTTGAAGGTTCGAACTGGGCTTATGTTAACAAGCTTGACGCCAAGAACAAAATGAGAGATACTTATGAAAACTATCACCTCGCTAAGTCAAAGTCAGGAAAGTTAAAGACCTGGGTTCTTGAGAACTTTAAGAGCGAAACTCTTAGTGAACAGGTTATAGGACTTGTTTGTGGTGAAGCTTCAATAAATGAACTATCTGATGAGGACTGGCTTGAATCTCTTGGAATTGAGGTGCATGATTAATGAAAGTAGCATTTGTAGCCGATTTTTTTGCTAATGAGATTTGTGGAGGTGGAGAATTAAACAATGAAGAATTGATTCAGATGATTAGAGCGAGTGGGCACCATGTAAGCAAAATTAAAGCAAAAGATTTTGGGATCAAGCATTTTACTCATGATAAATACATAATCTCCAATTACGTTAGTCTATCAAGTGGTGCAAAAGAAATCCTCCAAGAGAAAGGAAGATATTCAATTCTTGAGCACGATCATCAGTATTTATCGAGCAGAAATCCTGCTGGTTATGAGAATTTCATAGCAACATTTGATGATATTATAAATCTTAATTTTTATGAAAAAGCAACTAAAGTTTATTGTCAGAGCCAGTACCATGTAGATATCGTTAAAAGAAATCTTAATATAGATAATATCGTAAATCTTGGTGGGAATCTATGGAGCCTTGAAACTCTCGATTTCATCGAGAAACTTTCTTTGGAGAAGAAGAGTGATAAAACCGCCATTTTAAACTCAGTGATTCCAAATAAAAACACATCAACTTGCATTTCCTTTTGTATCCGTGCAAAAAAAGACTATGAACTCATTTCTTCTTCTGACAACAGAGAGTTTCTAAGACAAATGAGCCTGTGTAAAGAGTTGGTTTTTTTGCCAAAATCACCCGAAACATTATCAAGGCTTGTTGTTGAAGCAAGGATGCTAGGACTTACTGTTATAACTAATAAATTAGTTGGCGCAGCAAAAGAAGAGTTTTTTAAAATGAAAGGAAGAGAATTAATTCAATTTTTTAGAGATAAAAGAGGCGAGATCTTATCGGAAATTTTAAACTTTATTGAGGAAGAATGAAGATTGCTTTTATAGGAAATTTCACTCAAATATATCATGAAGAAGGAAAGGCTCGTTCTCTTGCTAGGCTTGGGCATGATGTGTATCGATTTGCGGAAAATACTTTTAATAATGAAGATGTAGAAGAAATTATTAGTCTTAATGTTGATCTATTGATATATGCAAAATTAAATATATCAATAGATAAAAAAGATTTTCTTCAAAAAATGGGGCAGCACGGAATAAAACGAGTGTGTTGGCATCCCGACTTGATGTTCAATACTGAAAAAGAGAGATGGTTAGTTTCGAATCCTACATATACTTTATCTGATTATATATTTACATCTGATGGTGGGCACCAAAAAGACTTTAAGAAGCTTGGCCTGAATCACTACTGTATACGGCAAGCTATCTACGACAAGTGTTGTTATAGGTCAGAAAAGGAACTTATGTCTTTTAAAGACGTAGAAATTATTTTTGTTGGTGGGAGCAGTCACGTTTTGCATTCTCATCGCAAAGAGTTTCTTACGATACTATCAGATAAATTTGGAAATAAATTTCGTCATGTCGGGACTTTTGACGAAGAATGGCGGAATGATGCTTTGAATGATTTATTTAATAGCGTTAGTATCGTTATTGGAGATAGTGTATACTCTCCTTACTACTGGTCGAATAGGCTATATGAGACAATTGGGCGAGGAGCTTTTATTATTCATAATAAGATTGAAGGTATCGAAGATGAATACGCAAAAGGATTACATTTTGATACCTACGAGAATGGAAACTATGATGACTTAATCTCTAAAATAGAGCTTCACTTACAAGACACAGAGGAACTCAAGAAACAAGGAGTTGCTGGTATGGAATATACACGTAGAAACCACACATTAATGAACAGAGCACAACAAGTTATTTCTATCATCGAGAGGAGAAAATAATGGGAGCAGCCAACAATAATAATCGAGCAGAGTTAGAGGCTTACGAACAAATTGTTAAAAACTTAAATCTCAAACCAAAGACTTTGTTTGAGATTGGTTCTAAGGACGGAGCCGATGCTAAACGACTTGCAACTTTCTTTGAAATTAATCCTATTAATGTTTACATAATCGAGGCTCACCCTTTCTTTTTTCAGAATATTAAATATTCTTATCCTGAATATAATTGTTTCCATTTGGCAGCTTCGGACAAAAATGAAGAACTAATCTTCAACGCAGCTCTTAATTACGACGATGGAAGGTCCTCGATTCTTGAGCGAGATATTTACGATTCTAATTCTTTTAGTAAGGTAAGTGTTTCAGGAGTCCGTTTGGATTCTTTTTTGGATGTTAATAATATTGAAGAAGTAGATTTGTTAAAAATTGATGTTGAAGGAGCCGGTATGCAAGTGTTAGCTGGTTTTGGAGATGCTTTAACCAAGGTTAAGACACTGCAAATAGAAGCAGAATATAAGAATATTTGGAAGGACTCATCTACTTGGAACGAGATACGTGATTTCTTATTGAAAGACTTTAATCTTTATTGGAAGAAAGATATTTCTGGTATTCAAATAGATTCTATCTGGGTTAATAAGAGGATCGTATGAGAGTAGGAACTATAACATATGCAACGAATACTGGACTTGGTATCTTAGCGAAAGAGTTTTATGATAACAAAATCATTAATGAGGTTTTGATAAAAACTCATAGCAGACTTAAGACAAATTATTTTTGGTATCCAAATTCCCCGTCGCTTCCTCCTTCTGAGGATATGATACTTCAAAATTTCCCTTCTAAACATGACAATGAGGCTATTGATAATTTCCTAACGAGAATAGATATCCTACTTTTGTTCGAAATCGAATGGTCAAAAGGACTGATTGAGGCAGCAAATCGGGCCGGGGTCAAAACTGTTTTGATGCCAATGTATGAATGCACTCCCTACCCGTTGAAAGCAGACTGTTACCTAACGGTTTCCGATCTAGACGATATTTATTACAAAAAGATGTATCCTAGAGGGAACGTTAGAAGGATTAACGTCCCTTCAAACTCAAGAGTAACCTGGAAAGAACGCAAAACAGCCAGGGTATTTATCCACAATGCAGGTAATACATCTATAAAAGATAGGAACGGCACATCTGCGCTTATTAAAGCAATTCAATATGTCAAAACCAAGAATATAGAGCTTAGGATTCGGACGCAAGAGGATATATATAAAATCCCAAAGGATTCAAGGGTTAAATTAGAATATAAAGATAAAAAGTTTAGCTCGCTCTGGGAGGACGGTGATGTTTTCCTTTTCCCAGAAAGTTGGAACGGACTTTCTCTTCCTCTTCAAGAGGCTCACGCATCTGGGCTGCTTGTTATGGCTGGGAATAGGTTCCCTGTGAATAGATGGCTTCCTCGTGAACCTCTAATACCAGTTTCGGATTATAAAAAGTATAAAGTGTATCCGAGGGTAGAATTATTTGCGGCATGCTATGAACCGAAAGAAATTGCAAAAAAGATTGATGAGTTCGCTAATACGGATATTACAAGGTTCTCGGAAGCTGGTAAGATATGGGCCGAGAAAAATTCTTGGGAAGTCCTAAAACCCCAGTATGAAAAGATTTTTACAGAATTATTATAGAAGGAGAATAAATGAGAATAATTAGAGAGTCAAAAGTTTGTGTAATTGGTGGCGCTGGTTTTTTAGGCTCGCACTTAGTAAACCACTTGGTTAACGATAGGAATTGTGAGGTTTTAGTTCTTGATAACCTGATAACAGGCCTTAAAAGCTATATTAATGATAAGGCAAAGTTTGTTTGGTTTGATATTCGAGATGAGCAAAGTGAATTAGCGAATATTTTAAAAAAACATAATATAGAATATGTTTTTAACTACGCCGCAGAACCATACATTCCAGAATGTTTTGAGAGGCCAATGCATTTTTTTGATATTAATGCAACATCTGTACTGCGAGTATTAAATGCTTGCCAACTTGCTGAAGTAAAGGGACTATTACAAGTTTCTTCGGCAGAGATATACGGGGACATGAAGGGAAAAATTACAGAAGAAGATCCAGTTGTGCCTCATTCGACATACGGCGTGTCAAAAGCTGCCGCTGATGGATTAGTTCAGGTTCGTTGGAAAGAGGCAGGAGTCCCTGCTATTGCTATGAGGCAGTTCAATTGTGTTGGCGAGCGTGAGACTCACGAATATGTAATTCCAGAGATTATTAATCAACTAGATAAAACCAATAAAATTAAGTTAGGAAATAATTCCTTTAGAGATTTCCAATATGCAGGGGATGCTGTTGCGATGGCGGTTCTCCTACTTGAAAAAGGCGAATTTGGTGAGGTCTATAACATGGGAAGTGAAGGTGGAATCCAAATTTATGATCTTGCAAGATTAATTGGAAGTTTGATGGGGCACGAGACAGTTGACATCATCGTGGACAAGAAACGAGTTCGTCCTTGGGAAATTTGGCATTTACAGTCAGATAATACTAAATTATATTCTGTAATTGGTAAGAGAGAACCTACCTCTCTAGAAGAATCTCTACGAAAAACTATTAAGTATTATTATGAGAATAACAAGAAGTGGGACTGGTAATGTTTCCATACCAGATATTAGAAAGAAAATTTTCAGAGTATATCGGAGTTTCTGACTCTGTTGCAGTGAGTACCGGCACGGCTGCCCTACATGTAGCACTAGAGGCGCTTGAGTTACCGAAAGACTCCGAGGTCTTAGTTCCAGAGTACACGATGATAGCAACAGCGTGGGCTGTCACCTATGCAGGACTTAAACCTGTATTCGTTGATTGTGATGATGACTTGCTTATAGATATTTCTAAGATTGAAGCCTTGATAACAGAAAAGACTAAAGTGCTTATGCTTACTCATATATATGGAAGGGTCGTTGATATGGATGCTATTATGGAGATAGCAAGAAAATATAAACTAAGAGTAATTGAAGATGCTGCGGAAGCCCATGGGTGTGAATGGAGAGGGCGAAAAGTCGGGTCATATGATATTGGATGTTTCAGTTTTTATCGAAACAAGATAGTCTGTGGAGAAGAGGGGGGGATTGTAACTTCGGATGATAAAAATTTTATATCAATAGTAAATGATATGAAGAGTATGTCTTTCGGTAGTGAGCATAATTATCACCATAAAAGAATAGGTTTTAATTATCGAATGACAGACAGTCAGGCCAATCTGATTATTAAATCACTTAAAAACGTTGAGAAAAACATAAGCCTGAGAAGGAAAAAACAAGAACTTTATGACAACTTGATTGATAATACATATCATATGGGAACAAGAGATGTTCCATGGGTTTATGATATTTGTGTTCCGAAAAACAAGAAGAATTTATTAGTTAAAAGACTTCAGGAGGCTGGTATTGCAGCAAGGCATGGATTCAAACCTGTTTCAAGTTCCGCACCGTTTTATAAAAATGGATTGCCAAACTCACTTAAATATTCTGAGAATATATTGTATCTTCCTCTCGGGGAAAATGAGACAGAGGAGAGAATAGCTAAGATTGCTGAAGTAGTAAATACCTGGCTAGAGGTGATGAATGTATAAATTAATTAAATCAACAGAGTTAGAAACTTATAAAAATTCAATTTATTATAAAACATTGAAAACTTACCTTACCAATCAAAAACTTTTGAGTCATAATATAATACATACTAGTAAGCCAACTACTATGATTTTTTATGGAAATAAAAATAAAGACGTAAAGTCAATACCTGTAAAGGTAACTGGTGAGTCAAGGATGAAAGATCTCCCACGAGATAAATTTTTCATTGTGAATATACTCGATAGTGAGAGAAAAAGAATGCGGTTGATGATTCTTAATAGAATAGCTAACAAAGAAAGTGAATTCTCTGATGAAGAAATGCATAAGATATCTGAAAACTTGATTTACAGATATGTAGAAGTTAAAGAATTTATAGAAGAATAAACAATAAGGACAAAAAATGAAAACCGAAATAAAATTTGTCTCGAAAGGTTGGGGTTTTGAAAAGTGGATTGTAAATAAAGAAGAATATTGTGGTAAGCTTTTATTCTTCGCAAAAGGAAAGAAGTGTTCGTGGCACTTTCACAAATTAAAAGACGAAGTTTTTTATATCCAATCTGGGAAAGTAACTGTTCATTTTTCTAGCGGAGATGATCTTACCAAGTCAGAAAATCTTCTCCTTCGCAAAGGAGATAACTTTCACGTACCAATTGGAATGCGACACCGGATAGAAGCTCACGAAGATTCCGAAGTGTTTGAGTTTTCAACCCAGCATTTCGATACAGATAGCCATAGAATAGAAAAAGGAGATTAAAATGGATACTAAAATGGAATTTAAGGAAATGAAGCTATCGACTCAAGCACTAGGTGCCTTGATGATGGCACTACAAAAGTCCCTACTTGAGCAATCGGACATTACCCCCGTCCTACAAGGCTTTAGCTTTGTCGATACAGAAGAGGGTCTCTGGATTAAGAACCCGCCTCTAGTCAAGTTTGACTGGCTCAAGGTCGATGAGAATGGAGACGAAGTACAGGATGCCTAAGTATTCTTACGAATGTGAAGAGTGCTCCCATACGTGGGAAGAGAGGTGCAGGATGGGAAAGTCTCCTAAGGGCTGCCCATCCTGCACCTCTCTTTTTTTTACAAAACTTCCACCTACGATGACATATGTAAAAAGTAAGAGAGTCGATGTTGTCAACCTGATTGATAAGTCAACCGAAGAGCTCAAAGCACAAAAAGACAATTTTAAAAGGAGAGAGTTATAATGACATTTTTAATAGTAATGTTAGTTTTGACAACAGTGTTTCTCATACTTTCACTTGCAATAAACATCGCAGCATTTTGGTATCTTAAGCAGTTGCTTAAATCTTATCGAAATATGGGTAATGCTATTCTTAAGATGAGAGACGTGATGCATGAATTCGCAGAACACATTAGTTCCATGTATAAGAAAGAATTATATCGAGGAGATCCAACTATTCGAGGAATAGTTGCCCATGCTAAAGAGGTGGTCGAAGAAATCAATCTTTTCGCTGGTTCAATAGTAATAGAGGAAAACGAGGAGAGACCCAATGGCGGCAACGACACCGAAGAAGACTAAGACCAAAAAGAACATGTATTTTACAATGGTGCATGAACAAGCAATTCTGGACTATGTGAAGTCTGAAGATAAAGACGAAAAGGAGCGGCTCTATATTTCACTCTTAGAGCCCGCCTTTACAGAGATGATTGATAAGATTGTCTATACTTTTAAGTTTAATTCCCTCCCGAATATTGATGTATTAAAACACGACTGCCTCTTGCAAGTTGTAAATGTGTTGTGCAAGTATGATAAAGATAGAGGCTCCAAAGCCTTTGCATATTTCTCAGTCATCGTAAAAAATTGGTTTATCCAACAGACTAAGAAAAATAAGAAACGAATGATTATAGAGCAAGACTCTGATGATAAAATCAGAGAAGCTTATCATAGCCAACTCATAGTCCATAATCCCTATCATAAAACAAGAGAACAGCAAGAGTTCATTGACGGCTTAGGTAAACAAATTGTTAACTGGAAAGAAATGCCAAATCTTGGAGTTAATGAATTAAAAGTTATTCATGCTATCGAACACCTCTTTGCAAATATAAATGAAATAGAATTTTTTAGTAAGAAAGCTATTTATCTATACCTGAGAGAGTTAACTGGGCTTACTACAAAAGAGATAGTTGCCGAGTTGACAAAGTTGCGAAAAAGCTATAAAGTCTTTAAAAAAGGGTGGGAACGGTCAGCAGTATGAGTAACATGGCAAAACTAGTAGAAGAAGTAATCGATAATATCAGAGAAGATCGAAATCTCGGAAGAGAGTTGATTGAGGAAATTAGAGAGAAGGTAGATAAAAAATCAGTTCGTTCTGAAGATGTAGGCCAGACTCTCGGAAAATATCTAGATGTTATGCAGAAATCTAATGAACAACTAGTTAAGTTAACAACCTCTTTATCAAAAAAGATTGATCCCGAAGATCTTTCTTTATCAAAAGAAGATATGCGCAGTATTTATGATGAAATAAAGAAAGAGGAGAAAGATAAAGAAGAGGCTAAGAGTGAGGATTAACATTTGTCATTTAAGAAGAAAAATAAATTATTTGGTTTAATATCTGGGCATGACGGTGCATATGCAGATATTACAGAATTTCTTATTAAAGAAAGCTTTGTAAAAGACAAAGATCTCGGAATTACCAAGAAAGTTGGTGTAGTAGTTGACATATCTAGTCCTAATTCCGATGGCGCTGTAGATCCTTTCATATCGATCGCGGTTGAGCAAATACGAAAACAATCAAACAAGAAGAGAAAAATCTCTACTAGAACAGTGTATGTTCATGTTTTTGATCACTCAACTAAAGAAATTGGTAATTATGAATCAGTAGAAATCGACAAACACTTCTGTTTAGCGATCGAATACTTTGGAAAGAAAGCAATTGATGTTGGAAGCCTTGTTCTTGTTGATTTACAAGGCGGAAGTTCTGTAACTATTTCTGATGTCTATCCAAATACAATGAAATATCAAGCATCTTTAGCTAAAACTAAAAAGAATCCAAAGCAACTTGCAACTTCTGGTATCTCAATCTCGGATCTCATGGCAGTAAATAAGACTGGTGAGCCTATCACATCTGTTTTTGTGGTTCTAGGAAATGTTAAAACTGAGAATGACCCGAAACCGGAGCCTAAGAAATGATTAAATTATCACCTAGAAGATTAAATCTAGGCTTTCAAGACGCTGTTGACAATATCAGAGATGAACTTGAAGCTTCTTCAAACTATAAAGGCTCTGGTCTTGAAGGTAGTATTTCTACTTATGAAAGTCCAAAGTTAATCAGGCTAGAAAACCAAATACTATACGAACATGTAGACAACCCAGCAGGGCTTTTGTTAGGAAATGACAAGTTTTACAGAGATAAGAAAGGTAGTCCGGCTCCTGTAACGACTCTTTTTGCAGTAAGTGAGGCATCTGAAGGCGATGTAGACCTCCGAGATAAGGAATCTCTCCAATTCTCAGCTAGACTTGATGTATCGAGCATGACAGATATAAAAACACCAACTTTACTTGGAGATTTTAATGCTAGATCAGCTATAGAAGCATCTGCCGATGTCCTTAATCTCAAGGGCACAGAGTTCGTCCAGATTAAAGCAGGCGGTCGCAGGTATAATTCCAGGGGCGCACGGGTCGATTCTAGGGCTGAAATCCATCTCTTCACCGAGGGAGCAGGAGAGGTTCAATCTCTACCTATGGGGGATAGCTTAGTGTCCGTTCTTGAAGATATTATTGAAAGAGTAAGTGAACTTACTGCTACTGTCCAAAAATTACACAGCGAAAGCTTAACATTTAAGACAACCTTGGCAGCACACACTCATATCGCTCCACTTATCGGGCCAACAACACCTAGCATAGAGCTAATGACAGCAACAATTGCTGGAGCTGTTAATGATGCAACATCAGTTGCAAACATCATTGGTAACGTTGCAAATAATATGTTTGTTCCCCAAAAATATCTGAAGCCATACTCACCGAAGAATATCCTCAGCAAAAATGTGAAGATTAACTAATATGCCTAAACCAACTATACCAACAGTAACATTTGAAGAAATAAGAGAAATCACTAATAAAAGTGCCTTCTTCAAAGATGAACCATATAAAAGTGGCAAAGATGGCTTAATTCTTATAAGTGATCCTTTAAAAGAGAGAGATAAACTCGAAGCTCTTACCTTAGTTACAAACTGCCTTAATAGTATTTGGAACTTTAAGCATGTAGAGTTATTTACAAATATTGAATACAAAAGCGGTAGTGATAAAGACGTAGTAATGACGCCAGCGTTAGAGACTACAATAAGAAAGATTCAACTTGGAGAATACGAGACTCCTTTCTCGCAAGCATTGTCTAAATTTTATAAAATAACAGATGATAATTTAGGTATAATAGATAAAAGAACCTATAATTCAATAGTTTCACACTCTCTATATAAGTGGTTTAGAGAGACTTACTTAACCGGGACGAACCTAGGTGACTACCTATCAGAAGGAAAGGCTTCTGACTTGTCTGCTATCAGTTGGGAAAAGACTGAAATGGCTTTGGGTGAATCAAGAATCTTTATCGAAAAAAAAGAAGAGCAACCAAAAATTCTTGTTGTATTCAAACAAGCAAAATCTGTTGACGATATAAAAGAGAATATAAAAATATACACAGATTGGGCTAGTGACCTTGTAAGAGGTTTTGTTTTTAGAGATACTAAAGACATTAAACCAGAAGTCTTTTACAGAACATCACTTAGAGAAGGCACAGATATAACTAAAATCTGTGTCTCATATAACTTTGTTGATGTTTTATTATCTAAGCAAGATGATAGCAGTCAATCGATTGAGGAAGAAGAGCTTATTAAATTAATTACGAGTTCCAAGGTTTCTATGTATAAAACTTCCTTTAAAGGGGAACTAGGCGTAGACTCAATTAAGACAATTAGTGAAAAAACCCTAAGACTCTCAGAAAAACTAAAGAGTGAGGTTTCTAACGAGTTTAAGACTGTAGACTTGTTCCTAAAAGAGAAAGAAGACTTAGCAGAAGAACTAAACAACTATGGAATGGCAGATAAAGAAGAAGCCGTTGCTATAATAGAGAGCGAAGAATACCCATTAAGTATCCCAAATTGGGGAGATGCCCTGGTAAGTTTATATACAAGAATCTTTGAGATCTATGTTAAGGAAAAGAAAAGAAATCTAAAATTCCTAAACTTCAATAACAAATTGCATGAAGAAGCTATTGAATTTTATTACGATAAGAATAGAAACTTGACAGGTATTCTAGCAGAGCCTATTTCTGGTTCAAAAATTAGCTCCAAGAAACCAGAAAAACAATCTATAACAATACCTTTTGATGCAACAAACCCAAAATATCAGATTAAAGTTCCAGATTCTAAAAAAGAAAAAAAAGTAATACTTGTTACTGATATTGCACTCAAGAGTGAAGACTCTAAGAACGATATATTGGTTGTTAATGAGGGAGAGATCTTTCCAAAGCTTAGAGATAACCTATCTTATGTTCTTAAGAGTGAGGAACAGATTAGTTTTATAAGCAATTATAGTTATCACTTCCCGCTTGTGCCACTAAAATCTATACATAATCTGTTTATGATTAACCAGTCTTTTCTAAAAGAAGATAAACTTGGTTGGGATACTTTTCTAAGTAAATATCACTACCCATTATTAAACATCCACCCATCAGGAAAGAAAAAAGAAAAAAAAGCAGACCCTTTTGATCTAGATGGAGCACCAGATTCTAATAAAATAGGGAAGAAAGACTTCGATAAGTCATATGCATATAAGGTTGCATTGGTTCCCGCACTAGTTTCTAAGTATAATTGTTATGATGATCTACTTGAGATTATTGACGGAGGGGATCTTCATAGTATCCTTAACTTCTTTTTCGTTAAGTTTCCATGGCAAGAACTCTTGATGAGAGCCATCATCGAACATAGAGATCGTCTAGAGTCTCTTGGGGTATCATCTGGCGTGATGGATTGCATTGAGGGAATAGATTTAAATAAGATATTAGCAGCCTATAGAAATCTTCTAGCTCTCTGGGACAATAAAGAGAATATTTTAGTTGGCTTGGTTCCTACTTCGCCAACGATTCCGTTCTTAGAATATGTTCAACTAATTGACTTTACTGCTGAAATGCGCCAGCGTCTTGTTGAAGTAATCGCAGAAGCTCTTCTCACTGCTCTTGAATCCCTTATTGGTTTTGGTGTAAGAGATCTATTGAATATGTGTGACTTAGATCTAGAAGAAATCAATGCCTTGGCTCGTTCAAGAGATAAAAGTGAATCCTTTTCAAAGAATCCGAACCCCAATGGTGGAGGCGCTGGTGATCCTGGGTATGAAAATAAGGTGAATCACTTTAGTTGTTCTCTTATGGAGATGCTAAAGGATTCTAATACTGATTTTAGTATCATTTTTGGTGAGTTGAAAACCAGAGCCTTGATTTCAGGTGAAACTGACATATGCGATTTTAAAAAGTATTTAGATTTAGTATCGAAAACCCTAGACGCTACTGAATTACGAAAATTACTATCAGGTTCTGCAAATGCAGACACAGTAGATATAGCAATTTCTTTAACGAAAGGAATATTGGCTGGTCCAACTGCTTATAGAACTGGTTCACAGAGGTTCTTTAAGTATATTGGAAGCTTAGTTAGTACTAAGAAGTGTATTGTAGATGAAGCTAACAGTTTGAATTTTGAAGTTGGAGTCTGCCCGGAAGACAAACTTCTTAAGAACAAAAAGCGTATCGAAGGAATGATCAAGAATAAGAATCTTGGGGACGATTACTTAGCTGATATCACAAATGATGCACTAGATGGACTCGCTCTGCTTTGTAGGCAGTTTAATAACTTAACTGGCGATGTTTTCGAGATATCAGCAAAACTTCCATCTATCATAAATGAATTCGGTAAGAACACTCTCCAAAAATCAGTAGACTTTCCCATTTCTAGCTTTAAAGGGCTTAATACCATTCTGAGAGAACAAACCAACCAAGGCTTTAGCTCTAATCCCGATACTCCTGGCGGCCTTTATGCTATACTCAATAAGATCTATAACCATGATATTGTTAGTGTAACGAAAGTACCCAAGACAGATGTTTTCTATCCTCTGATAGATTTAGATAAAAAATATCAGAGTATTAGTGAAGATATATCTATATCTTCAAGCGGGACTATTGTTTTTGGGAAAACGCTCACTGTTGATAAAGATGGTGTTTTAAGGCACAACAAAGAAGATACTGAGGTTGAATTGGCACCTGTTATAGTAAATAATGAAGAATATGGCGTTTGTGAGTTTATCATCGAATCAACCTCAAGTGCTCTTAAGTTGAATAAGGAAGGTGTTCCAAAGTATAATGATTATGTAGACCGTCAAGTAAAAACGACAAATCTTAAAATGTCATCTTTATCATTAGAAGAAGATGTTTTAGATATTCTAGGTGATGAGGTACGATTGTCTGAATTGCTAGATAAACTATTTGATCCAAAAAAACATGAAAAAGATTCAGATTATCACAAGAAATTTAAAAATGTGGTTCAAGACTCAGGTAAAGACCCGTCAAGAGAAATTGGAAATTTAATGCTTTATAAAAAAATATTAGAGGAAAGTAAGATTTGTGAAAAAAAGGTGGAGAAATAAATGTTAGGATATGACGCAGTAAACGCAGCCCTACAATCTTTAGGAGTAAGAGAACACATATCCTCTTATTTGTCTTTGTATTTCCTGTTTTCTTTTCCTTCATTCAGCATGATTGAAAAAGAATCTCAGGCAATCAACAAGATTACTGATTATTACATAAAAAAATTCAAAGAAGAATTTAAACCAAACTTAAACCTTTTATACTTGGCTGCAATCTTTGATATAGATCCAAAGTATGATTTCGCTAAATATGGGGAAGATGAGAAAGCTTCTTGTAAAATACTAAAAGAAGGAGAAGGCTACTTAAACCAGATCTTTCAAGAAGTATTAAACGGCTTAATTTCTAAATCAATTATTGGTAAAGAAGGTTTGCCTTCCTACCAGAGTTATTTGGAAAGCCTCACCCTAATGAATATCCCAACATCTAAGTTCATCACCTATGAACAAGAGTTGACCTATACAACCTCTGCCCCTGGCAAACCGTTTGTAAATGGTCACTTTTTCAAGTGGGCAAACCCGGTGCCAGCCTTAAGTCATGTGTCAACAATTCTTGAAGGATACCCAGATACTTTCAATTCGATACAAAGACCGGGTATTAATTTTAATCTTGAAAAATTCAACTTTTTCAATAGTGCATCTTTACCTTCTACGTCTGATCTTTCTTTCTTAGAGTCAAATCAGAAGTTCTTTTTTGAGTTTTATTTCTTTGGAGATCGTAACTTAAGGAAGGAACGATATCTTTCTTTTGAAGAAGTTTTTATGATGAAAGAGTGGGACAGAAAATTTGTGGTGACGGGCATGGGAGTGAGGCTTATGACTTTTATCTCCCCTGAAGAATTTAGTGGCACTCCATATAACACTTGGTTCAAAAACAATTTTTCAATTTGGAATATAAATTCTTTTAATGTTTCTTACGAGAAAACAGATTTAGGATACAAGTCAAAGAAAAAGACACAAAGAGATCACATTATAGAAAAAGGAACTTTCTCTGAAATACTCAAGCAAAAACCCAAGACAGCTATAAATATCATTTCAGAAGAAGAAGGATTAATTTACGATAAGGCAATGGTTGTAAATTATGATACATCTGGTTCTCTCGATAAAGAGGGAAAAGCAACCATACCAACAATTCATACGCGATTCCCAGCAATTTTGGTGAATAAGGAAGAGTTTGGCATAGATAGTTTATTTAATAAAGCGTTTGAGGAAATAGACAAGCTTTCACTTGACAAAATAAACAAATTCCCAGTAGGCGCACCTGGGCAAATGCTAAAAAGCAATATTGATAATGTGGTAGCCGGGAAGATTGCGGAGACACTTTACAATGATCTTCTTAAGAAAGCAGAAGGATTAACTAGTTTGATTATATCAGATGATAAGACTAAGAAGTATTTTACAAAAATAATTCCAATCGAAACATTACTTACACTCGGGCCTATTTACTATAGCAGTCTCGCTGAGGAGACTGGTATACGCGAGGAGCTTAAGAACTTAGATGGTTTTGTGTATAAGGATTACTTAAAGAGTATTAACGATTTATTAGAAAACCTATCTAAATTTGATGAATATTAATTATGGCACAAGGAATATCACTAGACTTACCAATAAGGACTGACAAAATCGATGGACACTATGTGCTCACCAAATCCCTAGAAGATACAGTCCGTAATAATTTCAAAAACCTAATCTTAACCGTAAGAGGCGAACGTATAATGGATCCTGAATTTGGTGTCGGGGTTCATCAGTTGTTGTTTGAAAACTCATCTACTTCGCTATTGGATGCTCTGGAAGGTGCAATTATTTCGCAGACAGCCAGATACTTGCCATTCGTTCAGATTATAAACGTAGAAATAAATAATTTATCGGATGATAATAAGCTTGAGTTACGGATTAATTATCTAATTAAACCGTTGAGTGTTAACGATGTATTAGCTATTAATATTTCTAAAGGAACAATTAGATAATGCCAAAACAAAAACCACCAGTATCATATACGAACAGAGACTTCTCTTCAATTAAGAAGGATTTGATTAACTATGCCAAAGTATATTATCCAGAGACATACAAAGACTTTAACGACGCCTCTTTCGGCTCGTTGTTGTTTGATTTAGTGTCTTATGTTGGCGACTCAATGTCGTTTTATATCGATTATCAAATGAACGAATCGATGATGGATACTGTGTTAGACCCAGACACGGCCATTAAGGTCGCTAAAAGAAGAGGTTATAAATTAAGTGGCTCTCCATCCTCAACCGGAACTGCTGCTTTTTATGTAACCGTGCCCGCGACTTCCGATGGAACCCAGCCAGAAACTGACCTTATCCCAATTCTAAAGAAAGGCTCGACACTTTCCTCAACCTCTGGAGCGAGCTTCATATTAAGTGAGGATGTAGATTTTTCAAAAGCATCAACTTTAATCACAGTTGCAGAGGTAGCTAACGACGGGTCGGTATCATCTTATGCTATGAAGGCTTACGGAGAAATCCTATCAGGTGAGTTAAAGAGTGAATTCTTTACGGTTGGTTCTTATGAAAAATTTAGGAAACTTACTCTTGATGATGATAATGTTACTGAGATTTTACTAGTGACTGATTCTGAAGGTAGGCAATATTACGAAGTTGATTACTTGGCGCAAGATACGGTAATGAAGCCAATAAGAAATCTTGGAACTGATTTTGAACAAGCACCTTTCATAATTAAAGAGATGCAGGTGCCAAGAAGGTTTACTGTTGATTATGATTTAGAAGGTGTGGCAACAATCCAGTTTGGACATGGTTCTGAACAAGAACTGATTGATAAAACATTTCCAGACCCAAGAGATGCAGTCCTTCAATTACACGGCAGGGATTATATATCAGATACTTCTTTTGACCCAAACCTAGTTAGCAAAACTGAAAAGTTTGGAATATCTCCAACAGATACTACTCTCTTGGTTGAGTATCGTAAGAACACCGAAGCTGTTTTAAATATAGCTGTTGGGGGTATCGACTTAGTATCTAATGCTATTATTGAATTCCGACAAAGTAATACTTACTCGAAACAACAAGCACTTTCGTTAATATCAGAATTTGAGGTTGAGAATGAAGAAAGAATTGTTGGTCAAGTATCTTTATTGAATGTTGATGAAATAAGAGAACTAGCTCTTGCAGCAAACGCAGCGCAAAATAGAGCTGTGACAAAGAATGACTATGTTTCTGTTATCTATAGAATGCCTGCTAAGTATGGCAATTTAAAAAGAGCCAATGTTTTACAAGATAAAGACTCTTTCAAGCGTAACTTAAATATATATGTGTTGGCAGAAGATGAAAATGGAAAGTTAGTAAAAGCGAGCACGACCCTTAAAAGAAATCTTAAGGCTTGGATCTCAAACTACAAGATGATGAATGATACAATTGATATCTTGGATGGAAATATTGTTAATATTGGACTTGAGTTTGAAGTAATTTCTAGTATCGGGGAGAACAAGACTAGGGTCTTAAATGATTGCCTACGTGCTCTTAAGGAAAATTTAGGTAGTAAACTAAATATGGGAGAGCCTCTCATCCTTGGTAGGTTATATAAAATCCTAAATGATGTTGATGGGGTAGAAGATACCAAGTCTGTTAATATAGTAAAGAAGACAGGTTCTTCTTATAGCAACGTAGTTTATGAGGTTAAAGAGAGACTTAAGTCTTCTGGAAGAATTTTAACAGTTGCAGAGAATGCTGTTCTAGAAATAAAATATTTCGACACAGATGTAACCGGGGTGGTAATGTAATGGGCGTAAAGAGATTTTATTCTACAAAAGATAATACAATTACAAATGCTTTTAAGGCAGGCTTGACTATACGAGGAACTGGCTCTAATATGGGCGAATCAGATATTCTTGAGGTATACTCAATCTATGGACAAGCATCTTCGGCTTCCTCTGAGAAGTCAAGAATTTTAATTGATTTTCCTATTTTAACAACTATCGCTCAAAGTAGGGATTCTGGAGAACTACCTACTAGTGGAACTGATAATCTATCTTTCTACTTGAGGCTCTATAATGCAGAACACTCTCAAACACTCCCAAAACAATTTACACTTGTGGTTGCGCAAGCATCAAGTTCCTGGAATGAGGGAACTGGTCTTGATATGGATGAGTTTTCTGACAGTGGCTACTCCAACTGGATATACCGCAGTAGCTCGGCACCATGGGTTGACGAAGGTGGTGATATATTATCGGGTTCGGCAGACACCACAGGTTCACAGCTCTTTGAACTAGGAACCGAAGACTTGCTTATCAATGTAACACCTATTGTTGAAGACTGGCTAAGTGGTGATAGTTCTTCAAATGGATTTGCTGTTTTCTTGACATCCTCGCAGGAAACTGCTACCGAGTCTTATTATACAAAGAAATTTTTTGCTAGGAATAGTGAATTTCATATGAAAAGACCTTGTCTAGAAGCAAGGTGGAATTCTTCAAGGGGAGATGATTCCGAGACTTTTTATAAGAGTAGCTCGTTAGCACCGGCAGCAGATAATCTAAACACTTTATATCTTTACAACAAGATTAGAGGACAATTAGTTGATATTCCATCTGTTGCTCAGGGTGAGATCCTTGTGTCAGTTCACGAAACTGTTGGGACCCCTGCTCTGCCCTTGCCTGTTGGTGGGGGTGTGGTAGCTGGTGCTGACACTAATGTGACCGGCTCATGGGCTTCTACGGGCATTTATGAGGCTACTTTTGCGATGAGCCACTCAATCTCTAGCTTCGTGCCTGTATGGAAAACTAATACGGAAGAGTTTCACACCGGCTCAAGTATAACTGTAAACTCATTTGATTCACAAGACTACTACCCTGATAGAGAATATATATTTAAAATTAAGAATCTTAAAAAATCTTACAGTGAAGACGAAAAGATGAGATTAAGACTCTTTGTAAGACATAAAAATTGGTGCCCTACTAATTATACAGTATCTAACACAACAGCTTCTAATGAAATACTTGAAGATGTATTTTGGAAAGTTGAACGTGTTGTTGATAAGTTTGATATCATTGACTATGGAACTGGTAGTACTCAACACACTCTACTTTCATATGATAGTGAAGGGAACTACTTTGATTTTGACACAAGCATTCTTGAAAAAGGTTATCAATATGCATTTAAATTTATATATAACATTGCAGGTGAGTATCATGAAGCAAAGAATGAGTTTAGATTTAGGGTTGAGTGATAATGAGCATTAAAAATCTGTTTAAAAAACAAAATGAAAATAGTAGTCTAAAAAGTCTTCTAAAGAAGAACATCGATGGCTTTTCAGATGATGTTGAATCTCAAGCACTTATTGAGGAAACAGCAATTGCTTCAAAAATTTATATTCCAGATGTTGACTATTCTACTGCCTCAAATTTTTCAAAATTCGGCTCTTCTGAGCTTTATTATGATGCTGCAATCAAAAGAATTTACACACAATATCCTTATGATGGGTCGGCTGCTGAGAAGAAGGCTTATGATAATAGCTTAACTCCACTTGAAAAACACATTGTAGATAATGAATACCCAAGATATCTAGGACATGCAGTGTTTGGAGAGACTTGGGGAGAAACCGCAGTTAGTGATGTGGGTTTTTATTCTTCATCTAATCCTGAATATATTTCATGTTTCAGCCACGCAAGGACACAGACTCTTGATACCTCTTCAAACCAAGCTGGAAGCTTCCAGCTTGATTGGGACGTAGGCGCAACTATTGAGTTCTGGATGAAAAAGAATAGTTTCGAAGGAGTCTATAATTCAGCAGAAACAATTTTTGATATTAGAAATACTTTAGGCACCGCAAAATTTATGATGTGGGCTAGTGTAGCTACGGATCCTGTTATTTATTTAGATTATAAACTTAGTACAGATTCATTTGCATCAATTGCTACTTCTGAATTCCAAATGCCTTTTAACACTGGGCTTACTACTATTGCAGATGGTGAGTGGCATCATTATGCTTTTGTCCTAAATAAAAACTCAGGTGATTATCAGGTTGAGCTCTATGTGGATGGAGTCTACAATAGTACACAAACACAAACACCGACTACAACCACAATAAATTTAACAGGTTCTGCTATTGCAACCATTGGTTCCCTAGGAGGTGCCTATGCGACAGGGGTTGTTTCTGCTGGTTATGGAAAACTATCAGGTTCCTTAGACGAATTTAGATTTTGGCAAACAGATAGAACTGCAAAAGATATCTCTAAAAATTACTTTACGAAAGTTCATGGTGGCGGAAATACTGATTCTTCAAAAATAAACTCTAATAGGCCACTAGCCCTTACCGCTTACTTTAGATTTAATGAACCAAGCATAGGTATTACCGCAGTTGACGATATTGTACTAGATTACTCTGGTCGCCTTGTGAATGGTACGTGGCACGGACATAATACAAGTTCCCGAGCCACAGGCTCTGCTATTTCTGATACTGGTGATTTAATCATTTACAGTGGTAGTAGCGATGTCCAGACATATATTGAAAACAAGAGAGCTTCTGGGCGGTTCTATGATGCTTCAAACAACGCATCTTTAGCAAACTCTATTCCTGCTTGGATTCTAGATGAAGATAGAGAAAATGGAAATGAACTAAGTAATTTATTGCAGATTATTGGTTCATATCTTGATACTGTATATTTGCAAATTGAAAATATCAATAAGACTAAGGACTTAGAATATAAGTCTTCTACGGTTAAGAGCTTTCCTCACAATAATAAGATACTAAACTCTTTAGGGTTTGAGACGCCAGAATTGTTTGTAGACAATAGTGTTCTTGAAGTGATTGCAGCTCAAGATAATAAAAGATTATTTGAAAATAGATTGGAAGAAGTTAAAGGGTTGATCTATAAAAATATCCATAACAATCTAAATTATATCTACAAATCAAAAGGAACTGAGAAAGCTTTTAGGAACCTTGTTAGGTGCTATGGTGTTGACGACTCCCTATTCAATATTGCGATCCATGCTAATAACCACGAGCAAGAAGTTGTTAGTGCATACGAGTATATCCATAATAAATTTTCAACAATAGACTTCACTAATTTTTCAAGTGGTGATAATAAAAGTGCAGTTATCTATTCATACGGGTCAGCAAGCAGTGATGTTTCTGGTTATATCTCTGGTAGTGCCTTCGAGTACATGGGGAATACTCTCGAAGTATCTGCTTTGTTTCCAAAATACCCAAAGTCTTCTGAAGAGTCGTTATATCCACCAACTTCTTTTATGTCTCAGTCACTATTTGGAATAGTTGAGGCGGCAGCAGACTCTACAGATTTAACTTATCAAACTACCGATAACGCAAATATAAGCGTATTTGCTGTTAATCGAGACAATATAACCAAATTTGTATTAACTTCTTCACTTGGATTTTATTTAGAATCTGATCCTATTAGCAATGTTTACGAAGATACTACCTGGAATATCTCATATCGAATTAATGCTGAACAAGATGAGTTTGCAGATAATGCAACAGCATCAGCAAACTCAACAATTAGTTTTAATGGATACAACTATAACGCTGGTATTTTACAAGATTCTTTTGAGATTACTGGCTCTACAACCAGAGCAATCCATACAGCATTCAATGCTGCACCTAAACGTATCTGGGCTGGTGCGAAGCGCACCAACGTAACTGGGGCTATCGCCAATAATTCAAACTATAGGTTGATAAATCTTAATTATTGGTCAGATGGAATTGATAATGATGAGCTGAAAGCACACGCTTTAGATCTTGAAAATATGGGTAGAAGAAGTCCGGGCGAGAATACATTCTCATTCCAAACCGGACTATCAGCTAGTTATATTCCTAAAATTGATACTTTAAGTTTAAGTTGGAACTTTGACAGTGTGACAGGTTCTGATTCGTCAGGTGAATTTGTCCTACAAGACGTATCTTCGGGCTCTCTTGCAAGAAATACTGCGTATGAGACTGCGTATGGTAAACTTGCCAAAACAAAACACACGGGTTACGGATATGGATTCGAAGTAAGCTCTGAAATAAAAAAGGTTGAGTTCTTAGAGACCTCAAGAAGGAACACTCCTGAAGAAATTAGTTCTGAGGAGTTGATCTCTATCTTGGAAACAGACGATGACGTTCTTGAGAAGTCAACTAGGCCAACTAGTTTTTACTTTTCGTTTGAAGCTAATATGTTTAGGATCATCTCTAAGCGCATGCTTCAATATTTTGCTAGCATTGAAGATTTTAATAATCTTATTGGTGAACCAACAAATAGGTATGCAATAAGATACAAAAAACTTGAGAAATTAAAAGAAATTTTCTATGAAAGAGTTGAGAATACTCCTGATATTGAGAAGTTTGTTTCACTTTATAAATGGTTGGACTCTTCACTCGACGCGATTGTTAAAAACCTCATCCCGGCATCTGCCGATACTAACGATGAAGTAGCTACAATCATCGAGAGTCACGTATTAGAGAGGAGTTCTCATGAGGGAAGCCTTGGATTAAAAGGAGTTTATAATTACAAGAAGAAAGAAATAAATGATAATATGAACGCAGGAGCTTTTGTTGATAGCAAGATCAAAAAACAAGCTGGTAAATATCCTATCTCGACAGACTATTCTAATACTGAAGCTTATACACCGCCTGTCTATGGGAAAGGGGATGAGGAACTCGGTGGAACGAAATTCTCTGACACACTACACCCAGAAACAAGAGCAGAAAAAGTTACCACAATTGCTGGTGGTATTCAGAGAGTTCCTGCTCATCTAAAGAAGCGATTTAATATCCCAAGAAAAGATCAAGCATTATTGGACTCTACTCTCAACTCATATAGTGAAAATCGTTATGATTCTTCAAATTCTAATAACGTCTGGAGTAATCTTAGAGAAGAAAAAGATCCTTCGGTAAATACCAGAGTCCAGATTCACGATGCAATAAACCGCTCTTATGCACTCCAGGCTAGAAGCGCTAACAACTTTGAAATGGAAGATCCTGAATTTGTTTCTGGAATTAATAGAAATAAAAATATTTTCAAAGGGTATTTTAGACCATTTATCAAAAGAACTAGTACAGCAGAGATTGCCGATAATTACTTTAGTTTAGGGTTTGACGATATTCAGAGTTACTTATCGTCATCAACATTGACATTTAAGAATATTGAAAAACTTGATATCTTTTTCAACATAAATGGTGTTCTAGATGCAACAGATGTTGAATCATACGCTGTCTTACCATTCACTGCATATAGTAGTTCTGTTGAAAAAGGCTACCAGAAAGATCTAACCGAATTATCGCACCCAATTACTATTATCGGGCACCACGATGATACAGAGTATTTAAACGGCTCTCCTGGGTTGCAATCTCCTTTTAACAAGGCTCATGTTGGTGGGTTTAACCATCGAAGCCAGCCTGTTAACCGAGGGAGTGACGACGCTAGCTCTAGAGCAGAACAGTTTAAGATTCTTAGCAATGCTACTGGTTTTGGCCTATACCCACCGTGGCAGGCAGCAGAACTAGCTTTCGCTCGGCCAATATTTAATCTGAATTTTCCTACAGCTATTTTTTCGAAAGAAGAATATGTTCGAAGGGTTGTCAATACAAGAAATATTAGCTATAACTCAAGTTCTCTTATTCTTGGAAACTACAGAAAGAATTATGAGGTAGTGTCTGCTGGTTCCAGGGCAACTCACAACCTTGCCTTTATAGACCAAAATGGCTTTACACAAACAACCAGCAGTTCTCCTGTAATCTCTGGTGATATTGAATATGCGAATCCTACAAGGACTGTGGAAAATGGTACTTCAACAAAGTCATTTTTCGTAACAAAGTTTAGTTCACCGGGTGGAGCAGAGACTGAAGGTGCATTCTTAGATATTCATTCAGGACAGTATAGTGTTTATAACAATCTTAACTATAGAAATCTTGGAGTAAGAAAGTCATTAAACAATATATTCTTAGCTAGCCCTTCTGCTTTAGGAGGACTAGTCGAGGGCTCAACAACAACAGGTTCATACCACAAGGTTAATCGTAATAACGCTACTAGGGTAAAAGAAGTAACGAGAGCAACACCTGTCTATTCGCCAACTTATGATGAATCAGATAAAATAAGTAACAATTTTCATGTTCAAAGTTCAATCCCTAGAACTGATTATGGTTACAAGTGGATTCACGACAGTCTAAATACAGCTTCCTCGACGCAAGCCTACCTAGGCCACGTCAAACCATCTGGTATTTCAGGTGGCGTGACCCTGACTAACTTTCATACAGGAAGTTCTTACTTTACAAATAATGCTATCTTAACTCGTTCTTTTGGCTACCCTTCTTGGAAACAAGTAAGAGTTGGTCAGACAAATTCTGCTAGCCTGCAAAGAAGAGCAAATATCTATGAAAACAGAGTAGTCAGTAAAGTCTTTAGGGAGAGGGATGAATATACGATCAAAACAGTTACACATCCTCCGGTAACAAGTAAGTTTAAACCTATTTATCATAAAGCTGTTATGGACGGTGAAGAAGTAGAATTTGAATATGCATACGCAAGTTCTTATAACTTCTTTGGTGATAATTATGACGAGTCCACTGGCAAGAATGTTAACTTTCTTGGTAAGAATAATGCAATAAACTTAAAAAAGAATACCCTTTTAGAAAAGATTGCACAGAATGAGTCTATTAGGACAAAAGCTATAACCTATAAAGAGGTCGTCTGGCCTAAAGAATCAAGAACTTATCTCAAAACGTCAAGAGAAAGGGCAGATTATCTTCATCCATGGAGAGACGACGAAACCGACAGGATTACTCAGTCTGAAACTGTTTTTGGCCTAAATGTTTATAATCCAGACTTGTTTTCAACTTGGCCGCTAGACACGACTGCAACTGGTTTTAATGGAGAATTAATGCAGGGCGATAGTGATGATTATTATTTGTCTGCCAGTATTACTAGCATGCCTGTTGGTGGGTTAACATATTTTGTTATTGGTGCTCGCTATACTAGGCTTCAAGGAATCACCACTCCTAAATGTACAGTACATGGTTCTGGAAGTCCTTTCTATGACTCTTATGAAGATTTTAATGAGGATATAAGAAGGATTGGTAAAGATTACTCTATTATTCCTGAATATAATTTTACAAATAAAGCTTCAGAGTATTTTGAAAGTGGCGGCTCTGATATACTTGAAGAAACAAACCAATTATTCCTATCCGGCACGCTAGGCGAAACAAGCTCACTGTTTATAGAAAACTTTGTAAACAGCGATCAGCTTAGTTCACACGTAGACATTGAAAGACTAATTGGAAAGCCAACAAGGTTTAAGCTTAGTTTTAGTGGAATCAAAAAAGTTCTTCCGTATAAAGGGTTCTATCCCCAAGAAAGAACCTTACAATTAGCAAGAATTTTTGAAACGTCCCACAAAATCCTGAATGTATTTCAACCTAGCGCAACCGGAACGGAAGCTACGTTCAGAACTGCACTTGCTCCTTTTTACTCACCAGGAATTTGTTATAACTCAATTAAAGCCGGGATTGCTGTAGATTATCCGATTTTGAACCCTGATAGCCTCACTGCCTTTAGCAGATTAACAGATCTGACAAACTCTCCATTCCGAACAGCTCAAAAAGCTCTTCCCTTTGAAGCGATCTTAGATCCTATTAAGGGCTTGCTTTCATCTACCTCTTCGTTACTCGTCAGTGACGCTGACAGTGATATACAAGTTGATTCAACAGCTTCCTTTTCGTCAGGCTCCGATGCTCTTTATAAGAAGGCAGCAAACAATTGGTATGGTTCAGTACCTGACTTGTTCTTAAGAGGTGGAGGCTTAACATCACTTGAATCTGCAAAGGAAGAAGATTGGGTTTTTGATAATGTATCAAGTTCTTCTGGAATAACCAAATATGTTGGTTATATTAAACTTAATAAAACAACAGGCTTCGCTAACTATCGGGGAGGAAACGCATTCGGGCCATCGGCATCTACCGGCGTTAATCTTCACCATGTGCCCCCTTATTGGAGAGGTGATGAGGAGTTCGACAATACCAGTGCTAGTATTGGTTATGCAAGAATTGAGTTCGATCCTGCCCCAATTGAAATAAACGATCCTGATAGATTTTACAATGGAAAGTTCACTCTTGATGATATTATAAAATACTCTACAATTACTTACGGAAATAAATCCCAAGACGATATTCCTGCTGACAACTATATGACACTTTCTGCGAGTGTTAACATGTTTAACAAGCAAGATTCGAGATGGAAGATTCAGACAAAGTGGGAGTGCCCAAACCTTAACTTTGCAGAAGCGACTGGATACACAACAGGGTCAGTTACCTCTGATGAGGTTATGATTGGTATGTGGCATCAGTATGGTACGATCCCAGAAGATAGAGAAGGCCTGCTTCTTGAAGCGGCTCCTTCCGAGGCTACCGATAGTTCTTACCAGATTGCTGCTGGAACCTCTTCCTTAATGGAAGCCTGTGGTTTTAAAAATGTTTCAAAGAGAATTGGAGAAATTGCGGATAGAAAAGATCTATCAGAATACATTGCTGTGATTCCTTATTATACTAATGAGAGAGGCAAGGATGTATTCTTAACACTCGACCTAAGAGAATTTGAGGCTTCTTACACTAACTTAAAAGCTGGAACAAACAATTCTAGCCTTGACGACATGTTGTTCAAGATGAGTGATGTAATGTTGCCACCAAGATTTAATTTCTTAAAGAAGAGAAAGGAAAAAAGAGGTCCCCTTTCTAAAGAGGAGTATAACCCAATATTGGCACCATTCGCTCTTTACTTATTCGAGTTTACTCACAGTTATAGTCAACTTGACTTATCACATTGGTGGCAAGGGATCCTGCCAGAGTCTGGCAAGATTGCAACGAAGGAAGATATTTCAATCGATCATGATATAAAAGCTGGCGAAATATTAAGCCCACGCACACTAGCCGCTAATGGACTAACTAGCCTTCCTGAGAACTTGAGGTTTAAGATAATAAAGCTTAAAAAGAAAGCAGTCTCAGATTTCAATTATTTGAAAACAGGCAAAGATAGTGAGGAATATTCCTATAACTGGCCTTATGATTTCTTCTCACTAGTGGAAATGGGTAAACTAAGCATAGAACTTGAATACGGAGACGATGATGACGTTTCAGAATAAGAAAGAAGATGTTATTGAACTAAGAATAACAAAGACTGGTAGGGAGAAACTTTCAAAAGGGATATTCCAGCCAGACTCCTATGCTTTTTTTGATAGTGATATTATTTATGATGATGGAAGTTCTACGGAGCAAAATAATATCGAAGAAAGAATCAAGTCAGATCTTAAACTTAGAACCCTATCTTCAAACAAAACCTCTGAGCCTGCAAAGGTGAATACTGCTGACTACAAATTTTATAGTGAGATCGGAACAGTTGACCTCGTAACGAGTAGCGTCCCTGCTTGGAAGATAAAAGCACTAGAAGGTGAATTTGACCTATCTAATTTTAATCATTACCCAAACACAATTAAAACACTTCCGACTTCTGAGACTGTTGCTAATATTGAAAGGATTCCACAATTAAACATTGAAATGGTATATAATCTTTATAATGAAATAGTTGAAGTAGATCCTGGTGATGGAAAGACGGTCTCCCCTACTAACAAATTAGTTTCCTATTTTGGAAAAGAGTCAGAAGATATCTTAATAGACGTGGACGAACTGAACTCGGTGTACTTGGGCGAAGATGCTGAATATGAAATTGAGGTTTATAAGATAAACTATAATAACGATACTGGTTCTTTGGTTCTTTTAGAACCTGATGGAGATATCTATGACCCAAAGAGTGCTAGTCATTATATAAAAATATCTCTTGATGATCAAATACATAAGACAGAGAAAGATAAGACAAAGAATATTTATGGGGAATCACTAATCCAAGATATTGATAAGTGTGAGGACTAATAATGACTATAGAAATTAGCGCAAAATCAGGAAGAGTAGGGGACTTATTCGTATTAGAGCAGGAATACTTTACAGAACTATATACTTCGATCACCCCGGCAAGAGAGTTAAATATTATATGTGGTTTCAATCTTGCAGTTTTTGCTAAGGACAAGTCTTTGTACCCAGAGGTTGTTGAGATTGACAGTTTTTGGGAAGAGAACAAAGGCTCATATATCAAGGACTTCTATGTTGAATTATACAATAAAAGAGGGTCTATAATAGCAAACATGTCACCACTGTATGAGAAAGATGGGCATGTTTTCTATTCTAGTCAAATAAGGCTTACAGATATTAAACTAAAAAAAGATATAACTTGCAAAGCTAAGATTACTTTTATAGATCCTACTGTAAATTATGTAAAGAGTCTATTGACAGCAAACCCGAGCCGACAAGAGATCGAACTTTATAGAAACTTACATAATAAACAGAAGATCTTGAATTTAAATTCCAAGTTCAGACTTTCAGAGGTTGAACATACTTATCAAGCAATAAAGTCGATTACTCACAAAGAAGTTTTACACTCAGTTATTGGAGAGACAATTGAGATTAGTAATACATCGATGCTAGAACGTATTAGTTATGAAGAAGAGAAGTTTGGGGATTCAATGGAGTCTGTAATCTTATCCCCAAAAGCTTTTTTATTCGGAAATCGAAGAGTTGATAACCTTTTAGACAATCATAATTTACAGAAAGAAGTGATCATCAGAGAGTTTCTTAATAGCGAAGTAATTCAATATAGCCTTGGGACCTATTCAACTGATGTTTCTGGTTTAACTCTAGGTAAAACGAAAGAGATTGTTGAGGATGGCAACTCTGGCAGATCGTCAATAACCCGCTCCGCTTTACCCTCAGCTATGAATAGCGGTGCTCAAAGAGAGTTTGGTTCATCGGTCAAGACTACTAGCTTACCAATGCATAATATTCAGCTCTACGATGCTGTTACAAAATCTGTTACGAGTATTGAAGAATCTGTCTTGAATATGAGTAAAGAAGATACTGCCCCCATCCAGGTAAAGTTTTATAAAGAAACAGATTCTTTGCTTTCTGATATGAATACGTTTTCAACGATATGGAATAATTCTAAGGAACTATATATTATATATTACATTACAGAAGTCAAGTCTTCTGGGGAAATTGTCTGGGAGATTTTGACAAAGGAAGATTTGTTAGGCTCTAATGAACCTTTTCTATGCAAGATATTAAAATATAATAGTCAAAAGTATGGAGTGCTTCCACTAAAAGGTTTAAATTATACAACAACAAATGAGTTTTTTATTATAAGATGATTGATTTTACAAACACAAATAGTGCATCTGGGATTGGTGAGTCCCTTACTTCAAAGACTTCTGAATTAGTTGAATCTATTTCTGATTCTCAAAAGAATATTATAGAAAGAAAAGCTAAAAAACTAAGGCAAATAGATAAAGATATAATCGAAGAAGAATCTGCGCAATTGTTTGGCCTTGGCGACTTTCTGAAGAAAATAGAAACATCTTCTCAGGCAGAAAACACTAAGAACGTAATCATAGCGCAGTCAGGAGGACCACAAGAAATAGAAAATCTTCCAGTCGCTAAGAAGGTTATAGATAACATTACCCCTAAAGTAATCACACCAGAAGTATTTACCCCCGAAATAAACGCTTTCGATCCTTCTCAAACAACTAAAACAGTTACAAACGTTAAAATTGTAACTAAAAAATCTATAGATGATGAAATTACTAAAACTAAAGCTGCCGAAGTTAAAGAAACAGTAATCACTACAGAAAACATAGAAGAGGCCGCAAAGGTAGAATTAAAAAAGAAAATTAAAGAACTTGATATCTCACAAACACTTGGAGAGCTTGCAGATAAAGCAAGATTATTGTTTGTTAGCAAACCCTTAATCAAACCTAGTGTTAAGCCAATTACCGCTAATGATATAAAATATGTAATGTATCGTTATGATATTTTAACTACAAACAAATTTAAAGATCTAGAAGCATACTCTGGAAGACTTGTTGTTGATAAGAAACTAGAAAAATATCTTGATGAGTCTTCTATTCTTTTTAACACAGAAAAAGTTTTAGAAAACAAAACCATGGCTTTCGTAGTTAACTTAAAAGTCCCACTGAGTGAAAAGTTAGAGATAGAAGACGCAAAACTAATTCTAAAGACCCATATATTCCCGTTCGGACCAGATAATCCAGGCACAGAGACAGATTTCTTAAACGAAAAACCGGAACAAGAGACTTTTGGAGAAGTGAGCGATTCTATTATTTTTGATTTTTCCACAGTCGAGAAACCAGAAGCACCTGATATCGAGATAGTTTCTTATCGAGGAAATAGTTCAAAGCTTATATTTAATTTTTGGCCAAGATATGTTATTGAGAATTATAATTTTACTAACTACTACCTTAAAGAATACATTATTGAACGCTCAATAGACACTACTAATTGGGAATTCGTAGGAAAAACCGAGTCTAATGAAGACACATACGTCGAAACCAACACTATTATAAATACTAAGGTATATTACAGGTTCTCATCTAAAGATACTGTTGAACAAGTCAGTAAGAAATCGCCTATATATGAGGTAGTATTTCGGGAGTTCCACGGAACTCTTTTCTTAGAAGTAGAAATTCATAAAGAAGAGACTATAATCCCTTCTAGATTAAAGATGAAATCACGGATTAAGATTGAACCATCTTCGATACAGAAGGAATTAATAGAAGACCCTAAAGGACTTTCCGTTGTGAGAAAGTATGAGGTTGGGAAAAAAAGTAAAGGCTCTCTTTGGTATGACAAGCCTAATATCAAAATAAGAGTAACTTCTAAGAAGACGAGAAGAAAGTTTGATTTGAATATAAACTTCAATCTTATTGAAAAAGATTCAATAGATAAAAAACTTCCTGTAAAAGAGATATTAAAAGAAGCTGTCTATGAAACAGATTTGTTAGATAAAAAACTTCCTGTAAAAGAAACTACAAAAGAAGTAATAAAAGTTTTAGAAACACTAGTTATATAGATTAATGGAGAAATATAATGGCATTTTTAGGTAACGATGGAGACATAATTTTAGACGCAGTTTTAACTGACGCTGGACGAAAACGATTGGCGGCTGGTGATGGAACTTTCCGAATTTCAAAGTTTGCGCTAGGTGATGATGAGATTAATTATGCTCTGTATGATTCAACAAATGCAAATGGCAGTGCTTATTATGATCTTGATCTGCTTAAAACCCCAGTTTTTGAGGCGATAACTCACTCTGGAGCTGGTTTATCAAGCAAGCTATTGACGATTCCAAACTCTGAGCTATTGTTCTTACCATTATTAAAACTAAATGTGAAAAGAGCTCCTTTGTCATCACTTAATAACTACATCCTTGTTGTAAATGATACTTTGGCAGAGGCTCTTACTGGTGGAGCTACTTTACCAAACTATAGAACAATCTTTAGTGGACAAACAGGCTATATTGATGGCAGAAGCTCTGCAAAGGCTGCGGAAACTTTAACGGCACGAGTTGACCAGGGGCTTGACAACCAAGAAGCTGGTGGTGCCGGAACCGCAATGCTTGAATCTCTTGAAGAGTCAAGATACTTAGTGTCTATGGACAACAGGTTTTGTGAGCTAACATCAGTCGGTGAAAACCCAGAAGCCGCAGAAATAGTATATGTCTCAGCAGATAAAACAAGCACATACTACATCTCAAGTGCGGCAAACCCTGAGTATTTTGCTCCTGCTCCAAGCAAGGAAAATACAAACATTGCAGGACCAGTTGGAAGACAGTTCCAATTCAGTATCAAGGGTTCTCCATCAATCCTGAACAATACAGAATATCTTTTTAATACATACGGAAGAAGTGTTGTGGATTATAATGGAACAGGAGAGACTGTTAACGTTATCGATACAAATATCAAGATTCAAGGCGGAACACAGGGATCTACAATCAATATCCCAGTCCAACTCGTATCACAATAAGGAATAAAAATGGCAGCAAGTATTTATAAAACAATCAAACCAGCAGATAAAACAAGTCAGAAAACTGTATTGCACGAATCAATCCCTATTACTGGATCGTTAGTATCTGGCACATATGGAACATGGCCAGACGATACAAACGTCAAATTTTATAGTCATGGATATTTCCAATCAGTTTATGATTATCCATATCTTAGTTCTTCAGCAAACCACATGTTTGATCTTAGTTTTGGTCTTGCACCCACGTATGCAACACAACCATCGGCAAGTGGTGAAGAAGGCACAATAAAAAATGCAATCTGGAATCAAATGTCCCAGGTTACATATGGCTATGACCCAACAGGTTCTATCATTCCTATCAATCGCTCTGGCTCACTAACTCCCTCTGGTGTCGGTCTTGCAGGACCTATCATGGAAGATATTGTTGTTATCAATTTTAGTAGGCTTCTTGCTAAAGATGAAATTAAGAAAGAATCGTTTAGCATGGTTCTTGGGACTGGGAATTATGCAACACCGTTTGACGCAGAAGGAGTAACTCTTTCAGACCTAGGAGCTTCAACTGCTTACAAAAACAACTCTCCACTTGGAGAATATTCGATTCTATACTCAGGTTCCACTGCTACTAGTATGGGAGCACAAGGGCTTTTATTTTACCAAGCAGGATTTGCTGTAGTTGCGGGTGCAGCAGTATTTTCGAATGCCGACGCTTTTGCTTCTTCAAGCATTCTAGGCACTCAAACATATGAAAACTCTATTGTTTCTCAAAGTTGCGATGATCTTAGTTCTGGGCTAAGGCGAAGAATCCAAAATATCTCGTTTAACAATACGACAGAACTGAACTCATCTATTTATTTCTGCAAAGTAGACCATGGTGATTTCAACTATTCATCTAATCCTACTTATGTTTCTGGTTCGAAGATTCGGGTCAAAGAAACAATTGGTGACTCTCCGATGACTTATATTACGACAGTTGGATTGTATTCAGAAGATAATGAACTACTTGCAGTTGCAAAGCTTTCGGAACCAATCAAAAATTCAGCGACAGATGCTTCAACTTTCAGAGTAAGACTTGACTACTAAGGTTCTAAACCTATGTTTAAAATAAAACAAAATGAGGTATTTAACAACATCTTGAAAACATACCCAAAATATGTTTTCAAGATGTTCAATAACAAATGTGTTTTAAATGATTCGAATGATGAGGGAATTCATTCTAGCGACGAGGGCAAGCTTTATTTAAATGACTTGAACCTAAAAGCTCCAGTAAGTAATAATTCTCTTTATTACGATAAGACAGGATCGTGTATTGTTTCAGGAGGTATTCCTGATTTACTTTCATCAGATGGAACCTCTATAAACGATGGCAATTTGGCAATCTCAATGTGGGTCTATGTAGAGACTGGCTCAATTCCTGGAAACCCAACCTTAGTACAAATAGGAACTCAGTCACTTTCTGTTGAAGATGGTCGTGATGTTCTATACTTCAACGGAACAAGTTCGATAAATCCATTCTCTTTGGTTTATAGCATTGGAACACCCTCAGGAGAGAAAAGATACCGAACAGAGAAGAATATACTTCCTCTTGAAGAATGGACCCATGTTGCTGTAACCAAAGTTCAGTTTGATAAGGCGTATTTTTATGTAAATGGTGAAAGACTCACTACTATCAAAGAAGTTGACACAGCAACAGCCGGTGGGGTGTTTACAAAGTTAACTGCCTCTATAGGTAATAATGCAAATGACGGAAGTGTATTTCCTGGCTATATAGATGAAGTGAGTTTATTTTCAAAGAAGCTAAGATCATCAGACGCCTCTTATCTCTATAACGAAGGCCAACCAAGAGACTATCTAAATCTTAATAGCACCCTATCCCCAAAGATAGTTTCTCACTGGACCATGGGGGACGGGGACACCGCTCCTACCGTTTCTGATAAAATATCCACAAACGATCTTATAATGTCAGGGTTTTCTACAAACTATGGAATCTCAAACAAGGTTCCTTTAGGCTCACAAGTCTCTATCAGCGATGGGAATCTAAAACAAAATAAAAAGAATCCAGATGGATTTACGTTTAGACGAGAGTATATTCATAAAACAGATAGTGCTGGGTATAATTCATACGATGAGACATACACTTCAACAAAAACGATGTTTAAGATGTTAACTCTTAAAAACGCAATGGACCGCTATCTTGTTATGTCTGATGCTTTTAAGTTTGAGAACTTTCTTTTAAGCGGTGGATTACCAACGAATACAAATACAGACACTAGCACTGGCTTAGTGACTAGAATGATCCATCCATCTGGTAGTATTAACATTCTTAGCATTCCAAAGATGTTTTATGAAAACAGAATTAAGCCCGGAAGTGTGAGTCTTAATTTTTATACATCAGGAAGTCTTATTGCGACTGCGCAGGACTTATATAAGAACGGAGCAATGGTCAGCACCCTGGGCATGGACTCAGGTTCGGTCGTCGGAACCGTCCTTTACAGCGAGGGATATATCCTTTTGACGGGCTCCACAGTCCTAGACGCCTCTCACTCCGAGCCATATATGAAGCCTCTTAGAACGGAAGACAGCGCTGGATATGATAATCCGAAATGGATCCACTTTGGCTCTTACGAGTCCGCAACAGGAAGCAACCTACCTTCGTCTTCATATAAGATGGAATTCAAAGGTGAGAACTCTATAAATACATTGATGTTCTTTGCTCATGCAAGAAAGAATGAATTAAATTATAGTAACAACCCCTCATACCTAGAAGCTGGCAATGGTGGTAAATGGATAATAAGTACTGGTTCTAAGTTGTATCTAGAAAACGAAAGTCTACCAATTAAGAATACAATTTCCAGTTCAGTCTCACATCATTCAGAGTCTTTTCAACAGCAAGTTTTTATTGATAGAATTGGAGTTTATGATAAAGATGGTGATATGATTATGGTCGCTTCCCTTGCCAACCCACTTAAAAAAAGGACAGATTTAAGCTATACTTTTAAACTCAAAATGGATATGTAAAATGATTTTAGGTTTAGATTTAAGTACAACTTGTTCTGGAATTACCATCTTAGATGCCTCTGGCAAGATTATACTTTGTGATGCTATGATGTTATCGAAGTATAAAGATTTCTATGCAAAAGTATCATACGTTCAAGATTACTTAGCAAAAGTAAGGGTAGAGTACCCTGAGATAACACATATCTACATTGAGAAGTCCTTACAAATGTTTGCCCCTGGAAGATCCTCAGCAAGAACGATTGACCTTTTATCAAGATTTAATGCCACTATAACGTGGATATGTTATATCATATTTCAAATTAAACCAGAACATCTAGCAGCGGGCTCTGCTAGAAAAAGTGCAGGAATTACAATTAAGAGAGGCATGAAAGCCAAGAAGATTGTTATCGCCCACCTCATTGACACAGAGCCAGATTTCGAGGTAGAATATACCATCCACGGAAACCCACGACCAAGAGAGTTTGATCGTGCGGATAGCCTTGTAATCGCAAAAGCAGGATTGGTAAATGTCAACGAAGAAAAAGAAAAAAATCCTAGTGGAAGTTCTAGGTGAGTCTCAAAAGGTAGGGAATGAATATTTGTTTTATTGCCCTTACTGCTCCCACGAAAAAAAGAAATTATCTATAAATTTGAATAAAAATAAATATAAGTGCTGGATTTGTGAAAAGTCCGGCTCTTCTATTTCCTATTTGATTAAAAGATTTGGCTCAACAACTCAATATATGGAATGGTCAAGCTTTGACGATAGCATTGATATGTCTATTGACAAGACTTTGATTGAAGATATATATAAATTAGGAAAAGAAAAGAAAACTAAGACCAAAGTAAGCCTCCCAAAAGAGTTTATATCACTTACAGGAAAAAAACTAGCACCAACCGCAAGTAGAGCAATGGCTTATTTGCGCGGACGTAATTTAAATAAGAATGATATTCTAGCTTGGAAGATAGGATATTGTTCTAGTGGAGAATATGCAGGCAGGATTGTTATTCCATCTTTCGATCTAGACGGTGATTTGTCTTACTTTATAGCTAGGAGTTATACAAGCGAAGCCTTTCCCCCATATAACAACTCAAACGCTAGCAAAGATATTGTATTCAATGAACTATTTCAAAACATCGAGAAAGAAATAATTCTAGTTGAAGGAGTTTTCGATGCAATAATTGCAGGAGAGACTGCTATTCCGCTATTAGGCTCAAGCCTTAGAAGCAATACTGAGTTATTCAATCGAATTTTAGAGTATTCCCCGAAGGTATATTTTGGTTTAGATCCTGACGCCATTAAAAAAGAAGACAAGATTATTAAAATGTTTCTTGAATATGGGCTTGAAGTTTATAAAATTAATGTAGAACCGTATCAGGATGTTGGTTCAATGACAAAATCAGTATTTAAGAGAAGAAAAGACAAGGCGGAAAGAGTCACTATGGACTCTTTCCTTGAATATAGTTTTGATCACATGGAGATATAATGAATAGAAAGTTTAAAGTAAAGTTTTACGTTCCAGGAGTTGAAGGTCAAGGAGACATTTTCTCAGCAGAGATGGAGTTACCTTCCGGGCCTAGGATTTTCAACTCTCTTTCGGAAGAAAAGAAGCGAAAAGAATGTAAGTTTATTATAGATTATATTAGCAAGCAAATTTTAACAGAAAAAAAGGTATATCAAATACTTAGTTCGATGGAGACTAGCGATTTTGACAGGGTCTTATCCGAGCAGAATGTTAATAACATCATTCAAAGATGTGTAAACGGTGAATTTAAAGAAATAACAACAGAACAAGAGGATAAATAATGATATTTGAAGAACATGACGATGGATCGGAGCAGAAAGAAGCTGTAGACCATCCTTCACATTATAACGCTGGCAAGTTTGAAGTAATTGATGTAATTGAAGATTGGCAGCTAGGCTTTAATCTCGGTAACACAGTCAAGTATTTAGCAAGAGCAAAACACAAAGGGAAGGAAAAAGAGGATCTTAAAAAGGCCCTCTGGTATTTGACCAGAGAATTAGAAGAGTTAGAAAGAAGGAAGGTATAATGACCCGTATTGCACATATAGCAGACACACACATCCATAACTTTAGATATCATAAAGAATACAAGAAAGTATTTGAAATGATCTATACGAGTTTACGAAAAGAACAACCTGATTTGATCGTTCATTGTGGAGATATCGCACACACCAAAACACAGATCTCACCAGAGTATATTGATACTTGTAAGGATTTCCTTGAGGGACTAGCAAACATTGCTCCCTTGGTTGTTATCTTAGGGAACCATGATGGCAATCTAAAGAATCTGAGTAGGCAAGATGCAATTTCACCTATCATTAGTTCCTTGAAGACTAAAAATCCTGTATATTTCTCAAGAGATACACAGACTTATAAATTTGATGATGTCGCAATTCATGCCATCTCAGTTTTCGATGATGCTCCGTGGCCAGAACCTAGTGATAAACATATTAATATCGCTCTCTACCATGGATGTATGTCCGAAGCTAAGACTGACCTTGGTTTTGCTTTAAGTTCAGAAATGAATGCTGATGAAATCTTTAAGGCATATGATTACACTCTTCTTGGAGATATTCATAAGAAGCAGTTCTTAGGAGAGCGTATTGCTTATTGTGGCTCAACTATCCAGCAAAATTTTGGAGAAGTTAAGAATAAAGGCTATTTATTATGGGACATAGATTCAGCGACGGACTTTACTTGTGATTATCGCACGTTTGAAAACCCAAAAGCATTTGAAACTATTATCGTTGAAAAAGATTTTGACGTAAGCCAGATATCGATTTCAAATAACAGCAGAGTAAGGTTAAAAATTAAAAAAGACCTTACTATAAAAGAGGTTGAGGAAATTAAGATTGAGCTTAGAAATAAGTTTGATGTTGAATCAATTATTGATATTAAGGAATACTTTGGTAATAATATCACAGAAGATGGTGAGATCGAGGATCTATCATCCCTGGATGTTCAAAGGGAGCACCTTGAATCTTATTTAGAGCCAGGACTTGACAAGGAAGTCAAAAAGGCTGTATTTGAGTTCGCAAAAAGGTTTCATAAAGAAGCTGATTATCAAAAAGTCTTTACGGGTTCAACATGGAATTTAAATTCATTAGATTGGTCTAACCTCTTTTCTTATGGAGAAGACAATGAGATTGATTTTAAATCTTACGAAGGTATCGTGGGCATATTTGGAAAGAATTATACTGGTAAGTCTAGTATTGTTGATAGTTTACTTTATACGATTTTTAATTCTAATTCGAAAGGCATTAGGAAGACATACGATGTTATCAATAATGCAAAGACCTCATGTTCTGGGGAAGTTTCAATTGAGGCTGGTGGCCAAAATATTAAGATACTCCGAAAGACAGAAAAGAAAGATCGCAAAGATAAATCAGGAAATATTCTCAACGAAACAAAATCGACTCTAACTGTTACTCGTGACGGAAAGACTCTTAATGAACTCTCTAAGAGAGACACTGATAAACTTCTATCTAGAATGTTTGGCACGAAAGATGATTTTCTATTAACAACGTTATCTTCTCAGTCAGATCCGTTCAATTTCATTAGTCAAGGGAACACGGTGCGTCGTGAGATTCTATCAAGATTCCTGGGTCTTGATGCTTTCGAGCCTGTTCATAAGTTAGCAAAGAAAGAGCTTAACCTAGCTAAGAAGCAAGTTAATAAATATAACCTTGAAGATTTGAATACTTCTATTAAAAGCCTTAAGGATGAATCCTTAAGGAAAGAAGCTCTTTTCCTTTCTAAGAAAAATGAAAATGATAAGAGAGCAAAGGATATTGAAGAATTATCTCACGATATTATAAAGATTAATGCAGGCATGAAGCCAGTCCCGAAGCTCCTTAACAGAAAAGAATTAAATCGACAACTCCGAGTTGCTAAGGAGTATCAAAAAAATCTTGAAAATGCTGTTAAAAAGTATCGTATTTACATAGATAGCTGGAAGGATGAGATAGCAGATTCGAAAACCACAATGGACTCAATCGACGTAATCAATCTCAATAATGTTCTTTTAGAACATGAGACAAGTGAGCTTGAATTAAAAGCAGCTAGAGTAAAACTAGACAAAGCCCTAGTTGACCAAGCAAATATTGTTAAAGATAAAACGATTTTATGTGGTGTTCCTTGTGACAAAAAACTACATTCTAGTTGTAAATTTGTAAAAAATGCTTCTAATAATGTAGCTAAAACTTCAGAGGTTGAAGAGAGCATAATTCGCCTTGAAGCTTTGATTTCAGAGATTGAAGAAAAGAAACAGAAACTAGACTCGCAAGAGGGTGCAAAATCTTCTTTAGAGTTGAGAAAGTCTCTTTTTTCCTGTATTAATGACACTAATGCTCGCATCCGAACAGAGCATCTTGTCATTGAAAGCAAGGAGAAGGATATTAAAGCTTCGGCATTAGAACAGGAAAGAATTAAGGAGCAGCTTGCAGAGTTGACAGCAAACGAGGAGAGTATTCTCTTCAATGAAGAGATTTCTAGCAAAGTAGAGGCTCTTGAAAAGACTTTGAAAATACTGAAGATGACGCAGACTGATAACGAGATAATTTCTATTTCTAGAGAACTTGCAAGAATTGAGGTTAGGATCGAAACCGAAGAGGCTAACCTTGAAACTTATGAAAAGCTCAGTCAAGAATCAAAAGCCCTGGAAATATATTCAGCAGCTACTCACAGCACTGGCATTCCATTATTGCTAATCAAGAAGCATCTCTCTCTAATCAATCAGAGAATCAACGAAGCTCTATCTACTATTGTAGACTTTACTTGTAATTTTGTAATTGATGGTCCTAATCTAGAAATTAAGATTAAACACCCTGGGCAAGTAGAGCGAAGTATCGAATCTGGCTCCGGTGCGGAAAAGACTCTGGCCTCAATGGCAATTAGGATAGCTCTAACATCCCTAACTAAGATTGCTAAACCAAATATGCTTATCCTTGATGAACCAGCAGTTGCTTTAGATAAGGATAATATGTTGAAGTTTTCTGATCTTTTAACGATGCTCAAGGACTATTTCAAGATAATCTTACTAATTACTCATGTAGACGAATTAAAAGATGTTGTTGACACTGTAATAAATGTGAACAAAAATTCGGAGGGATTCGCTACTTTAACTTAGGAGTAAGAAAATGGAAATACCATATATACTTATATTAATTTTTCTCACATGTGGAAATCTTGTCGGAGGAGCTTTATCTTGGAGGCTTACAAAAGTATTAAATGCTTATGATGAAGAAAGAAACTATTCTGATTATAAAGAAGCTTGGGTTTTATTAGCAATCCAAGTAGGAGTAGCTCTTTTGGCAGCCGTCCTCGCGGGGCTTGTTTCCCTTGAAGTGGTGGGTATTGGTTATATGGTAGCCGGCGGTTCAGCCTTTGTCGGCGGCTTAATGGCCCCATTCTGGTTCAAAGCAGCCAGAGATGCCGGCAAGAGAGTTATTTCGAAAAAGGCAGAGTCTCTCTAATGTGGCTTATAAAATTAAAATATTGGGCTAAGAAGTTAGCAATATTGGGCAAGAATTACTGGTGGGTTTTCCCATTGGTAGTTCTTGCCTTTTTTTTATCCAAATATAAACCTTATAGTTTGGCTGGTTTGTATACGAAAAAGAAAGACATTGCAAAGAAAGAACTGGAGGAACTTGAAAGTATTCACGCCGAGGAGGTAAAAGAAATACTTGAGGTTGAAAAACACACCAGTGAACAGATCTCTTTAGTAGAAAAAAAGCTTGTAGAGAAGAAAGAAACCTTGAAACGTGAGCATAAGAAACGTATCAAAGAGATTGTCAAAGAATCCAAAGATGAGCCCGATGAGATGGCAAAAAAGATTGCTGATGAATTTGGATTTACTGTTACGGAGATAGAATGAGAAAAGTTCTTGTTGTAATTATTATTTGTAGTTTCATCACCACACCTGTTTTCGGTCAAGGAAAGGTTGGGAGTATTCAAAAAGGACAAACAGCACCATACTCAGGCCTTCTATATGACTTCGAGGCAAACGCCGAACTTTTAGACAGGGCTCGAAGCCACAGAAAACTTGTTGAGATGGAGAGAGAAGTTGCCGTAGAAAAAGCAACGCTTACCTGTAAAAAAGACTTAGCTATTTGTGGTATAAGACTCAAGAAGCTAGAAGAGAAATATAAGTTTCGAATTTCATCTAAAGATAAAGAAATCGCAATGCTTGAATCAAAACTCCAAAGTGAATGGAAGGCCACAACCTATGTCGCTGGTGGAGTATTAATTGGAGCTGGATTAACTCTTCTGGTATTTTACTTAACAATAAAGGTTGATAATGAAAAAAATTGATTTAGATAGGATTGCAGCTCTTGAGCTGGCAATCAAAGAAAAGTATGGAGATCTTGCAACTAGAAATCCCGCTTCTTTCTGGAATGAAGAAAAGGAAGCTAATTACTTAGAAGAGAGTAAATTAGAAGAGGAATCTTCTAATCAAAAACCAAAGATAAAAATAGGTGAATTTTTTGTAACAAAAAAACTATTTAATAAGAGTAAGATCAAAAGTTGTCCATCATGTGAGAAACTTTTGATGAAAACTAGAGACGATTTATATTTAAATAAATATGGCATGTGTGAAGTTTGTTTTTATTTACATGTCGATGGGAGAGAGATAAATGGGTAAGTCAACATATGAAATCATACAAGCCATTAAGCAAGCGGAAGCAAATGCTTATGATGGAGCCAAAAATGAGAAGGGTGAAGACCTAAAAGTCGGACTTAAAAGAGAAAAGGGTGATGTAATCTTAGATACCAGGATTATGGATGCTTTCGGTTTAAAGATTGTTGGTAATCTCTTAATGCTTAATTATAGTACAGAAGCTAAGATTAAAGAAATTCATCAAATGGGGCTTGCTAAGTATAAGACAGAGACAGAGAGCACCCTCAAATCTATTGTTTCCTATCTTAAGAAGGAATACAAGAAGATAACTGGCGATGCTTTGACTTTAACTAAGCATGGTGAAGTTGATATTCGAATTGACCCAATTTCAAAAATAAGAAACAGTATCAAAGCTAACTGTTCCTATAAGATTGGTGGCATCAAAGAAGTGGAACAAAGTAAGGGTGCAAAGAGTTGGGAGGATGCTGTAAAGGATATGTATTCAACACTGAAGAAAGAATCCTTTGACAAATCCATGGCTAAAGACCAAGGCAATAAATTATTTAGAAACCTTGGATAACAAATGAGTTACAGACTTACAAAAGCCCAGAAAAAAGCAGAGCTTCTTAAGTGTGGTAAAGACCCTAAATATTTTATTACAAATTTTGTTAGAGCACCACACCCTCTTCTTGGTTTAATTCCATTAGCATTGTATGATTTTCAAAACGATGTTGTTGATGATTTAACAGACCATCGTTTCAATATCGTATTAAAATCAAGACAGCTTGGAATCTCAACTGTCACATCAGCATATGTTTTGTGGATTATGCTTTTTCATGAAGAAAAAGCAATTATGACAGTTGCTACTAAGCTTGGTGTCGCAGCAAATATTTTAAGAAAAGTTGTCAAGATGTATGACTCTATTCCTGATTTTTTTAAAGACGAAGTAGTCGTTAAAAGGAATGAGCATAGGTTTGAACTAGGAAACGGTTCTTTCATTTACGCATCTGCCACTGGACCTGATGCAGGACGTTCCGAAGCCTTGTCTCTTCTGATTATTGATGAAGCTGCTGTTGTAGACGGCTTAGATGAGATGTGGGAGTCTTTAGGGCCCACCTTGACACGAGGAGGTAGTTGTATTGCTATCGCTACCCCAAAGGGCGCACAGGGGTGGTTCTATGAAAAATGGATTGAAGCTGAGGATGGTGCGAATCTATTCAACCCAATTAAGCTTCCATGGTATGTCCACCCGGAACAGACAAAGGAATGGTACGAGCACGAAACCAAGAACATGAGTTCGAAGCAAAGAGCTCAAGAGTATGAGTGTGATTTTTCCTTATCTGGTGACACATTTATCGATCCAGTTTATCGTGAAAGAATTGAAAAAAAACAAGTAATGACACCTAAGAAGAAGATTGGTCCTGGGGGCAACTATTGGATCTGGGATGAACCCGAAGACGGGGAGACATATTTGATCTCTTCAGACGTTGCTCGTGGAGATGGTGGGGACAACTCAACAGCAGTAATCGTAAAACTTAGCAATATGGTTCAAGTTGCAGAATTTACTGGACAAGTTGCACAAGAAGAACTGCCTCGTTTACTGTTTGATATTGGTGTTGATTATAACAATGCTTTATTAATTGTAGAAAATAATACTTTTGGTTGGGCGGTTTGTAAAGAATTAGAAGCTATGAACTATCCAAACCTTTATTATCAAGATAGGAGCACTTACCAGTATGTTAATCCAATCAAAGCAAAACGCTCGTCTGGTTGTATAATAGGGTTTTCGCAAAAAGGCGAGATTATTCGAAACTTGTCTTTAGGTAAATTAGAAGAGATGGTTAGAAATAATCACATTACGATTAGGTCAGAAAGAGTTACGAAAGAAATGCAGGCTTTCATTTGGAAGAATGGTAAGGCACAGGCAGCTAAGGGTAGGAAAGACGATCTTATGATGTCTCTTGCTATGATCTGCTGGGTTAAAGAAAATGGTGCGCTCACTACATCTACTCTAAAAAACAAAAAAACTGCTGCGATGAGAGCTGTCCTTGCTGTAAACAGAACCTTTAACACTGCAATTCCTGGCATGGTAGGATACAAAGCAAGAAATTCTAATCGACAACATACCGAAGCTCAAAGAATTGCAGCAAAATATAAATGGGTACTTAAATAATGGCTGATCAAAGACAAAATCCGAAAAATGAAGTGTCACCACTTTTTAAAAAGTTAACTAAAATGTTTTCCGGGCCGCTTGTAAACTACAAGTCCCAAATCCCAAGAAACAATAAAAAGAGAAAGCTTGATAAACATGGAAGTGATTTTCGTTCTCTTGAAGGTTATAAATTTAAAAGGCGAGCATACAACGCTTTTGATAACTTAAATACAAAACATATGAACCAGATTGGTAGAGCGGAGCGTTACTCTGACTTTGACCAAATGGAGTTTTATCCCTTACTACACTCAGCGATGGATATCTATGCTGATGAAATGACGACTCATAACGAGTTGGTCAAACTTCTCAAGATTGATTGCCCAAACGACGAGATTAAAGACGTATTGGATGTTCTTTTTTACAACGTTCTAAATATTAATGACAACCTATTCGAATGGTGTCGAACTATGTGCAAGAATGGAGATTTCTTCATGTATTTAGATGTCAATGATGACATGGGTGTTAAAAACGTAATCGGGCTTCCACCAGAAGAAATCGAAAGACTTGAGGGCGAAGACCAGACCAATGCTAATTATGTTCAGTTTCAATGGAATGCCGGTGGGTTAACTTTTGAAAACTGGCAAATTGCTCACTTTCGTATCCTAGGAAATGATCGCTATGCTCCTTACGGAACCTCAGTTCTTGAAGGAGCAAGACGTATCTGGCGTCAGTTAACTATGATGGAAGATGCGATGATGGCGTATCGTATCGTTAGGGCACCAGAAAGGCGTGTGTTCAAGATTAACGTGTCTGGTATCCCTGATGAAGACGTTGAACAGTTCGTTCAGAGTATTATCACAAATACTAAACGACACCAAGTTGTAGATCCTGATAGTGGCCGTGTTGACTTACGTTATAATCCCCTGGGAGTTGAAGAAGATATCTATCTACCATTCGTTGAAGGCAGTGAGCACTCAATCGATGTCCTACCTTCTGGTCAGAACACTGCACATATTGAAGATGTTGAGTATCTTAAGAATATGCTTCTATCTGCAATCAAGATTCCCAAGGCCTATCTTTCAATGGGTGACGATGGGGGAGAGGACGGTTCAACTTTATCCCAGAAAGATATTAGGTTTGCAAGAACGATCCAAAGATTACAAAGAAATGTAGTTGCACAACTTGAAAAAATTGCAATCGTTCATTTATTTACTCTTGGATATAGAGGTGAGGATGTAATCTCATTTACTCTATCTCTAAATAATCCTTCAAAACTATCGCAACTTCAAGAGCTTGAGCACTGGAGAACCAAATTAGAAGTAGGATCCTCAGCCAAGGAAAGTTTCTTTTCTGAAGCATGGGTTGCTCGTAATATCTTTAATCTTTCTGACGATGAGTTTGAAAGAAACCACTACGAGAAATTCTCAGATAAGAAGTTTGAGATGCAGATCGCTGCAATCGAAAAAGAACCAAACTTTGCAGGCGGTGGTCACGGCACAAGTCTTGGTGGAGCAGGCGCAGGTGGGGAAATTGGCGACGAATTCGCTACAGGAACTACATTAAGCCCAGAAGCAGAAGAAACAGAAATGATGGGATCCGAAGAGATGGGTGGGGACGCCGCTCCCGCTGCTGAGGAAGAAAAGAGTCCTTTACTGGCAGCTCCTGGTGAAGAAGCTCCAGCGAAAAGAGTTCCTGATGGATATACTACTACTTTAAGATCTAAAGGTAAGAATTATAAACCAGCTATTTCAGATCGAAGAAAAAGTTCAGGCCCTCGTGAAAAGAATTATAGAGCTATGAGTGGTACGAAAACCTCTCTTCCAAGAGCAACAACTACAAAAAACTTTAGTAGAGTTCAGTATGGATTAATGGAGAGTAAAGATACTATTTATAGTAAGCTTTTGAAGCTAGAACAGCGTCAAGAGGATATTCTGGAGAATCATAAAGATGAAGATACGACACAATAAGAAAAGAAATACCGCTTTTCTTTACGAAGCTTTAATCAGAGAAATGGTCAAAGCTTCTATCAAGAACGATAAAAAACGAGCTAAGTTAATAAAAGATATTATTTTAGAATACTTTAATACAAACAGTATACTCGGTAAAGAGTTGCTAGCTTATAAGGCGATTAATGAAGCCAAAGGGATGCACCCTATCGATGCAGAAAAAGTCATCCACGAGTGTAAGAGAGTTTTTGCCAATCTTGATCGTAAAGAATCATTTAATGTAAACAGCAATCTTATCTCTAAAATCAATAAAGAGCTAGGCGCTAATGTTTATTCTAATCATGTTCCTAACTATAAATTTATTGCGTCGTTGAATCACATATTCAACGACTCAGCTTCAATCAGTTCAAAAGTATTGATGGAGCGAAGAATCTTGAAAAAGATGACTGGCGTAGTTGAAAAGAAAGAAACAAAGCAGAAAGCAGTAGATGAACTTGTAATTAAGTCTTACACAAAATCATATAATAAGAAATACAAGGCAATGCTTCCAGAGCAGAAAGAAATGGTAAAGTTTTTTATTAATGAGAGACTAGATACTATTGAGTTTAAAGTTTTTCTAAATGAACAACTGGACAAGATTAAAAAGACCGTTCGTGATGGTTTGAAACTAGAAGAAGTGAAAGCTGATTCTAATATGCTTGAGAACTCTATGAAGGTATTGAATATCTTAGAGAGCTTCCGTGGGAAGCAAGAATATACAAAAGAAGACTTTTCAACAATAATGCATATGCAAGATCTAGCAAAGGAAATTACTAGCTAATGGCAATACAAGTAACCATAAACAAGAACGTAGTAGATGCCCTCGGAGGCCCAACTGAATCCGAGGCTCCTGATATTGTTGTTGATATTAAAGGTGCTTTTCTAAAGATTAAGCTCAATGCGAGAAAAACCCTAGACGGCAATATCATAATTTATGATCATAAGCACCTAGACATCATCATTATTCCTTTTAAGAATAAGATCCTTACCTTACCGAAGAAGAATAGAAGCACCGATTCATTCTATGTTCAGAAAAGATATTTTGATTTTTTAAAGAACAAAGGTGTTATTGTATATGACTCGGTGAGAGGCGGTTCTGTATATGGCTCTCTTGAGGCGTTCTATCCAGTAAACAAACAAGTAGATGCTCTACAGGTTGTGTTGTTGGTAACAAAAAGATTTTTAGAACAGGACAAGAATAAATATCAGACTTTTGATGAGTATCAAGAAGACGTTGACAACATGTTCTTAGAGCCAGAAGATGACGATTCGACAGAACTAGGTGAGGTTCCACACTCAGAAGAAAAAGGAACGATTGATCCAAACTTCAAGCCTTACGGCATCTTATATAGGATATGAATAATGATAGGATTCAGTAATAAAAAAGGTTTGGATTCTCCACCAAGCATGTGGGACGCTAATGCTAGTGCAAATGTAAAAATTGCTTCATTTCTTGTTAAAAACGATAGGCTTGAGGTTTTATATCGTGATGTTCTGACAGAACATCGTTTCATCTTTCAAGGCTACAAAGAGACAACCTTATACTAAACTACTGATCCGATCAGTAGTAAGATATGTTTATGATTGAATTTATATTATTTACCTTTGGCCTAACACAAATATTATTATACGGCTCTATTTTTGATAGAATTCGTCCTGATTGGAATCTGTTTAAGTGTCCTCTTTGTATGGGATTTCATACCGGATGGTTCGGATATTTATTTTTATACACTATTAGTATATTCCCTATATTGTCATTACCACATTTATTTGTCTATGCTTTCATAAGTGCTGGTATTAATTATGTATTGGATAGAGTGTTTGACGATGATGGAATAAAAATAGATTTAAGCAAACAATAAACTATTTATAAGGAAGAACAATGAATAATCATGTAGAGATAAAATGGTTCCTTCAACCACCAAGGCTTTGTAAAAAAGGTTGTTATATCGTGCGGGTAACGCCCGCTGGAGAAGTGAATGTCCAAAATCAAACTAAAAGTCTCTGACCTAAGAAGGTTGATCAAAGAAGAGACAGAGAACCTTCATGCGGAAATCCGCAATAACAAAGAAGCCTTACTTGAGTCGCTTGGCGAATTTGAACAAATCGAAACCCAAGAACTTCTTAGCGAGGCTATCAAGATCATGAGCAACGAGCAGGTTGCTATCTTACTAGGGATGTCAGATGAGTAATAAATATGTTCTTACAGAGTATCGAGTGTTCGATAATAGCCACCCAGAACTATTAACCGAAGCTGAAAAGCTTGAAATGGCTAATGGTTCCGTTATGTATCTCACTGGTGTTATGCAGAGAGCAGACGCTGAGAATGGAAATGGAAGAGTCTACCCGATGGAGATTCTTGAGCGTGAAGTTGAGAACTATAAGAAACTCGTAAAAGAGCATCGCTCATATGGTGAATTAGATCACCCTGATAGTCCTATTGTAGAACTACAAAAAGCTTCTCACTTCGTAACTCACATTGAGATGAAAGGTAAAGAAGTCATTGGCAAGATTAAGTTGATGGATACCGATACAGGCAGGAACGCTCAAGGTATTGTAAGAAGTGGCGGAATGCTTTCGATTTCATCACGAGGACTTGGCTCTACAACTCAGAAGAATGGTAAGACTTATGTTCAAGATGATTACCAATTAGTATGTTTTGATCTTGTCTCAGAGCCTTCAACGGCTGGTGCTTACATGCTTAAGGAAGGAAAAGTTCCTTCAATAGATAATAAAGGGGACCGAATCAATAGAGCCCTAAACAACGTATTGCGTTCATGGAATAAATAATGACCAGTAAGAGAGCTAAAATGAAGATGATGATGAAGCCGATTATCAAGGAATTGATTGCAGAGCTTCTATTTGAAGAAGGTGTCCTATCTTCTATTATTAGAGAAGTCGCTATTGCTTCTGGTCCAGTTCTCACAGAATCAAGAAGCGCTCCTCAACGAAGAGCCAAGGAGCTTCCAGAAGGTGCACAGGCTAGAGAATCTAGAGAAGCCAGTGAGGCTATGATTCGTAAGATTAGAAACGAAGGCTCAAGAGAAGTAACTTCCTCAAGAGCACGAGACCAGTTTGAAAAATCAGGTATGGGAAGTTTCTTTGAGGGCACTGCACCTCTCAAAACAAAGGGTGTTGTCAATGAAGGACGAAGTGGCGGCGGTGGCTTAACTGCTCCAAGCCCACTCGCAGGCATAGACCCTGATGACGAAGGTGTCAACATCGACGCGCTTGACAAACTACTCGGAAATAAATGGGGTGAAATCGCTAAAAGGTTGGAGGACTAATTGAGTAACGAAAGAAAAACACATAAAAAAGCACCTGTTAACGTTGAGGTTATCAATCATGGACGTGACAGTTTTAAGGTGATCCGAAGATTTATGAAGAAAGTCAAGAATGAAGGACTGATGCAAGAGCTAAGAGATCGTAGATATTATGAAAAACCATCAGAAAAAAGACGTAAGCGCAAATTAAGAAGGATTAAAGTTCTTAAAAAATTAAGAAAGGAGACAGAAAAAAATGCCGGATAGCAATATACAAGTAAGAGTTGGTCTTGGAAATGTTGGTTCTTACCAAGTTAGTGGAGTTCCGTTTGCTTCAAGCTCAATCGCCTGTGCGATAAATTCTTCAGCACCAACACAAGTTTCATTTCCAAATGTAACTAAAGAAATTATAATTAAAAACACCAGTGGAGTAAGTGTAGATTTGCGTGTCGGGTTTAGTGAAAATGGAGTATTTGACGCTCTTGGCGAGAAGTATTTCTTTACTCTTGCAAATGGAGAATCTTACAGCTCTTCAGTAAGATGCACAAGTGTATTCTTATTATCAGACAGTGGAACTATCCCAGCATCAGCTAGTGTAATAGCCGCTTTAACCGGAATCCCTGCGAGTAGACTACCTGAAAACTGGTCAGGCTCAGTTGGAATTGGATAGTTCTGTGGAATTAAAGATTTTGTTAACTATTTATAATAGTTATTTAAGGAGAAAATATTAATGTCTTCAATGTTAGGCCAAGCGATAATAGATGTAGAAGAACTAAAAAGAATTGCCAAAGAAAAGGCAGAGCAAGATATTATCGAGCAATATTCTTCTAAAGTAAAAAATGTTATGGAGGAGCTTCTTCAGAAGAGTCTTCTTAACGAAGATGAAACCCCTTTCGAGGATGAAGACCTAGGCGGCATGGACGATATGGGCGGCATGGACGATATGGGTGGCATGGACGATATGGGTGGAGAAGCTGGTGGTGATGCTGGCGGGCCTATCGAGTTTGGCGACGGTGGCGACGGTGAAGTCGGTGGAAAAGAAATTGGTGCTAGTGATGATGGTGATAGCACGCCTTCACTTCCACTTGCTGCTCTTGACGGCGAAACAATCGGAAGCACAACTTTTCCTAGCGAAGATGAGATGATTGAGATTGACTTAGATAACATTGGAGAAGAAGAGTTCGGAACCTCCGAGAATGAATTTGGTCAAAAAAGCCCATGGGGACATGATAATGATGACTCTGGTGAAGGCGAGAACGGCGGAAGCTTCCTGAATGAAAGCGCTGATGGCGTAACCGAAGACAGGATATTTGATCCAAACAAAGAAGAAGACAAAGAAGAAGACAAAGAAGAAGTCCAAGAAGAAGGCGTTGAAGTAGATTACCAAAATGTAAAAACTCCACATGCTCCCTTCGGCTCCAACAATGAAGAAGACGAGATTAACTTAATGCTCTCACAACTATGTGATGAAGCAGAAGAGTTGGAAAGCAAGAACAAAACAATCAAAAAAGAAAGTCGTGCTAAGAGTCAAAAGCTCGCAGAAACTATGAAAACTAACGATAATCTTAGGAAAGATATTAAAAAACTAGTTGAAGCTATGAAAATGGTAAACAAGGAACTAGTTACTATAACGAACAATTATGAAAAAAGCAATAAAACTGTAAAGTCACTTAAAGCTAATTTCAATATGTTACAATCAGAGAGCAAGAAATTGTTCTTTAAAAACCAAGTTCTAGAAGATAGGACCTTGAATGCAAGACAGCGAAAGCAGATTGTCGAGGCTATTGAAAGAGCGAAGTCAGGTGAAGAAGCGAAAATCGTTTACGAAACGCTTCAAAGCACAGTGGAAGGAAGACGAGTACGCTCCGAACCGAAATCACTTAGCGAGGCCATGGATAAGAGAGCTTCACCATTGTTGTCAATTAAATCTAGACAACGACCTCTAGAGCCGCCAAAGACAAACCATCGTATTACTCGATGGAAAGAATTAGCGGGTATCTAACTAACCAACTTTAAGGAGTTAAATTTATTATGAGTACAATCGTAGAAGCATTAACTCGTGATGTTGTACATACAGACCGTAAGGCAGAAGGCGCAGCTCTCATCAAGAAATGGGAGAAAGTCGGCTTGCTAGAAGGTCTTTCAACAGAGCGAAGCAAAATTAACATGTCGGTTCTATTAGAGAACCAAGCTAAGGAACTTCTTCGTGAAGCTTCCTCAATGAGTGCCGGTGACGTAGAAGGTTTCGCATCAGTTGCGTTCCCAATCGTCCGTAGGGTATTCGGTGGTCTTATTGCAAACGAGCTAGTCTCGGTTCAACCAATGAGTCTTCCATCTGGTCTTATCTTCTTCCTAGACTTTGTCTACAGTGGTAACACACCTGAGAAACTACACAACGGCGCAGTTGCCGGTGCATCACTATTCGGTGGTGGCGTAGTTGGTAAGGGAATCACTGGTGGTGTTGACCTTTCAGGTGATAACGCTGAGACTTCTTTTTATGGCCTTAACAACGGCTTTTCAACTGCTACAGGTAGTATTAATGCGGGTGAAGCAGACACTAACGTCCAGAATGTCGCTCTCCTTGGAACAGAGACTCTTGTTAGCGATCTATCAGCTCTTGACAAGAAAGTTCTTCGTTATGATCCTGATGTTCTAGGTTCAACACCAAGCGATATTATCGCTGCTGTAGTTGTTACCCTATCTACTGCTGAGATGGCTCAGATTGATGGTAGCAACTTAGTTACTATCGACCTAGTATCTTCAAGTACAACATCCGACGTTCGTGTTCCTGTTGACGGAGCTCTTGGAGCTACTGAGACTAAGGTTATTCGTAGATTAACTCACAAGGGTGCCTGGGATGCTACAGCAACTACACTTTCAGATGAAGATACGAAGATTACTTTTTATCTACAATCCACTACTGCTGGTGGATTGGTTGCTGCTAATGTTGCTGGCAACCCTGGCTTAGGCAATACACTTAAGTTCTCACGTAAGGATTCGTGGGGTCAGGGTAACTCAGTAGGTTCAGTTCTAGCCGAACTTCTAGTCCAAGAAGGGGCGGGTTCTAGTTCGGTAGCTGGTGATGAAAAAGATGGTCACAACCGTACCATCTCAGAAATCGACATTAAGCTTGACTCTATCTCGGTAGACGTTAAGACTAAGAAGTTGAAGGCTAAGTGGACTCCTGAGCTTGCTCAAGACATCAACGCTTACCACAACATCGATGCTGAAGTTGAGCTAACTGGTATTCTTTCAGAGCACGTTGCTCTTGAAATCGACCAAGAAATCCTTAACGAGCTCGTTTCCGGTGGAACTGGCGGAACTCTTTACTGGAGTCGTCACGCTGGTAACTTCTTGAACCGTGAAACTGGTGCATCTGTTGTATCAGCTACTGCACCACCTGACTTCACAGGTAACGTGTCAGAATGGTACGAGACTCTTATTGAGACAATCAATGATGTGTCTGCACGTATCCACAGAAAGACACTTCGCGGTGGAGCTAACTTCCTAGTAACCTCACCTGAAATTGCTAACATTCTTGAGTTCACTAGTGGATTCAGAGCAACTGTAAACATGGAAGACCTCAAGGGTGGCTCCGTTGGTGCAGAGAAGGTTGGTTCACTTTCACGCAAGTGGGATGTGTATGTTGACCCTTACTTCTACCGTAACGTAATTCTGGTAGGACGTAAAGGCAAGTCATTCCTAGAGTCTGGCTTTGTATACGCACCTTACGTGCCACTACAGACTACACCTACTATCTTCGGAACAGAGGACTTCGTACCACGCAAGGGTATGATGACTCGTTACGCCAAGAAGATGGTTCGTCCTGACATGTATGGCCTTGTTGTAGTGCAAGACTTAGTATAATCTAAGATAAACTAACAGAAAAGCCCCTTGGAGAAATCCAAGGGGCTTTTCTTGTATTAGGGCTCCTAGCAAACTATTTATATCACTAGAGGACTTCAATGCTAAAATTAACAATCAATAACAAAAAAAAACTAATAAGTGAAATTAAGGGTAACAACCAAAAACTAGAACAAGTTGTTTCTAGAATGGATAAAGGATACCTTGAAGACTATCTTGTAGATATTTTTGGTGATAAAAACAGGTTTGCTGTCCGGTCAGAAGTTAGTCTTGGCCTAACACACCCTGTATGGAAAAATATACTTTCATCGTTTGAGATTGATAAAAAAGGAATTTCTAGGTGGTGGTATTATAATGAATATACTAAAAATACGGAAACTAAAAGTAAAAAACTTGGTAAGCACTTAACAGATCTTGTTAGGGTGTCTAAGCCTCTGCTGGCAATTCGTGAAAAGAGAGACGAGGACTTTTTCAAGTTGTCGGACTTGAGATTTAATCTGAGGAAAGTTGCGCAAGATCTTAGGGATGAGGCCATTAATACTTTAAGGTATCCTGGGTCAAGGGCAACCTTGGAGCGGGATGCTGGTGTTCCTTTTAATGCAAGAGCGGAAGGTGCCATTATACAATTTTTTGAAATCAATAGAGAAGAATTATACGAAGTTTTTGCTTTCTTTGACAAAATCGCTTTTGGTGCGTTTAAAGATAATTATGAAGTTTATGCAGAAACAAAAGCTCAAGAAGAGAAAGCTCTTACTCTTATCGGGTTCGTTATTGAAGAGTTTGATTACATTATCGATAATCCACAATTATATAATGCATCAATTATGAAACAAAAACTAGGCGCATTAGAGAAGGAAATAGTTAAGAGAAGAGAATGGCTTGCAAGAAATGAAAAACATGAAGAGGAAGAGATATCGGCTATAAAAAAGTTTAAAAACTTTGGTGGCGAAAATCGGCTATTAAAAAAGTATCAAACAATGTTAGATTGGTGGAATAAAAACTCAGAAGAAGCACTTAGAGATCTCAATGGTGAATCAACTAAAGACCCTGGGTTTGTCTATATCTTTTCAAAACATCCAATTGATGTCCTGAGAATGGGCGATCATGATGGTATTACATCATGCCACTCCCCATCACAAGGATATTTTAAATGCGCAGTAGCTGATGCGAAAGGTGGCGGTGCTGTCGTATATTTAATCAACTCAGACCAATATGATGTGCTTAACAGGGTTAATAGCAATTGGGAGAGGAGCAAAGAAGAAATCTTCTTTGATAAAGATCGCCCAGATAACCAAAACATGGAAGACGAAATCTCGAAAGGTAAGCTTGTTCCAAGTGCAAGATTCAGAATCCGAAGAATTGTTCATTATGAAAATGGAAGACCTGCAAGAGATTTTGGCGTGCCAGAGCTTCGAATTTATTCAAATAAGTTTACAGAGATAGGCGAAACTGTTCGGGCGAAGTTTCTAAAAGAAATAACAATAATTCTTAGAGATTTACAGAAAGAAGTCTTTCAGGCAGGTTTACCAGATGAAGAAGATCTAAAACTAGCTGGTGGTGATTATCAAGATACACCTCCTTCCAAACTATTCAAAAACTTCTTTGGATTAGAGTATGTGTCATCATATGTTCTTGATAATCATCCACTTGAGAATAAGGCAAATAGCACAAAACACTTATTTGCTCACTTTAAGAAAATATACGCCATTAATGAGGAATCCGAAGCTCATTCTAACCATACAACTTATAATTTTTATTCAAGCTTTGCCGAACACCCAGAGGATCGGGTATATCCAAACGAAACGGGGATGCCTTGGCGGGTGCAGTATTTTGAAGGAGGAAACAATGGAGATTCTCTTCAATTTGACATTGAAGACCCATTTCCAGGACTTGGAACTAAAGTTGGCTTTCTGATGCCACTCAACAAACACCAATCCAATAGATTTATTATGAGCTCCTATGTTGATCAGGAATTCCGAGGCTTTGTTATTGAACAATTTGTTAAATCTATATCATCTAAACCTTCTTATCTTAGAGCTAGGTGTTATAACCTAGAAGAAAACAATATTTTTGCTATTGATTTTGATGGAGATAAACAAGTCTTTAGTTTTCGTGGTATTGAGTTTTCATTTTCAGATTCTAAAGAAGACATATTAAGCAAATTGATAGAACATAGAGATAGCGAAATCAAGGCTTACGACAAGGTTAGTCAAAAATCGAAAAGAATTCTGGCCAAAAAGAATATAAACCCGACAAGCATAGTCAATAAAAATTTCGCATCAATCATTGCAACTTTCGAAAGCACCGACGAGTATTATCTTAAAAGTTTCTTCACTTCACTCGTTCAGAACTATAGAAACTTTAAGAAACAAGAAGCAATTCTTAGAGACGTTATTTTTGCTATCCAAAAACTTAATCCAGACTTTAGATTTGAATATAAATATTTAGAATGATCTAGTTATAAAAGAGGGACCATAGATGTCACAACCAATATTAACTCCAGCGAGTACAACAAGTACCACAATTTTATCAGCTTCAGCAACGCCTGCGGAGGCTGCTGCTTATGCTTTTAAAGCAGACGCTTATGCAGCAAATCAATATTTTTTATCAGGAGCGGCGGATCAGGTATCTTATACATATAAGAGATTGGGTGGCGATGTTCTTGATATCGAAATTGTTAATGATATGGTCTTCGAAGCATATGAAGAAGCAGTTGTGGAATATAGTTATCTTGTTAATATTCATCAAGCAAAAAATGCACTCCCGAGTCTTCTTGGAGACACTACAGGAAGTTTTGATCATACAGGACAATTAATATCAGGCGATTCCCTTGAAAACATTAATGTCGAGTTAAAGTATCCAAGGTTTGAAATGCCACATCCAAAAAGAGTCGGAATTGGACTTGGACGAGAAGGCGGGTTCGGTGGCGACGCTCAAATTCACACAGGTTCTTTTACTCCGGTGGTAAGACAGCAAGAATACGATCTACAGGCTTTAGTGTCTGATAGCCATCCAACTCTTGATATTGGAAATAAAAGAATTGTTATTCAAACAGTATATTATAAGACTCCAAGAACTATGTGGAGGTTCTTTTCATATTATGGTGGCTTGAATGTTGTTGGAAACCTTATGGACTATGGACAATACTCAGACCGCTCTACATATGAGATTGTTCCAACTTGGCAAAATAAGTTGCAGGCCATGCAGTTTGAAGACTCTTTATATACAAGAACTTCACACTACTCTTATGATGTGATTAATAATAGGTTGAGAATATTTCCAACTCCAGAAGCTTCATTGTATCCAGATAAGATTTATTTTAGATTTTATGTCCCAGCAGATGCTTGGGTTGAAGAGGCTGATCGCCAAACTGGCACTTCTGGTATCAACAATATGAATACACTTCCTTTTGCTAACGTACCATATACAAGCATCAACTCAATTGGCAAGCAGTGGATTCGTAGATATGGCTTTTCTGTGGCTAAAAGGATGCTTGGACGGGTGCGCTCCAAATTGGACAGCCTCCCCTTCTCAGGGCAAGATGTGACCCTGGATGGGAAAGACCTCATTTCAGAGGCAACAGAGGAACAAGAAAAGCTCAGAGAAGAGCTTAAAACTGTTCTTGACGAGCTTACTTATAATCAAGTGGCAGAGAATCAAGCAAAGATGGTCGAGGATTCCAGGAAGGCTATACGCGGAACACCTCTTAAGATTTACGTGGGATAAAAGTTATGTTTGAAAAGTGGAAACTATTTCTCGAAGCAAAATGCAAGACTCCTGGCGCAATCTATCACTTTAATATTAATAATAAAAGTGTTGGAGTTGAGGTAGAGTTGCCCTCTGAAATCGATCTTGATGAAGAGAAGGCTAAAGAACTTGAAAATGAAATACATGATGCACTAGAGAACATATTAGCGAGGTTTTTTGAATAATGGCAGACGAATGGACACAACCAGCAGCACCTCCTTCACCTCTTTTTACTGGAAAGAAAGAAAAGGATTTTGTTAAACAAGTAGCTGACGAAGTTATAGAAAGAGTTATTGGGCAAGCAATTATGTATTACCCAATAAGTATTGAAGATACCAACTTTCATCCCCTATATGGTGAAGCGATCGAAAAAACATTCCTTCCACCAGTCAGAGTGTATGCATTGGTTGAGTTAACAGAATATGTAACAGAAACAACAGATTTGGGTGTTGACCATAGGTCTTCCATTGTTGTTAACTTTCATAAGCGACGCTTAACTGAGGATCAAAATCTGTATGTCAGAGAAGGTGATTTCGTGCTCTATGACGATATCTATTATGAAATTGTAATGATCGGGGAACCAAGAAGGCTATTTGGTCAGATGGACTCCCGAATTGAAATCTCAGCAACCTGTATTAGAGCTAGAGATGGGAAGTTTAACGCGAAATGAAAACACTAGTTTATGTGCCATCAACAATAGAAACAGTAGATTACGCTCTGTATGACTGGTTAGAAGGTCTCAATATCAAAACGAGAACTAATAGTGGAGTCAGAGTGGTTCCGTTGGTATGGCTTTCCTCAGAAAGAGTCTTTCAGGTTAAGAATGATAAAGATTTACGAGAAGTAGATTCAAATTCAATTATCTTGCCAATTATAACAATTGAAAGAACATCTATGTCTAAAACTCCTGCCGGTGAGAGAGCTTTTCCTGGAAACGTGTTTCCGGTTAATGACCATCGCAAAGGGGCTGTAACTATATATAAGAAAATAGTTCAAGATAAGACTGCCAACTTTGCGAATGCAGATTCAAAACGAGTATATGGGCAAAACAACTTCCCTTTTGACAACAAGAAGGTGGTTAATAAGGCTATCTCCATCCCATATCCAGTCTTTATGAATATGAACTATACGATTAAGATTAGAACAGATTACTTACAACAGATGAATGAAGCAACAACTCCGTTTTATAGATATACAAGTGGTATCAATCAGTTTATTGTAAAACGTGATGGACATCGATATGAGGCCTTTCTTGATGATGACTTTCCGATTGAAAGTAATGCCTCTGGTTTAGGTGAGGAAGAAAAGAAGTTTGAAGCAACAATATCGATTAAGGTTTTAGGTTATTTAAGCTCAGACGATACTAATCAAGAATCCCCAGAAGTCGTAGTAAGAGAAAATGCAGTTCAAGTAAGAATGCAAAGAGAACGGAGCGTCCTAGACAGCGAATCTTTTTAGATGTTATCGAAATTGAGTCTTTATCAAACTATTTATTGTAGTGATTGCACACGAGATCTATTTAGGAGCAATTTATAATGGCAGAATCAGCAAAGAATTTTCATTTCAGATCCCCTGGGATTAAGACACAAGAAATCGACCAATCGGAGATCCCAAACGCTGCGGAAGCACTTGGACCCGTAATTATTGGACGTGCAAAACGCGGACCAGCGTTTAAACCTGTTAAAGTCAACTCCTTTGATGAGTTTGTTAAGATCTTTGGCGAGCCTGTTGCTGGTGGAACTTCAAATGATGTTTGGAGAGACGGCAATCTTACCTCCCCAATGTATGGAGTCTATGGCGCACAGTCTTGGTTAAAGAATGGTGAAGCTCTTACCTATGTTAGAGTTCTTGGTGATGCAAGTCCACAAGCAACTTCAGCCGGAAAGGCTGGTTGGACTGCTGGAGCTATTGGGACAGCGAAAGAGGCTGGTGGAGCTTACGGACTGTTTGTATTCCCATCTTCAAGTGCTGGCAACGTAGCTACTGCTCATTTGACAGGTGCTCTTGCTGCTGTCTTTTACATGGCCACAGGCTCAGGTGCTCCACAACTATCTGGTAACATCTATGCTGCACCAGGGCCAGTCGGTGCTACAACAGCAAGCAACTCTATCCTAATCGAAAGTAATAATTCAGGAGATTTTGTAATTCAATTTACAGGCTCTAACTTACCATCAAGTAAGACAACTTTTTCGATGACAAAGACGAAAGGCAACTTCATCAGAAAGGTATTTAATACCAACCCAACTCTTCTTGGAAGAAACAGTGAAACAGATGGTCAAGTTAACTATTTCCTAGGTGAAACCTACGAAGATACTTACAAGAGCGCAGTTTCAACAGGCTCTTATTTTACTGGTAGCGGTACTATCAGTTCTACTAAGTATGTCGGTGTTATCTTAGGCCTAATGAGTGGAAGTTCGGTAGCAAACCACTCTATTAATCAAAACAGAGCACTACAAAGCTCAACTCTTCCAAAATCAGGTTGGTTCTTTACTCAGCATTTGTCACAAGATACTGGTAGTTTTGATCCATCTAGCACAACTTTCTTTACAGATGGTACTGTAAAGAAGTTATTCAGATTCGTAGGTTTAGATACTGGCGAAGATCTTCAGAATAACTTCAAAGTATCTATCGCTAACATTAAGCCATCATCTAATGAAGATGTAGAGCCTTATGGAACTTTCGATGTTGAAGTTCGTAGAATTCACGACACTGATGAAAATATTTCCATGGTTGAAAGATACGTTGGGTGCACTCTGGACGTAAGCGCAGAATCTTACATTCTTAATGTAATCGGTGATAAGTACACAGAATACGACGATACAAAAGCTCGACTTATCGAGAAAGGCTCCTACCCAAATAAGTCTAAATACATTAGAGTTGAAATCAACTCAGAGTTTGAGAGTGGTTTCGAGCCATCATATGTTCCTTTCGGAATTACAGGTCCTACAAAGTATAAAAACATTGACATCGATTCCGATAGTGCATTACGCGATGCAACTACTGCTTGGGTTACTGGTGGAACTAGCGCAGTATATGGAGCTTCGGCAGATGCAATAGTCACAGGCTCGGGTGCTGACATTCCTAACTTAAAGATTATGTTCCCAGAAGTTCCTGTTAGAACATCAACCTCGACACTTACTAATATTAGACAAGGATATTGGGGTGCATACTTAACTCCTGATGGAACAGACGCTTTTAACAATTCAGTAAAAGACCACATTAGGTGCAAGCCAACTAATGTTGCTAACCATGATGAAGATACTTCAACAGTTTATCAATGGGTTATCTCACTTGACAACGTTAAGTATGATACAGCACCTGCTGCTAGTGCAAAAGGAGTTGGGACACTTGTTTACAGCAACTCTGCTAGGTATGATGGTTATTCGCTAACAGCAACAGCATCATTGCCAACTAACTACCCTGATAGTAGCGATGCCCTGCTTTCTTACAAAGCACCACTCGCTCTTGGAGTTGGTAATCTTACTTCAGTATTCTATGGTGGAACTAACGGCTTTGATATTACAGAGTCCGACCCTCTGAGAAATTCAAAGATTGCAACATCACCAACTTTAACAACAGATCCAGTTTATTACTCTTACAGAAGAGCGATTGACACGGTAAAGCATCCAGAAATTGCAGAGTATCACTTGATTGCAATCCCTGGAATGAATAACGAGAGTCTAAACAAAACTTTGGTAAACAACTCTGCTGAGAGATCTGATGCTCTTGCTGTCATCGACATTGAAGAGAGTTACTTGCCTCCTCATGAGAGACTTTATGATTCTAGTGATAGAAATGCTGCTCAAATGGGTGATATTCAAACAGCTCTTGAAACATTTAAGAGTTGGAAGATGAACTCAAGTTATGGCGCTGCTTATTACCCATGGGTTCAGATTAGAGACTCAATTAGTGAGAAATCTGTATGGGTCCCACCTTCTGTTGCTGCCCTAGGAGCTCTGGCTTACACTGACAAGGTTGGTGGTCAATGGCAAGCTCCTGCTGGTTTCAACCGAGCAGGCCTCTCAAGTGGCGAAGCTGGTCTTCCAGTAAGCAACGTAGCTCTTAAACTCTTTAGTTCTGATAGAGATGACCTATATGACATCAATATCAACCCAATCGCTTCATTCCCAAACCAGGGTGTTGTAATTTGGGGTCAAAAGACTTTGCAGGTTAAGAGAAGTGGACTTGATAGAGTTAACGTCAGAAGACTAATGTTGCACCTTAAGAGAGGAATCTCACTTATCGGTGACACAGTTTTGTTTGAGCCAAACCTTGATGACACTTGGAAGAACTTCAAGAGACAAGCAGAGCCATTTTTGGCAGAAATTAAGGCGAAATTCGGCTTGGTAGATTATAAGCTTGTTCTCGATGAAACAACAACAACACCTGATCTAGTCGATCAGAACATAATGTATGTTCAAATTTGGGTTAAACCAGCGAAATCAATTGAATTTATTGCAGTTGACTTCTATTTAACTACATCAGGCGCTACATTTAATGGATAAGGAGAATAGATAATGGCAACACCAATTTGGTCCCCAACCGCAGAGCCGATAAGAAAATTTAAGTTCTTATTAAATATCGCTGGTATTCCAACGTATATGATTAAGACTTCCGACAGGCCACAGCAGACTATTGGGCAGCAAGAACACAAGTTCTTAGCTCAGACTTATAAGTTCCCTGGACAAGTTACCTGGAATGACATTGGAGTTACAATGGTTGATCTTGTTGATGTTGAAGCTGCTAAGGTATTATACAAAGCAGTCAAAGCATCTGGTTATGTTGCTCCAAGTGATTACGATATGAGTGATAGCTCAAGTTCAAACTATTACAGAAGAACTCCTTCAAAGAGAAACGCTGTAAACTCACTTGGTAATGTAACTATCGAGATGCTAGATTCAGACGGTAAGGTTGTTGAAGAATGGAAGCTTCATAATGTCTGGATTAAAGACGTTAATAACGATGGAGTTGGATATGAAGATGAAGGCCTTATCAATTTAACACTGCAACTAGCTTATGATTGGGCTATTCTTACATAAACTATTTTACAGGCTATTTAGAGTATGGCATTTAAGTTAAATTTAGATTTACCCGGAGAGCTTGCTCGGTTTGCTTCTAATAAGCGGATCAAGCAGGCTCCTCTATTTCAAAAAGACATGTTCTTTGATGCTCAACAGGCACATCGATTCTTTTTGAATATGCATGGTATTAAAGCAGCATACATTTCAAATGTTGAAAGACCTTCCTATTCAATAGGAACAGAACAATATGTCTACCTAAACCATAAATTAAATTACCCAGGCCTAATTGAGTGGAGCCCTATTTCACTTACAATTAGAGAAATCTATACACCAGAAGCTTTTGGCTCTGTTTTGAGTAATCTAATGGCTAAATTAACTCATATTTCTTATGAGACACCAACAGATCTTAGTCCAGATTTTGCAAAAAATATCTCAAAACAGAATTTAACTCTTGCTATGGAAAATACTATAATAGAATCTCTTGATCATAATGGAGTAACCCATGAAGCCTGGAAGCTTCACGGTGCCATGATAACATCTCTGAAGCCTTCACGACTATCCTATGAAGAGGACTCTCTTACGGGCATTGATGTTACGATTGCTTATGATTGGGCCGACTATGCCTTCAAGGGCGTCTTTTTATAGAGGATTAAATGAGAGATAACGAGAACAGGCTTCAAGCCAACCAAAGTATGCCAACTCCGAGCATGCCTACATATACAGTACCAACAGATTTCGCAAAACTACCATCAGAGGGCAGGTTTTACCCACAAGAACACCCTTTGTATGGAAAAAAAGATGTTGAAATCAAGTTCATGACCACAAAAGAAGAAGATATTATTTCGAATGAGTCATATATTAAAAAAGGCATCACAGTTGAAAGATTATTGGGTAGTTTGCTGGTTGATAAGCGTATTGACCCAAAAACACTGCTCGCCGGGGATCAGAATGCAATTCTTGTTAATGCTAGAAAGAATGCTTACGGTCCAAACTATGAACTAAACGTATCTTGCGAAGTATGTGAGACCAAAAATGATATTGTTATAGATCTTAACAGTGATGACTTCGTAATCAAGTCAGATCCAGAGCTTGCAGTTACTAATTCGGGAACTTTCTTTGTAGAATTACCAGTAAGTAAATTAAAACTTGAACTAAGACTGCTGACAGGTGAAGATGAAGCCGAAATCGAGAAATCTTTGAAACAAAAGGCTGACGCTGGATTAGAACTAGAACCCTTATCCGCTCGACTGATGAAAATGATTGTATCAATTAACGGAAATGCATCCTTCCCGGTAAAAGCAGGTCTGGTCTCGCAAGGCTTGCTTTTGAGAGACTCAGATGCGGTAAAGGATGCACATTTTAAAGCGAATCCCGCTTATCGAGTAAGTATGGATGTTCCTTGTAAAATGTGTGGAACGCATATTAAGGGGGTTGTGCCCTTAACGGCTAACTTTTTTTGGCCTAACGGATAAATACGTTACAGAAATCTATGATGCTATTTTCGAGTTCACAATAAGAACTTCGTGGACATTCTTTCAATTGTATTCAATACCTATTAAGCTAAGGGATTATTATATCAATAAGCTTTATAATGAAAAGAAATAAGATACTAGTTATAGATGAGGTATTCTAATGTCAACAAAAGAAAATCAAGTTGCAGCATTCTGGAAAGCAGTTAGAAATGATAACACAAAAGCGGCAAGACGTGTTCTTGATGCGATGCCGAGCGGAACTGAAACAAACAAACTCAGGAAATATCTATCAAGTATAAAAGCAAGTGGCAACAAGAGTTTTAAACAGAATGTAAAAGATGAATTTAACCTCAATGGATTTTCATCTTTCGGTGAAACTATTCGCACCTTGACACAGAAATCATATAATCTTTCAAAAGTAGTAGAAACAAATCGCATTGAGTTGCAGAAATCCTTCGGGAAAAACTCAGCATTTACCAGAGAGTTTATTGTAAATCTTGAGAAGAAAGGTAGAAATCTTGCGGACCTGGGATCCTCTTTCGATGAGCTTACCGAAGTTTCCACTGCTTTCGCAGAAGGCTATGTTAAAACTGCGACAAAGCCTATGTCCAAGACTATAGATCATTATAGTGAATTTGCGATGGTCAATAAAAGATTTGGTTTTGGTGTTAAAGAGACTGTAGAGTTTGTGAACAAGCTGACTACTGGGGCAAATTTAGCAGGAAACAAGATTCGTGACCTAGGTTCAAGAATGTTTCAAGCTCATAGGGAGACTGGCGTTCCTTACGGAACCCTTATGCGGGATCTTACAAGCAACTTTTATGATTTATCTGATCAAGTTACTAAGGTTTCAACGAGTAGTGTTTCAAAAGAGTTTATGAAGTTCTCTGCTGTTGCCAGAAGGACTGGTGAAAGTGTCTCAACTCTTATTGGAATGACGAAACAATTTGATACTATTGGCACTGGTATGGCTGCCGGTGGTAAAATGAACAGGTTGCTACAACACTTTGGAAGCTCATTTGACACAGCCAAAGCCATGTTGATGAACCGCTCAGATCGTATGAAATATATTATCTCAAGAGTAGCTAAAGCCGGTGATCGATTTAGACAAGGCTCAGAGCACCAAAGAAGAGCTATGATGGTAGCTTTTAGAGATACTGGCTTACCAGAAGGCCTTATCAGACAAGCCCTCGCTGTAAAAAGTGCATCAGGAATTCAAGCCCTGATGGAAAGGACTATGAAAACTAGTGGCGGTAACAGTGCCAAAGGTGCTATGAGAGATCGAGCAGGTGAAATGACATCAAGGGCTCAAAGAGAGAGGGCTAGATATGATGGTCTGTTAAAAGCAGCAGTTTCTCTTGAGAGAATCACTTCGAAAGTTGAAAGAGGAATCACTCTTACTTTCAGGAAAGTGATCCCAACCTTACTCGGTAAGTTATTCGATAACAAAATTGGAAAAAGTTTAGGAAATATTAGCTCAGGATTTGAAGAAAAAGTTAACGAAATACTTGAAAAAGGCCTCCGAGCAAAATTAGGAGGCCTTAACGGCCCGGTTACAATTAATTGGGCAGAAGAATCAAGAGTTGGTGAGATCCAGGCGAATACACTTAAGATCAGAACCGTCGAAAACCAAGCTTCTCAAGAGCGCAGCCGAATAAAAGAAAGACGAGATGCCGAATCTCACTCACATCTTAGTTATTTACCTATAATAGCAAGGCACTTGGAAAGAATAGCATCTAGGAGCGGACAACCAGTTGCGCCTGTTAGGCCTAAAAGAATAGGAGAATAACAAATAATGTCAAGTTTCGAACTATCAGGTCATATACAAAAAGCAATAGCAGCAGCTAATGCAAGCCCAACAGAAGCATCTTTAAGAACTAAGTATCCATTTGCAAATGTTATTATACAATTTGCTACAAGAAAAGAGGCTGCTCCTGTTATACTGCCAGCTTATGTTAAGACTGTGGATAATAGTTTTACTCCTGGTTTCTCAAACGTTGAGGTCTATGGACGTATGGATCCAATCCCAGTTTACTCAGGAACTACAAGAACTGTGACTCTAACACTTGGGTTGCCAGTTTTTAGTGAGACTCACGGTCTTTACCTGCTTGAACAAATGAATACTATAGCAAAAGGCCTTTATCCGACTTATGAAAACTCTCAAGGGAGTCTAATTATTAATAGCCCTCCTCTTTGGAGATTAAAGTTTGCAAACCTAATTTGCAACCCAGTAAACAATAAACTTGGCCTACTTGGATATGTAAATGGTGGCCTTAATATGTCCCATGCTATTGAACAGAAAGGAGTTTTCGTTTCATCTGAGGATGGACAAGGTCTTTTGATTCCTAAATCTTGGGAACTTAGTTTAAGTTACAATGTATTACACGAAAAAACTCCTGGGTTTGTAAAAGGAAAGTTTAAGGGTGGAGACAGTTTTCCACATAGCACAGGCTTTGAAGAAGTATTGGTCGACACAGTAACCGATGCGCTACCTGAAACTAGCGCAAAGAATACTGCAAGATTTTTAAACTCTCCAGAAAGCATGAAAATTTTGGAGAATTAAATGCCAACATCAAGATACGAAAAATCAGAAGACACTGTTATCACGGATTTAAGATACAAGCAGAAATTCAACTCAAGATGGATGCCTAATGGAATTTCTGTTTTAGAAAACCCAGAACTTCATTACCCAACTGATATTGAAAAACAAGATCTAACGATTGCCAGTATCAGGTGGAAACTTGGAGATCGTCTATATAAGTTAGCTCATACTTATTATGGAGACTCTTCATACTGGTGGATTATAGCTTTCTATAACAAAAAACCAACAGAACAATCAATCGAGATTGGCGATCTAATTGAAGTCCCAACGTCCCTTACCGACATCCTCTCAATTTATGGTGTATAATGAAACACGTTTATTTTCCGATAAATAACCTGAATTCTCAGGGATGGATTACTGATTTTATCACAAGTAAGATTAGTAGAAGCCCAAGAGATCAGTTGGCTAACGCTTTCTATGGAAATGTAGATCATAAATCTAAGATCTTTAGTATACATCCTAAATTTCATGACGAGATTCAGAGTAGGTGTCTAACTCCAAAGACTAGGAAGGACTCTGTCGAATATGCTAAATATCTAAAGTTTATGTCTAATATTAGACCAGAGCAAGTTGCGGCTTTATACCCAAAACTACAATTAAGTTATATCTACCAGAAAGATAAGAAATCACCAAAGGTTAAAATCCCATTCCCATTCAGACTTACAACTGATGTTGACTCCATACTAGAAAACGCATTTAGTCGTGGTGATGGTTCTGGTATTCAAAGTATGACAACCAAAAGAGAATTCAAATATCTTGGAGATGTTATGAATGTAGAGGTAGACTTGTCTTTCTACTTTCAAAGTATGTCTACTTTTACGAAAGAGATTGAGCACAAGAAGTTACCATCTGGTGTGAAGTTCAGCTTCATTAAATTAATTTCTGCTTTAAAACCTAACGAAAAAATTGAACTTGAATATGGTTGGGGCGCTAGTCATGGAGTTGAAAACGCTCTGATCCCGACAGCAATGATTGAAGCAATTAATAAATATGAAACAAAGAAGTTTTTATTGCACTATATTAATCACGACCTATCTTTTGAGAAGGATGGTTCGATTAGTCTAAGAGGAACCTACTATTGGAGTGGAGAAGCTGGGCTATATGCACAAGCAGAGCTTACCGATATTGATAAAAAGAAAATTGATGGTATGGATAATATTGAAGTCTCTAAGAAGCAAAAGAAGATATTGAAAAAGGCTGCTGCTTATAAATCTAGTATAAAAATAATAGAAGAGTATCTTAAAAACACAAAACCAATAAAGAGAAATAATAACCCTGTCACTCTTACCGAGGATGATTTTTATGATGAACTTCTAGATGAGCTTGATGGGCCAAGAATATCCTCTGGTTTTCTAGAAAGACAAAATAGATTATCCAAATCAGATAAAAGCCTCAAGGCTCTTAAAAAAGTAAGACGAAAAAAAGACAGACTAAATAAGAAGTTAAACTCTCTTAACCGAGAAATAAGACAAGGGTTGTCAGGATTTATTATTGACAACCTTATACTTGAGCATAAAATGTTTCATGTTAATTTTAAAACAAGCAAATCTAATGCTGTCGTAGACAATATCTATACAGCCGAGGCCGATATCAGCAAGATTATGTATGTTGATGGCAAGAAAGAAATTTTTAAGATAAAAACTATTCAAGATCAAGTCCGAGTTGAGAAGATCCAAAAAGCATACACTCTTATGTATGATAAGATTTTTAATATCAACTCGAAAGGGAAGTATTTTGGTGACGCCACCTTTTTCAGCTTTAGATCTTTAGCTGAAGTAGTGTATTCATTATTAAACAAGGAACAAGCCGCACCACTACCTCTTATGTGTCTTGGTAATGTTACTGCTAGAAGCTCAGATGATTTGTATACTATCAATATTGGAGATGTTCTTATAGAAACAAAGACATTTCAGGATTGGTTTTACACAAATTTCATAAGAACTGATCTTGCTAATATTTCATTTATTGATTTTATGAACGAGGCAATGGAAGACTTAATTCCTACTGTTTTAAATGAGAATTTAGTGCTCGATAATAGCCAGACAAGAATTGGTGTCATCAAGAAGACGTTCTTAACATATGAAGGCAATGTCGGAGATCCTTTATTTGCTCAACTATATGAAAGAGCAGATAGGTTCGCTTTAGAACAATTTTTAGAAAAAACAAGTGATAGAGGGTTAAAAATAGGAACTCCTATGGTGATATTCCATGAGGTAAAGACAACTAGCACGTCTCTTAATTCTGGATATTTTAGCAAGATTATTGGAAACAAAACAGAAAGCTTTAACGAGATAAGAGATTCTAAACTAGGAATTCCTCATATTAAAATCGGAGCAGATGATGGCTTGTTGATAAATGTTAGTTTTGCAGGTGTTGGTCAGCCAGGGATAAGAACATCATATTGGCTTGCTGCAAATAAAGACAGCACTGAGAGTATCATGACCGAGCATTACACAGCTACCTTGTCTCTTATCGGAAACAACATATTCTTTAAAGGAGGCTACTTTGCTATTCCATCAAACCCACTTGGGGGCAGAGGTGCTTTTGACCCTGGTATTGTTGGATATTACTCTATGATCTCAGTAACTGATTCTATTGATTCAAACGGTAATTATACAACTCAAGTATCTGGTCCCTGGATGGATAATCCAGAAGCCAGGAAAAGAACTTCAGATAAAGCAAAGTTCAAGGAAAAAATCGACACTAATAAAATCGATGATCACACAAAACACTTTTCTTCCATTACATATATAAAAGATTATCTAGATAGCAATATTGAATTAGGAGATAATGTTGGTTTAAATGATAATAAAGCAATTAAGAAGCTAAAAAAACTAGGGTTTTAAACAATGATATCAAAAGCAAACAATAAATCCGGGCCTAAAGAGTTCTATAAAAATAGAGTTAAGTTTGAAGAGTCTGTTGATAAGACACAGCAAATAGATTTATGGAAAGAAATCCCGCTATATGGAAAAATAAATACTATTGGGACATCTGTTGTGGTAAGGGAAAATAAATTATCTTTATTCTCGGCAGATAGTCAAAATGTTCATGGATTACTAGATTTTGCAGCAGATGCTTTTTTAGCTTTGAAGGCTGAGTATGATTCTTTTTCTAATCGAGGTCTTTTAAATCAAAATTCATTATTTGGAGTAAAACTCATCCCAAAATTAGGATGGGTTAGCGCTAAAACAAGATATTCAAGTTACATAACAGAATACTACAATATAATGATGCAGAAATATCTGGCAAAGAACGCTTTTAGTGACAACCTTGTAGACTATCCCTCTTTCGTTTCAGGGGTTGAATCTTATATCTTAGATAACAATAACCCTTTTACTAGGCATGGATTTCACGAATCTAACTTTAATCATAGCCTTACATCTGGCTTGTCAATTGAGTTCGAAACGGTAGCAGATGTAACAGATGCTATTAGGGAAGAATGGTTCACTGATCCAAACTTTAATTTCTTTAAGAATCTTTGTGTAAGACATGGGTTCAAAGTTAACAGAGGCTTGCCTTGGAGAATCACTTTTGATATAAGGTCAAAACTATCTACTCCTTATATTGTTTCGAGGAACAAAAATATACCACAGGAGTTTACCTCAGCGATAGAGTATGTATTTAAGACTTATTACCAAGATTTATTAACCAGTGACATTTTTAAAGAATTCAAATTCTTGCTAGGAAGAACGTATGATATATTCAGATATCAATTCCCTCTGTATGGTGAGAATAAGAAAAGAATCAATAATCAAGATGTGTTTACAGACCTTGACTACTTTGAACTTTATGGTAGAATAAGAAACCAAGAAAGAAAAGAAGAAATTAGTAAGAAAGAAATAAGTTCTATATATAAAAACTCTAAACTAGAAAGTAAAGATTATATAGCTAAGAAAGTTCTAGAATATATAGAGCTAAAAACAGGCACAATTGGATACAGACGGAAGACAGCGAATTTGATCAACTTGCAGAGAAAGTTGATCTAGGATAGACTTATTCTCACAAATAGAGGTGAAAATGAGCTTTCAAGTTTTAGAAACAAGTAAAAAATGTGCAACGATATATAAAGATGATAAATTACATACAAGAATCTTTCCAAAAAACCTAGATGCTACTTGGTCTCCACACTGTGAGATGCCATTAGACGTGTTATATGCAAAACACTATGTGGCAGGGCTCTCAATCGAAGAAGTCACGCCAGAGAACCTCCTAGGCCCCTTGAAGAAGGCATCTGATAAGATGCAGGCCTGTGCGAAAGCATTGGTAAGCTCAAAAGTAAACTTAACAGATAATTGTCTTCATGAAGTCATACCTTTTAGAATTTTAAAAGAGTTTTATGACCTTAAAAATCAAGTTGTCGATCATGTTATTGAGTCAAGGGAGCAACCAAAGAATTATCAATTCCTGGTAGACTTAGATCTCTTACTGCAAGAAATGGCTAAACAAGAGTTAAATCTTAAAAGAGTTCGAACTCTTATGTTGCCAACTAGATCAGACAAGATCAAAGCAACAAAGCTCGTTAAGGGACCCAACAAGGTCTTGTATAAAATGAATGCTTCGAAAACTGGGAGGCTTACTTTACATGAAGAAAGTTTCCCTATTCTTAATTTAAAGAAGAATCTCAGAACTGTAATATATCCAAAAAATGATTTATTTCTAGAATTGGATTTTAATGCTAGTGAAGTAAGAACTCTTTTGGCTTTATCCGGTATTGAACAGCCAGGAATAGATATTCATGAGTGGAATATTCTGAATATTTTCAAAGGAAATACAGATAGGGCCGAAGCAAAGAGTAAGTTCTTCTTCTGGTTATTTAATCCAGAAGCAGTAAATCTTGCCATAGAGAAATTCTATAGTAAGAAGATAGTTGACAATTACTACCAAGATGGTATGATAGTGACACCTTTCCACAGAAAGATTCCGTCAGATGATTTTCACGCACTAAATTACTTAGTGCAGAGCACTGCATCTGATAACTTTTTAACACAAGCTCTAAAATTACATAAGTATCTAAATAAGAAACGCTCGTTCGTGTCATTGTTGATGCACGATGCTATCCTAATAGACTTATCGTATGAAGAGATATCGGATCTTGAGGAAATTGTGGATATATTCTCTAAAACTACTCTTGGTAAGTTTAAGATAAACAAGTCCATTGGTAAGAATTACGGAGAAATGAAAGCAGTATGAAAACAATAATAGGATTAGGAAAAGCAGGTTGTTCAACAGCAAGGCTCTTCAAAGGCAACATGTATGATGTACAAACGATAGATACATCAAATGCAGATGTTCTTATTGAAGAAGTCGACACAATTGAGGCCTATGAAAAAGCAGCAGCCTCGATGAGCTCATTAACGACAGAGGATGAAGTCTATTTTATTCTAGCAGGTGGGGGAAAGATTGCTGGAGCTTCTTTATCAATATTGGAAAAGATTAAAGATAAGAAAATTACAGTAGTGTATATAAAACCTGATATCGGGCTGTTAAATGACCACGAAAAACTCAGCGAAAGGCTCATTTACAAGGTCTTGCAGGAATTCGTTAGATCAGGTATGATTCATGGGTTGGTTCTGGCAAGTAATTCGCACATAGAGAAGCAATTAGGCGGAATAGGATTTAATGATTATTATCATCTTATAAACGAAAGAATAGCAAAAACTCTACAGATGTGTGATTATTTGTCACAAGCAAAATCTATAATTGGAGAATTGAGAGAACCTTCTGATTATAGCAGGATTGGAACAATAGGTGTCCGTGAAGGTGGAAAAGATTACCTTCTTTTCCCTATTGACTTAATCCGAGAGAAACGGTATCTTTATGCCATACCAGAAGAGAAACTTGCAACACACAAGACTCTTCTGTCAGAAATTAAAGAGGTATTAGAAGTTGGCAAAGAGGCCATCAAGATATCATATAAGGTCGTGTCCACCACATATAAGGACACACAAGTTTTTGTTCAATGTTATTCAAACAAGGTTCAAGATTAAACAAAAACACCCAAAACAAGTATAATACTAATCGCGGAGAGGGAATATTTGCTCTCTCTATAATTTTAAAAAGGAAAAAAATAATATGGCTTTAGACTTACGAAAAATGAAATCAAAACAACAGAATCTCAACGGCGGAGGGTTTCAATGGAAGCCTCAAGACGGTGAGAATCTGATTCGCATCGTGCCGGTGCCAGACGGAGACCCCTTCAAGGAAGTCCATCTGCACTATAACATTGAAAGAGGTGGTGTCCTCTGCCCAAAGAGAAACTTTGGTGAAGAGTGCCCTGCTTGTGACTATGCTTCATCACTATTTAACAGTGGCGATGAGGAGAGCCGAAAGGCAGCAAAAGATATCGTGGCAAAAAAGAGATTCTACTCTCCTGTCATTGATAGAAACGATGCAAACGGAGGTGTCCGTTGGTATGCATATAGCAAGACAGTATATGAAAAAATGTTGAGCTTGGTTCTAAACCCTGATTATGGAGATATTACTGACCCTGAATCAGGAACTGACCTAAATATTACATACTCAAAGGGTGGAAAGGGTACGTTCCCATCAACTGACGTGCAGCCGAAGCGAAAATCGTCTATTCTCTCGAAAGACGAGGCTCTATTGACTGAAATTGCTGAAAAAGATTATGATATCTTTAACAACTTCAAGCGAAAGAGCCCTGAAGAGATCAAGGAATTGCTAGATGTTTACCTACTAGGCGATGATAACGCCGAAGAAGGAGGTGATGTATCACCGGCAAATGAAAAATCGTTGGTAGACGAAGTTTACCAGAAGCTTAGAAAAAGCTAAGGGTCTAGCATAGTGAGTTCCAAGCTATGTTGAAATATATGTAGCTTGGAACTTTTTTACAATAACGGAGTAGTGATGGCAAGGGCTAAGAAAAAGAAAGAAGTAGTAAGAGGCAAGATAAGCACTGAACAACTAAGAGGCCTTCTTAATAAGAAGGCTGGTGAAACAATTGCTTATGACTTGGGAGCTAATAACCCTACTGATGTAGTGGATTGGATTCCTACAGGCGCGAGATGGTTAGACTCCATTATTTGCAAAGGCAAGTTGGCAGGTATTCCTGTTGGCAAAGTTTCTGAAATCGCAGGACTAACTGCGACAGGAAAGAGCTATATGGCTGCGCAGATTGCGGCTAATGCCCAGAAGAAAGGAATCGTCCCTGTTTACTTCGACTCAGAGTCAGCACTAGACTCTGACTTCTTAATTAATGCCGGATGTAACTTGGAAGAGTTGATTTACATCCAGGCAAGGTCTGTAGAATTCGTTCTAGAGACAATTGAGGATATTATGGCAGCTTCTGAGACGAGGCACTTATTTATCCTTGATTCCCTTGCCTTCACTCCTGCTGAGTCAGACATTGCTGGTGATTATAATCCGCAATCTTCGATGGCAGTGAAGCCGCGAGTTATGGCCAAGGGTTTATCGAAATTGATAATTCCCTTGGCCAACACTCAGTCAACATTTTTGATTCTAAATCAACTTAAAACAAACATCTCGTCAAATCTCTTTGATATGAAGATGAATCCATATTTTACTCCTGGTGGTAAAGCAACCGCCTACTCTTACTCATTAAGAATCTGGCTAACTGGGAAACAAACGAAAGACTCAGCTATCTATGATGATAAGGGATATAAAGTCGGATCTGAGATTAAAGCTCGGCTAAAGAAGTCGAGATTTGGAACTGAAAACAGGACCTGTGAGTTCAAGATCTTATGGGGCGCTGACTCGGTTGCTATCCAAGATGAAGAGTCCTGGCTTGAGGCAATAAGGCCTTCGGATCAGATTAAAACAGGAGCCTGGAACACTCTCTTCTATCAAGACGGCACTGAAAAGAAGTTCCAAAGAGCTACTTGGCTTAAAGAATTAGAAGACCCTCTATTCAGAGCCGAAGTGTTAAGAATCATGGATGAAGAAGTCATCCAGAAGTTTGAGTCAAGAGAAGGAAATGCTTCCGACTATTATGACTCACAAGATTCAGAGGAATAACAGTGAATTACTATAAGGTAACTCTGGTTTATGACGGAAAAGAGTTCCATGGTGGGCGACTCTTGGAAGAACTTAAGAGAATGGCAGAAGGCAATGAATAATTTAAAGAACCAAGGTCCTTTGAAAAAAGTTGGCGATACTCTTGGGCACTTCATAGGCGAAAATTATGTAACCATAGAAGGAAAACGTTACCCACTCTTTAAGGATGCACGACCACACCAGTTTAGCTCAATAGCATTCCCGATAATAACAAGAGCATTTCCACCACAACTGAGAAACAGCCTTGTTTCAGTTCAACCAATGAGTGTTCCATCTGAACAGATTTTTAAAATGGATTTCAAATACACAAACAAGGAAGAAGACGATGAGTGAACGAGATTTTGTATACTGGCTTCAAGGATATCTTGAAGTTAGTAATGCTAATGAATTAGATGAGTCACAGCTACAAATAGTTAAGGATCACCTAGCCTTGGTCTTAAAAAAAGTAACACCAGAATATGATGGGAATAGGTTCGTAAACAACCTCGCTAGACTAAGAGGGGAAAGAGATGCGAAGCTTTGTAGCAACGCAGAACTAGAGGAAATAGGTAATGCTCTTCCAGCTCAATTAACATGCTAAAGGAACCGAATGAACCAACCAAATAGAATATTAATAATTGATGCATTAAACATGTATCTAAGAAGCTTCATTATCAATCCCACACTGACACCATCTGGCGACCCTGCCGGTGGTGTTGTTGGTTTTATGAAGAGTTTACAAAAAACAATTAGGGAGATGCAACCAGATCAGGTGTATATTTGCTGGGATGGTCAGAGAGGCACCAATAACCGAAAGAACTTGAATAAAGACTATAAAGAAGGGCGTAAGCCCATTCGATTCAATCGAAGATTTGCAGAACTCAACGAAGAACAAGAGCTCCAAAATAAAATCTGGCAACAGCAGAGACTTATTGAGTATCTTAATGAAATGCCAGTTGCACAGTTGCTATTTGATGAAGCGGAGGCTGATGATGTTATCTCAGCCATCGTAGCAGATACTCCTGGCGTTGAAAAAGTGATTATTTCCATGGATAAAGACTTTTATCAACTCTTAGACAAAGAAACTATCATTTATAGCCCAGTTCAAAAGAAGTTTGTGTCGGAAGTTTCTCTTTTGGAAGAAGAAAACATACACCCAGCCAATTTTGCACTAGCAAAAGCAATTGTTGGAGACAAATCTGACAATATTCTTGGTGTTCAAGGTGTTGGAATGAAGACTCTAACCAAAAGATTCCCAATGCTAGCGGATCCTAACGCCCATACCATCTCGGAATTGCTAATGAAAGCAAAAACAGTCGAGAAACCTTTAAAAATACACACGAATATTATTGAAAGTGAAGATCGAATACGAGAAAACTATAAAGTCGTGCAGTTGCATATCCCTTCCATTTCCCCAACAAGTAGGGGTACTATTAGGGGGGTACTAGGTGCGTATCCATACATGTTAAACAGGACCGAGATTACGAAAATGATGATTCAAGACGGGTTTACCGATCTTAACTGGAATCCATTATTCGCAAATCTACAAAGAATAAGCTTAAATAACAAATAGGAATAATATGATTAAATATATTGATGAGAGCGATAAAGAACACCCAGAAGTTCATTGGGGGGTTTATGGTGATGTTAAGACTAACGAAATAGTTGTTATCGCTACTCTTGAAGGAAAAAAATACGAGAAACGGGAAAAAAGTCCAATTCTTCATCCTGCCATGATTGATCGAATTTTTGGCATAGACATAGCAGACGGAGATGTTGCTGCTAGGTTATCAAATGAAATTTATGATGAAAGTCTTCAGACTCACTTAGAAAATAACAAATAGGAGGCCATATGAGCCATGAATTCGAGAAAGACTTTTCAAAATTTGGAAAGCTTTTCCAAGAGAAATTGGTTAAAATCATGTTCTATGAAAGACCATTTTTTAACCAATTTATGGAAGTGTTAAACATTAACTTCCTGGAAGTAAAATATCTACAGAAATTTGTAGAACTAATGTTTGATTATAAAAATGAATACGGAAGCCACCCAACAGAAGACGCCATGACAATGCTCATGGCTTCGTCATTAGATGGTGAAAATAAAGTCCTAGATACGCAAATAAGGAACTTCTATGCAAGGATCCTATCTGCTTCCGGGGAAGAGTCTGACGCGGAATATGTGAAAAACACTGCTTTGGATTTCTGCAAGAAGCAAAAACTAAGAGAAGCTATGATTAAGTCAGCAGGACTTTTGAAGTCTTCCTCTTTTGATGAGATTGCTTCACTTGTAAATGATGCTTTAAAACTAGGAATGTCTAATGATTTTGGTCATGATTATGTAGCTGATTTTGAAGAACGATATAAGACAAGTTTTAGAAATCAAATCACAACTGGATGGGAACTTATCGATAAAATCACCAAAGGTGGACACGGAGCAGGTGAGTTGGGAGTAGTTATTGCACCAACAGGTGCCGGAAAAAGCATGTGTTTGGTGCATTTAGCGACCAAAGCCCTTCTTGAGGGCAAGAATGTAGTGTATTATACATTAGAACTTTCTGAGGCTGTTGTTGGAAAGAGATTTGACTCTTGTCTTACTCAGGTTCATCTTGGAGATCTGGAGCTTTTCAAGGAAGATATTAAGGAACAAGTCCTTGGCAACGCATCTCTTGGTAATCTTATTATTAAGCAATATCCAACAAAAAAGGCGACAACCTCAACAATTAAGAATCACCTTGAAAAAGTAAGAAGTTCAGGCACAGATATTGAATTCGTATGTGTTGACTATGGCGATCTTTTAAGATCAGTGTCTTCGTATAAAGAAAAAAGACACGAACTTGAAGGCATTTATGAAGAACTAAGAGGTCTTGCAGTTGAGTTTGCTTGTCCTTTCTGGACTGCTAGCCAGACAAATCGCGGTGCCTTGAATCAAGAGGTAATCACTATGGAAGCAATCTCGGAGGCATATAACAAATGTTTCCCTGCTGACTTCATTATCACTATTTCTAGAACGATCGAAGATAAAAATAAAAACGCAGGAAAAATGTTTATTGCTAAAAATAGAAATGGGCCAGATGGGCTTATTTTTGAACTATTTATGGATACCTCTAACGTTACTATTGAAGTTTTGGAGCCAGTTGAGACAACTATCGAGTCAACTACAACCAAGGCTACTGCCGAGAGAAAGACGGTTTTGGCGGCAAAGTATAAAGAATATCTTGAGAGCAAAAAAGAAAAAGTTGGAAATCAAAAAGAATCTAACTTTAACTAAACCTTGTTATTAAGTCGTAATGGGGGTAAACTAGTCCATATAGAATAAGGAGTATAAATGGAATTATCAGCAGAAATATTAAGCAATATTACAACGCATATGAAATATGCAAAGTATTTGCCAATGGAATTAAGAAGAGAAAATTGGCAGGAACTTGTTTCTCGCAATGAAGAGATGCATGTTCGAAAATATCCACAAATTAAAAGCGAAATTAGAGAAGCTTATAAGTTTGTTTATGACAAGAAGGTGTTGCCTTCAATGAGAGCGATGCAATTCTCAGGTAAGCCAATTGAGATTACGCCAAGTCGTATATTTAATTGCGCTTATTTGCCAGTAGATGATTGGAGAGCATTTTCAGAGACAATGTTTTTACTTCTTGGAGGAACAGGAGTTGGTTATTCGGTGCAAAAACACCATATTGAAAAATTACCAGATATTATTCGCCCAAATGAAAAAAGAACCAGAAGATATCTAATTGGAGACTCCATCGAGGGTTGGGCTGACGCTGTAAAGATTTTAATGAGAAGTTACTTCTTTGGGGGCTCGAAAATTCGATTTGACTTTTCTGATATTAGAAAGAAAGGAGCTAGGCTTGTCACTTCAGGAGGAAAAGCACCAGGACCTCAACCTCTCAAAGAGTGTTTATTAAAGATTGAAGGAATATTAGATGAAAAACAAAATGGTTCAAAACTTACAACACTGGAGACACACGATATTGTCTGTTATATTGCAGATGCAGTTCTTGCTGGCGGGATACGAAGAGCAGCTCTTATTTCACTTTTTAGCGCTGATGATGATGATATAATTTCTTGTAAATCAGGAAATTGGTGGGAACTAAATCCTCAAAGAGGCCGAGCAAATAACTCGGCAGTCTTGTTAAGGCACAAAATAAATGAGCCTTTCTTTCTAAAGCTTTGGGAACGTATTAAGAATTCTGGTTCTGGCGAGCCTGGGATTTATTTTTCAAATGATAAAGATATGGGAACCAATCCTTGTTGTGAGATCTCGTTGAAGCCTCATCAATTTTGTAACCTTACAGAAGTAAATGCTAGTGATATTGTTTCACAGGAAGATCTTAACGAGAGAGTCCGAGTCGGAGCTTTTATCGGCACACTTCAAGCTGGATATACCGATTTTCACTATTTACGTGAAAAATGGAAACGTAATACAGAAAAAGAAGCTCTAATCGGTGTATCTATGACAGGTATTGCTTCTGGTGAGGTTATCAAGCTTGATATGAAAGAGGCAAGCCAGGAAGTCAAGAAAGAGAATGCAAGAGTTGCAAATTTGATTGGCATCAATCGGGCAGCAAGAACGACTTGTGTAAAACCTGCGGGAACAACAAGTCTGGTTTTGGGAACTTCCAGCGGAATCCATGCTTGGCATGATGACTTCTATATCCGAAGACTTCGTGTTGGAAAGAATGAGGCAATTTATCATTACCTAGTAACAAACCACCCTTCTTTGATAGAAGATTGCGAAATGAGACCACATGATACTGGTATTATCAAAGTACCAATCAAAGCACCTAGCGGTGCTATCACTAGAAGAGAGTCGGCTCTGCATCTTCTTGAGAGAGTCAAAAGAGTAAGTCTTGAATGGGTTCGAACGGGACACCGAAAAGGTTCAAATACAAATAACGTTTCTGCCACAATCTCAGTAAGAGAGCATGAGTGGGACGAAGTTGGTAATTGGATGTGGAATAATCGAAATTCTTATAATGGACTTTCAATTCTTCCGTTTAGTGACCATAGTTATGTTCAGGCTCCTTTTGAATCAATTACAGAACTAGAGTATAATGCCCTGTATACTAATCTTCAAAAAATTGATCTAAATTATGTCTTAGAACATGGAGATAACACTGATTTAAGTGGAGAAATTGCATGTGGAGCTGGTGGTTGTGAAGTAATTTAAGTTAATTGGATCCAAGGAGAATCACACATGTGATTCTCCTTGGATTATTGACTATTTATAATAAGAAAGGGGACATAAATATAAATGGAAAATCTTCAAGCTAAAATAATTTTACAAACACTAACAGACCTAGGTTTAAAAATAGATAAGTTTCAAGAAAACTTAGCATCAGATAGAGAAAGGATCGTTGCACTAGAGGTTGAAGAGCGTAGCAATCAAGAAAACAAGAAAACTTTTAATGAAATCACTTGGCCAAATTTAGAGGAAGAAGTTAGAGGGATAAAAGACAGGCTTGTTAAGATAGAAAAAGAGACTGTTTCACTAAGAAAAATCGAAAATATTGAAAGTAAACTAACAACCGTACTAACTAAAATAGAAATTTGGATTCCAAGAATGGAAAAAATTGAAGAAAAATTACCTAAGCTTGATGAAGTGAATTGGAAAATGAAGTTAATCTGGGCAGGTTCAGCAGCAGGTATATCATTTTTAACAGCTAGTGTTGTTGCTATTTTTCTTAAGATTGCTGGGTTAGGATAGCTTGACGTTTAAACCTCTTCGATGTATGATTGGTGCATCTTGAGGAGGATACATGAAAGAGGCTTTGACCTATGATGACTTATTATTACAACCACAATATTCGGATATTAAATCTCGCAAAGAGATTAATCTAAAACCTACAGATGTAAAACTAGGCGAAGATAGACAATTAGCAATACCAATTATTAGTAGTCCCATGGATACTGTAACTGAGGCTGATATGTGTAATGCTATGGATGCTGCTGGTGGTCTTGGGATTATTCATCGTTATAATACAGTAGAAGAGCAAACACGGATAGTGGGAAAGGTCGAAGATTCGGTATACTATGATGACTGGAATAAACCTATTACACCAAATTATGCTTGTGCGATCGGAGCAACTGGTGACTATTATGAACGTTTATGTTCTTTATATATGCGAGGTTGTCGAACTTTCTGCATAGATATCGCTCACGGTCATCACATTGTCATGAAAGAAGCATTAGCGAAAATTAAACTACATCCTGCTAGGAGTTATTTTACAGTAATTGCTGGTAATGTAGCAACTTCGGAAGGTGCTTGGGATTTGCAGTCGTGGGGAGCTGATATCGTTAAGGTTGGAATCGGTGGCGGATCTATCTGTTCAACGAGAATCGAGACAGGACACGGAGTTCCTAACGTAGAAGCTCTATCGCAAATTGCAGATATGAGAAAAATACACAAGCTAGATTTTGGAATTATCGCTGACGGTGGAATTAAAAGCGCTGGTGATGTAGTTAAGGCACTTGCGCTTGGAGCTGACTATGTAATGCTAGGTTCGATGCTAGCAGGAACTGATGAAACGCCTGGGATAATCCATACTTCAAACAGTGGTAGAAAAATTAAAGAATATAGAGGGATGGCAAGCCCGGAATCACAACTTGCTTGGAAAGGCTCAGTCTCCTCAGAAGAGGGGATTGCAACTTATATACCAGCAAAAGGACCTGTCTCTAGGGTCTTGGAACATATTGACAAAGGACTACGTTCTGGGTTATCCTATACGGGAGCTAGGACAATTAAAGAACTTCAAACAAAAGCAAAGTTCATTCGACAATCGAACTCCTCCAAGGTGGAGAGTTCGACACACATTTTAAACAAATAAGGAATATTAATGAGTATTACAAACGCAGTGACGATTTCACCAGAATCAACAAAGAAAGAGCGAGCAATTGACTATATCAAGAGCATCTATGCCCTGGATCAAGCGATTGAGCCCTATCAATCACAAAAGAAAGAGCTTCGAAAGAGCTATGTTTCTAACGGATGGCTTGATGCTGAAGAGATTAAGAGTGCAATGAGAGTATATAGGCTCCTAAAGATTGATGCAGACTTTGAACAGCTTGCTGACTTCTATGAAGCAACTAAGGGAAATGTAACAGAAGAGGACGAATAATGAAGATTTATCCACAAAATGGATGGTTGCTTCTCAAAAGAGCCCTTAGCGATCATGATTTACAAACGCTAGAATACACGAGTATGTTGCCACCATTAGAAAGGGTAGACCATTTTACTGTCGTTGGGGCTCCTGAAGACAATGAGGGCTATCATGTTGGTAATAAGGTTCTAGTATTGACACATGCAATCGAAGAACTAGAAATAGAGGGCGACCTTTATTACTTTGCTAAGGTTCAATCTATTATGGGGGTCTTACTCAATGACTGATGACACTAAATATCTATACGGTGACAAGATTGGTAGAGTTGAACTTATCAACCACTGGGGAACTGACAAGATGGTTGTTAACGCAGCTAGGGTTAGTTTCGGTCAAGATAGCGATAAGCCCTTAGTTGCTAAGGATATCAAGCTTATTAAGTATCTTATCAAGCATAGGCATACTTCAACTCTTGAGCACTGTGGGGTGACTTTCAAGTTCACTGTTCCGCTATATGTCAGATCTCAACACCATAGACATAGAACATGGTCATATAACGAGATTTCTCGTAGGTATACATCTGAGGATATTAGGTTCTATGAACCTAAAGCTTTCAGGACTCAACACAAGAGCAATCGACAAGCTTCGAATGAGGCCGAGTTGATAAACCCAGGCTGGGCTCCTCACACGGCGTTCGTGTTGACAGATCGAATAAGTGAACACCACGAAGACTGCTTAGAATTATATGAAGGCTGTCTGAAACTGGGCATGTGTCGTGAGCAAGCAAGAGGTGTTCTTCCACAGAACATGTATACCCAATACTATGGAACTGTGAATATGAACAACCTAATGAAGTTCATATCCCTCAGAACACATGAGGGCGCTCAGTGGGAAATTCAAAAAGTAGCAGAGGCCTGTCTAGACTTTGCGAGAGAGCTCTGGCCTGAAACAATTAATGCATATGACGAGGTCCATAATGAGTCCTGAATTACAATTTGAAATCATATTAGACTTCTTCAATAAATTGCATAAGTCAGATCCGGTATTTACCGATAGTATTTTAAGGAGCCGACATTCTTTCAGTGTCGGTGAGGATGAACTTCCAGAAGACTTAATAGTCAGGATAGAAGATGATGAGATGAGCGCATCTGTCCTTGGAGTTTTCAACACTCTTCTTGAGAGGTTGCGAATTCCGAAACTTGCAGTTTCTGTCGATCTTGATACGGATGAAACTTTAAAGTATGTTAATTACACTGGAGGATAATGATGAAGCTATCTGATAAACTTGGCCTTTGGTTTGTTTTACTAGTTTTGGTGACAGTCTTTACTTGTTTTGTTTGGGGTATCTGCAATCACCACCAATCATCGGAAAGTTGTAAAAAAGTGTGTGCTCCGTATGCCTGGGAAGTATCAGGTCTCAGATGTTATTGCGGAAACAATAAACACTATACCTTTGAACGAAAGATGACTCATGTGAGGGTTAGATGATAAACAAATGTAACTATTGTAATTTTTCATATGAAAAATCAAAGGATTATATTAAGCATTTAAACGAAAAACACATAAAATGTTTATGTGGAAAAGTCTTTGACAAGAACGACAGTTCAGATAATTTAGCACTTTGTAAAAAATGCAAGGAGAGTCAAAATGATAAGTAAAAGAAAGATCCCGAGAATTAAAATGGTAGAGATTTTAGAAGGTAGCGCCGGCAAAGTCTTAAGCGATACACTCTACGATCATCATGACTGGACAGTAGAGCGTCGATTGATTTTTGAATTTGAAGGGAAGACCTGGAGAACTTATTATCAGGTTGGAGCAACTGAATATCAGGAAGCTCCTCCGTGGGAAGACCAAAAACAAGTTGGGGTTTGGGAAGTTAAAGAAGTAACCGTCCCCAAGAAAGATTGGATAATAGTATATACAGAGGATAAATAATGAAAACAGCAACAATTTTAAATAAAGATATGGTTAATGATAACCAGTGGTTGGTTAAAGTATCACCTCCACATGATGGACACGAGTTTATTGTAGTCAGTGTAGGAAATTCAGGCTTCAATGAGACTTATTTATTCGGAGCCAATGAGGACGGAATCATTACAAATTGGATGGAATTGTCAGGTAGTCGAAAAGGATTTCGTGATCACAGAAGAGTTTTATGTGAAGCTGGCTTCATTATTTCGGAGGATTAAGAATGACAGCAGGACAATTAATTTTACTTCTAGAAGAATATCCACCAGCTACCGAAGTCGTAATGATGACAGACTCTGAAGGCAATGGAGTTAATGAACTCGACACCGTTGAGCCTGGATTCTATCACGAAGAAGATAGAGAACTTTACAGTCCTGATGAAGATCTGGAAGATCTTCCAAAGGATTGCAGAAAGGTATTAGTAATCTGGCCGTAAATGTCATCTAAAAAACAAAGAATAATTAAATATGACACTATAGTTGTCGGTGATACAATTGAAGCTTTGGTTTATGCATTCATAAATCAGGCTCCCTGTATCACCGACAACTCTTTGTTGTTTGATCGAGATATTGATAAACTCGATCCTTCAATTGATCTTGTCCCAATATTATTACCACACCCAACAACCCAGATAAGAACAGTAAAGGGTATTGAGACTCGTGGCATCTCTATGCTTGATTTGCAGAATTATTTAAAATTCTGCTTATCAATGGATGGATATCTACCATTTAACGGAACTATCCGTAGTATCCGCATTAATGATGATAATAGTCTTACTGTTAGAAATGGTGACTCTGGCAAACATATCTTAAAATACAAGAAGCTTGAGATCTTTACACCAGGGCAGGTTCATGGGTTAGAAATCGAAACCTATAAAGAACCAATCTATAGAATAGTCCACAACTTTAAATTCGCACACTTATTAGCTTGGGATTACGACGTTATCAGGACAGATGAGCCTTTCCTAAGAGAAGTCTATCAACTCTCTAAAACCAAAGGAAAAGGAGTTAGTTTCCTAACCAAGAAAGAACGAGAATCCCATGATTTCTCAGACTTCTTTGTAAAAAGAAAACTAAAAGAAGTTCTAAAGGAAATGGGAGCGACGAGTCCTCCTCGAAATTGGACCAAACGGTATATATTAGATAGAACAGTTACCAAGATCAATCGAAATACCTATATAATGCCAAACAAGGTAAACCTGAATACTCTAACACTAAAGGAAATATTATGTCTTCAAAAAACTTGGTCGGTATCGTACCAGTGGAAAATACAAATGAGATATTCGGTATGCCATGGCCCGACGCTCTTCAAGTAATTTCATCAAGATTTACACTAATGCAGCGTGCAATCTATGAATGTGCTTGTGCTGGCTGCAAAAGTATCTGGGTGGCTGTTGAACCTGAGTATTTCGATCTATATAAGCACTTTGTGAAGGATAGTCTTGAGGATCCTTATAACCTGCTTATCAATAAATTCCAATATGGAATTACTAAAAAAGCAAAAATGGAAATTCCAATCTATTTTACACCTACCATGCCAAAAGATGTAAAGGCTAGAAAGAGCCAAGCATGGAGTATCATTACAGCAGCACGTTCAGCGAATAGAATCTTTGCTACTATTGCAGAGGAGTCAAAACCTTTAAGATTCTATGTAGCGTTTACTAATGGGATTTATAATGAGGATGCATTACTGCATGACAGGCCCCTGCTTTGTGCAAAAAGTCCGTTTCACTTTTCATTTCAGAAGAAAACCTTTAAGGATGACTTACCTTTAGGCTTCACCTTTACTCAGGACGAGCTAAAGGAAGCTATAAAATACGTCAGAGTAAACAGTACCGGGCTCTATAGGATCAAAGATGAATACCTAAACAACAACGACCCAAGCCTTCCATCTAGAGAGAAACTAGAGAGGATCTCTAAAGAAGATCGCATAGATGCTAAAAAACTAACAGTTTCAGAGGTATTCAACCACGTAGACCTGAGCGGAGAGCGATACTATTCTTTAGACTGGCTCTACGACATAAGAGAATATGAAGATTGGGATAAATATATAGTTTCTAAGAAGAAAAAGAAGTATTACTGGAAATTATTCAAACAAGCAAGAATCGAGAAAATAGGAGAAAACATTGAGCAATAAAATTAAATTTACAAACCTTCACGCTCACACTACATTTAGCACTTTTGATGGTTTAGGATATCCTGCCGAGCATTATGACTATGCTTTTGAAAACGGCATGGACGCTATGGCTATTACAGATCATGGCAATATGAACTCGCTTAGTTACTGCCTAGAACATATTAAGAAGATGAAAAAAGAAGGCAAGGACTTCAAACCAATTTTTGGCATTGAAGCATATTTTGTAGACTCTGTATCGGATTGGAAAATAGCATATGACAAAGAACGAGAAAATAAGAAAGCTAAAAGCAAGAAGGCAAGCGCTGACGAAAAAAATGGCACAATTGTTGAAGACGAAAATGCTTCAAAAGCAGCCGGAAAAACACTCCGAAGTCGTGCTCACCTTGTCCTTCTAGCCAAGAATGAAGTTGGCCTAAAGAACATCTTCTCGATGATTTCACAATCATATAAATCACCTAACTTCTATTACTACCCAAGAATTGATTTTGACTTGCTTCGAAAGCATTCAGAAGGGGTTATTGTTAGTTCGGCTTGCCTTGGTGGTCCTCTTTCAAAGATCTTCTGGAACAACCAAGAAGAGTCGGATGAGCATCTTGTAGAGTTAATGCTTGAGAAAGTGAACAAGTTCAAGGAAATTCTAGGCGAGGATTTTTACGGTGAAATCCAATGGAACAGAATAGAGGAGCAACATAAGGTAAACAAGCTCGTTATTGAGGCATGTAAACAAGCTAATGTTGAGATTATTTCAACCGCAGATAGTCACTACCCAAGACCTGAGCTTTGGAAAGAGCGACAGATCTATAAGTCAATTGGTTGGATGAAAAAATCCTCTAGTGAAGAACTTCTAGCCTCTATTGACCCAGATAGGGAGTCACTAAAGGGTGAATATTACCCAAAGAATGGCGAGCAAATGTGGGATGCTTACAAGAAATACTCAGATGAACTTGGGTATTCTTATGATGATGACTTTATTCGTTCAACCATGGAAAGAACACACCAAATATCTTCAGATAAAATTACAGAGTTTGCTCTAGATAATACTCCGAGACTGCCAGATTTCGTCGTTCCAGAGGGGAAAACACCCGAAGAAACGCTCAGAGAACTCTCTCTAGCAGGTCTCAAAGATAAGGGTAGGGACCAAGACCTTGAGTATATCGAGAGACTGAACAGCGAGCTTGAAGTAATTGAGTATCGAGGGTTCTCAAAGTATTTCATCACAATGAAGGCTATTATCGATCTTGCGAAAGACACTCAGTTAATTGGCCCTGGTCGAGGATCTGCTGCTGGCTCCTTGGTTGCTTATGTTCTTGAAATTACACAAGCTGACCCCATCAAGTATGGTCTACAGTTTAGCAGATTCTTGAGAAGAGACGCTAACGATTATCCAGACATTGATGTTGACTTTGGTTATAATATGGAACTTAAGAATCTTCTTATTGAAGAATGGGGAGCAGACACAGTTGTTCCTATTACAAACTTCAATACGCTGAAGCTACGTTCTTTGATTAAGGACTTATCAAAACTTTATGGTATTCCATTTATGGAAGTAAATAAGGTCACTTCGGTAATGGAAGAAGAGGCTACACCTGGGGCTAAGAAAGCAAGAGGCATGAAGACTGGTCATATTGTTCCAACTTTTGATGAGTTAATGAAGCACTCGCCTTCGCTTATCTCTTTCATGAAGAAACACTCACAGATTGCTTCTCACGTTAAAGTTCTTCATGGGCAAGTGAGAAGTATCGCAAGGCACGCTGGTGGCGTTGTTATCGCAGATGACCTGAATAACCACATGCCGTTGATTTCATCAAAAGGAATTACACAAACTCCTTGGAGTGAAGGGCAAAACGTAAGACACTTGGAGCCCATGGGCTTCATTAAGTTTGATATTTTGGCTCTTGATGCTTTAAAAATGTTTGACTCGTGTATCAATACAATTCTAAAGAGAAAATATGGTATTGCAGAGCCTACTTTTGCTCAAAGATTAGATTTTTACAACAAGAATCTTCATCCTGATGTTATGGATATGGAAGATCAGGAAGTCTTTGAAAACGTATTTCATGAGGGCAAGTGGGTCGGAATATTTCAATTTACAGAGTCCACTGCACAAGACCTCTGTAGTGCTTCTAAGCCAAGGTCAATTGTTGACATATCAGCCGTAACAAGCATTGTAAGACCAGGACCATTAGAGGCTGATGTAGATAAGTCTTATCTGAAAGCAAAGAAGAGTCCAAGATCAGTAAGATATCTTAACAAGACTGTGGAAGAGGTCACGAAAGAAACATCAGGTTTTTTGATTTTTCAAGAGCAAATTGCATTACTAGCTCACAAGCTAGGCAAGGATATCTCACTAGATGAGGGTAATAAGCTAAGAAAGCTTCTAACCAAGAAAGGAATCGATGAAATCGAGGAAAAGAAAAAGAAGATTAAAGATAAGTTTGATGCTGGTTGTCTTGAGAAGAAGATTTCAAAGAAAGATGCCACCGATATGTGGAAGACCTTCGAGTTCTTTTCAGGTTATGGATTCAATAAGTCACACGCAGTTTGTTACAGTATGATTTCATATCAGTGTGCGTGGTTAATGACATATCACGAGCCTGAGTGGGTTGCAGCTTTCCTTGATAAAGAGCCTGATTCTAGAAAAGAGAAGGCAATTTCACTAGCAAGAACACTGGGATATGAGATTGTCAAACCAACAATTAATCATTCTGGATTCAAATGGGAGCCTATTGATATTGATGGAACAACTAAGCTCGTGCAGCCATTGAGTTCGATCAAAGGACTCGGAGTAACAGCTATTTCACAAATTCTAGAACATAGACCCTTTAAGACAGTTGAAGAAACATTATTCAATGACAAGATTTCCTATCGTGCTTTCAACAAAAAAGCTTTTGATGTTCTGTGTAGGTCTGGAGCTATGAATAGTCTTATGGATTCTAGGTTCACAGGTAGTAAACATTTCTGGACTGTAGTTGCGGCGAACAAGCCAACAAAGAAGCAACAAAAAATCTTTAAAGAAAATATTGCCGTTTTTGCAGGAGAAGGTGAGTTTAGTAGGGATGAGCAGATTGAAAATATTCTGTCACTAACAGGTTTCTATCCGTTAGAACTTGTTGTTGGGCAAGAATCTCTAGATAAGCTTGAAGAGTGTGGAATTCCTCCCTTAGGAGAATTTGATAAAGATCTGCAAGTTGCATGGTGTATTCCAAGAGAGATCATAAAAAGAGTAACGAAGAAAAATAAGCAATATTGGATTGTGAAGGTTACTGATTCTACGAATACGATGATTGACATTAAGTGTTGGGGTATTAGACCAATTCTTGACACTTTAAAGCTTAATGCTATATATATTGTTAATCCCAAGTTTGAGCAGACTTGGGGCTTCTCAACCTCATCAATTTCAACACAGTGGAAAAAACTATAAAACTTCGGCATGTCAATACTATTTATATTAGCCACCCCCTTAAGGAGACTATTATAAATGGTATCGCCACGAAAAAGAAAAGTCAAAAAATATTTAATCGGAACATATGTTAATAACGCTGGGTTATCAACGACAGGAATTCTTGCAGCAAACGATGCTAGTTTGCTTAGTGCAAGCCTTGCCGACCCTGCTGTTGTTGGTACAAGCAGCGCAGCAGGATATTTTGCTAATGCAAGCACCGCTCTATTGACAGATGGAGCTTCTGACGGTGACGGAAACTTCTCAAATGCTGGAGTTGCTCCTAAAACTGGTGAAACTACGGACTTTTCTGGTGAGACTGTTTCCCATTTTAAGTTATCACTCCCAGGTGAAGCAGCAATTCAAGTTTCTGCAACAAACTGGCCTGTAATTATTTATAGTCCTGATGGGCCTTCTGCTAATTCACATAAGACTTACTCTAGTTGGGGACTCAATGCAACTGCTTCTATCGGGTTTGATAATCAAGTCACAGGCTCGGTAAACGAAGTTACTCACTTGCAAGTTTACTATGCCGGTACTCTACACTCAAATTCTTTAGGGTATGATAAGTTAGAGATATATGCAGGGGCGGGACCATCCCTTGTAGCTTCGGTATCTGGAACAAATGAATATGTGTCTGGAAATCTATACATTGAAACAGCATCCATAGGTGGGTCTGGTTTTCTAATGGCTACCTTATCATCATCAGCAGATCAAACTAACACCGATTGGTTAAGTGGTTTCTTAGTTCACGTTTCTGGTACCGTTGGCACAACCACTCCAACAGGTTCAGCTTGGACTTTAGCTTAATTTAGAGTTGACATAAAATAAAACCTCCTGTATGATATCTTAATGATGCCATACAGGAGGTTTTTATGGTTTTACACACAGCAATCTTGAGAGACAGAGTAAAAAAGCCAAAACGAGCACACAATACGGATGCTGGTATTGATTTTTTTTACTGTCCAATAGAAAAATTAACATTAGCAATTAGGCCGGGAGAGACTAAGTTGTTAAAAACCGGGGTATCCGTTGCGGTCCCTGAGGGTTTTTATTTAGAAATAAAAAACAAATCAGGTATGGCTTACAAAAAACAATTACTAGTTGGCGCTTGTGTTATCGACGCTGGGTATGATGGTGAGGTTTTTGTTAACCTACACAATGTAGGTAATAAGATTACATTTATAGATCCTGGTGATAAGATTGCTCAAGGAGTTTTATTAAGGCACCATCTAACTTCATTAAAATTTGAAGAACCTACAAAAGTTTCAGAAAGAAATTCTATGATTTCAAAACGAGGTTCCGGCGCGCTTGGAAGCACGGGAGTCAAATAATGACTAATCCAAATGGACAACTTAAAAACCTGAATCAGGTCCACTATACATCAAATTCTGATGAGTGGGGAACTCCTGATGCTTTTATGGAAGTTTTAAATCAGAGGTTTGGTGATTTTACACTTGATCCCTGTTGCACAATAAACAGTGCAAAAGCTCCAAATTTTATAACTTCAAATGAAAATGGACTAACAAAAGATTGGAGCGGAAATGTTTATATGAACCCTCCATATTCTAGTGTTTCTAAGTGGATTGACAAGGCTATCTTTGAAACGGCCTCCGGTAATACGGATAGAGTAGTCTGTCTCGTACCAGCTAGGACGGCTACCAAGTGGTTTTACAGGGCTGCAATCGAGGCTTCTGAGGTTCTTTTTGTCCATGGAAGACTCTCATTTGAAAACCCTGTAAACAAAAATAAGAACTCTGCACCATTCCCTTCAGTTGTTATTGTCTTTGAAAAGAAAAGTGCTCTAACCCCACTAAGTGGAGCTAAATTTGGCTTTCTAGGGAGGACATTATAATGTCCTCAATTGCAAGAAATTTAGAAAAGAAAAAAGAACGTAACGAAGATAAGAAGGCTGAGAAGAATATGGCCAAGAAGATTTCTATGTTTGATAGAATTCCTGATGAATGTCTAACCTGTAAAGCTCCTTTTGACAAGAAAAGTAAAATACATGCACAGACCTGGATTGTATCCGTCTTTACTGAACAGAAGAAGGTTGTAATTATATGCCCAGAATGTTATAATAAGAAGGTAGCAGAAAGGAGCAGCAATGATTGAGCAAGATTGTTTATTATATTTTTCAAGTGATATGTGTGGTTTATGTGAGGTTTTAGATGAAGTCCTCGTTAAAATAGAGCGATTATATCCTAGCTTAACGGTATATAAACTAAACCAAGAAGAAGACCTTCAGCTTTTTGAAAAGTTTGAAATTGACGGAGTGCCAACTTTATATATGAGAAGAGTGGAGGGGTTCGTTGAAATACCCTACCCCGAAACTGGTTATCAGTATGAGTATTTAAAGGATTACTTTGAAGAGGTATACAGTGTATAACTTTCCTTACAAAGTGTCGCTTAGGATCGGGTATCATAAACTAACACAATTAAAAGTATATGCTAGATATGACGGCATGAGTTATATTAAACTTCTTAAAGCCCTAGCAACAGGATATGTTGACGGAGACCCAGACATTCGGTCTTTCGTTGAGAAACATAAGCTTAAAGAAAAACTTAGTTATAAGAAATATATAAAAGTATCAAAAAATAGTTTTCAAAAAAAGCAAGAAATCAACAAATTGTATAATATTAATCAAGCTTTTAATAAGAAAAATGTTCAAGACGTTGAGGAGATTAGTGGAATATGAATTGCCATGAAACTTGTGAGTTAGCCTGTGAAGGCTGCCCAGTCCAAAAATGTAAATTCTGGATAGATTATCCCGAAGAGTTTAATTGCTCAAAAATTTCAGTCGAAAAGAATGGAGCAATGACTCTAAGAGAAACAGCTAAAAGGCTCGGCATATCATATGTAAGAGTTAAGCAATTAGAAGATGAAGCCTTAGAAGCCCTTTCTACTATCGAAGACAAAAGATAACAATAAATTGAATTATTTATACCTGTATACCGTTGGAGGTTTTTTAAGCTATGAGTGTATCAAAAGAAAATGTGGTTAAAAAGTGGAAAAAACTATCAGGAGAAGAGTACGATAAAGCTGTAACCAGTTTGTACGAGATAGATGACCGCTACATGACGATGAGTGCTAAACGAAGCCACGAGATTGATTTGACGATCAGTCACCTCCTCGGCCTTGACTTTCCAGTCAAGAGGCGCAAAGCAATCAAGAAGGCATTGGGCAAAATCAACCGACGCCTCTTTTTGAAGCATGTCGTGATTATAGTGCGCGGATTTTTTGACAAACAGTTTATTCCAGAAACTGGAGAATTTGCAAGAGTTACCCGAGAATGCCTCGGTGAAGTTTTGTCTGATGATGAACTGAATGACTATCTAGGTGAATGGATTAAATCCAACAAACTAATATAAGTTGAAATTAACGTTTTTTATATACTATTTATATCTGTATACCGTTGGAGGTTTTTAAATAATGACTTTACTAAAAGAAAATGTAGTTGTAGATTTCATGAGGCACGCTGGCCTCTCTACGCATACTACGAAGATTATCAGAGAAATGAAAGAAGCAGACGAAGAAGTCCAAGAAGAAGGCAAGAGCTGCGAAGATTGCGATTGTGGCGAGAAAGGCTGCGAGAAGTGTAAAAAGGGCAAAAAAGTTGTTGAAGAAGCCGAAGCCGAAGACGACAGCGCTCTTTATGAAGAACTAAAGAGTCTTATGGAAGCCGAAGGTTTTGGCGAAGAAGATGAAGAGGAACCCGGTATGGAATACGGGAACGAGAGAGGCGAAGAAGAGATGGGTGATGACGAAGACCTTGATATGAGCGACGAAGACGTTGATGATGAGGATCTTGGCCTAGAAGATGATAGTATGGATATGGAAGACGACGAGGCGGGTGTTTCGTCCGGTAGTCCAGAAGTTGAAGATGCAATCAAGCAAGTTCTTGAAGCATTTGCTGAGGCTGTAAGTTCAACTCTCGGAATCAAAATCGATGTTACTCAAGGTGACGATGATGATGATGAAGGCATGGAAGGCATGGAAGGCATGGAAGACATGGGCGATGAAGGCATGGAAGACATGGGCGATGAAGGCATGGAAGACATGGACGATGAAGGCATGGAAGACATGGACGATGAAGAAGATATGGGTGGCGAAGAAGAACTCGCTCCTGAAGAAGAAGAAGCCCTACAAGAAGCTATCAATCTTCTAAAGAAGAGCATGCGAAAGAAGACAAAAAAAGCTACAAGGCTTAAAGAGTCTAAGATGTCAAACAAAGCTCTTATTAGCCGAGTAAAGAGAAGAATTGCAAAAAGAGTTTCAAAAAAGTAATTTAAAATATTAAATGGTATACACAAAAGAGTCATCCGAAAGGGTGGCTCTTTTACTATTTATACATATATATGGAGACAAACATGACAAAGCCCGGTGATACCTTAATGGATGAAATTTTTTCGAAAAAGAAAAGAATAAATATATTGAATACTCTCATTAGAGAGTCTATATCTGATTTTCGGTCAGAGTCTCAGAAAGAACCCAGGACTATTAATTTCCCAACTTTCAAATTCACAACAAAAACAGGAGTTCCTGATACAAAAGATCGTGTTCACTTCGAGAAGATAGCTAGGGGTATCAAAGGGGATACTGTTAAAGACAAGCTCACTAATTTAGATAGAGCCTTATATCCAAGGAATGGTAGCACAGGGCAGGTTGGATTAGATCACTTAATATCAAGCCTAATGATTTCAGATATTATGCTCGGGATGGTTCAGAACTTCAACAGATCTGCTGCTGGTTTCTTGTTTGAAACATTCTGTGCTGCCTTGTTCGAAGGCACTTCAGACGGCTTTGGTGGCATTAATAATGTACCAGACGTTGCAATTCAGATTATAAAAGGATACGAGGGAGAACTCCCACTTATTCCAGTTTCACTTAAATTAAGAGCACCAAATTCAGACCTTAGTGGTAGTTTCACAAATTTACTTAAGTATTTTAATAAGGAAAGAGAATTATTCCACTTAATAGGTGAAAAAATAGTAGACAAAAATTCTCTTAAAAGAGTTGAATTTTATGCCTACAGACTTACTGCGGATCCTTATCATTTCGGGAAGGACATAAATAATTTGGACAAACTATTGATGATTACAAGAGAGCAGGAAAAACAAGCCCTGCCAACTGTAAGAGATATGCAAAGTCGATTCTTGAATAATATTTGGAAAGAAAAGGAACTCAAGGGAACCAAAGACGAATTTAAGTTAGAAAAAACATTTAGAATCCCAGCAAAAACCTGGAAGAATTCCTCTACATATCTTGGCGCAATCATAATTGACGAAGAGTTCTTAGCTAGAAATACAAGTAGATATCTAGAAACTTTCCAAACTAACGTCGAGGAGATCTTTGACACACTAAAGACCTTGACAGAAAGCATGTCCTACTATTATACTGATGCTGAGAACAAATTCGAACACGGTAGGCAGGCCAGAGAAAAGTCTGCACACTTAAAAGAGTTGGTTCATGAAGAAATTACTATGGAGGGTAAATGAGTGAGTTTAATAAGGTTTTCTCAAATAATCAAGAGTTGTTTGAGAAGTTACAAGAAGGTGTTGGCAAGTTAGCAGACAACGTAGCTACGACACTTGGGCCAGCAGGAAGAAATGTGATCCTGCAACAGAAAGGTCGTAAACCCTTTATTACAAAGGACGGAGTTACGGTTGCTAAATTTGTGAGTTTAGAAGATCCTGTCGAGGATTTAGGCGCTCAGATTGTTAAAGAAGTTGCCTTAAAAACTAACGAACAGGCTGGTGATGGAACTACTACTTCTATCGTTCTTGCAAGAGAACTTCTTAAAAACTCAGGTAGGGCTCTAAAAGAGCAGCATCGTCCAATCGATCTCAAGAGAGGCATGGATTATGCTCTTGAAGATGTGATTTCTTATCTAACCTCCAATTCGATTGCAGTCAAGTCTCTCGATGATATTAAGAATGTTGCCAAGATATCAGCTAATAATGATGAATCCATTGGAGAACTAATCAGGATGGCAATAGACCAAGCTGGAAAGAATGGAGCGATCTCAATTGAAGAAGCGCGCCAAGCAGAGACTGAGCTTGAGCTTAGAGAAGGCTTCAGGTTTGACGCAGGCTGGTCTTCCCAAGAATTTACGAATGACGAGAAAGGTAAACAAACTAAGTTTAATGACTCTCTTGTATTTGTTTCTGAAAAGCCACTTGAAAGTATTCAAGAAATCATGCCTATGTTAGAGAAGGCAGCTAGAGAAACAAGGCCGTTATTTATTGTTGCAGAGGATTATTCAAAAGAGGTTCTTGCTGGATTCATCATGAATGCTTCTAGGGGAACAATGAAAGTCTGTGTAGTTAAGGCTCCCTTATACGGGCAAGAGCGCAGAAACTTGCTCAGTGACTTGGCGATTAGTGTTGGTGCTAAGTTGTATAATCGGAAGAATACGCTTGATCTAAAGAACTTTAAACTAGAGGATTTTGGTAAGGCGGATAATATCGAAGTAACTAAAACATCAACAACAATTATTGGTGGAATGGGCGATGAAGAAGAACTAGACGCTCGCATTGAAAGTTTAAAGGAAGACATCAAAGAGGAAGATGATTTTAGTATTTGTGAGCAAATCCAAGAGCGTATAACTAGACTTAGTAGTGGCGTTGCTATTATTAAAGTTGGTGCATCATCTGAGATCGAATTGATTGAGAAAAAGCACCGAATTGAAGATGCCTTGGAGGCTGTAGGTGCCGCGCAGAAGAGCGGGATACATGCTGGCGGCGGTGTTGCTCTTATGAGGGCACAACGAGCCATGAAGAAGAAAGTAAAAGGAGAGACCGAAGCAGAGCGCGTCGGCTATCTTGTTGTTTTAGAATCGCTATCAGCACCGCTCAAGCAGATGTGTACGAACGCAGGGATTAGTAATCAAGTTGTTGATAAAGTTACTAGGATGAAAGGCAACTATGGCTATGATATTAAGTCAAATAAGAAAGTTGACATGGTTAAGATCGGGATCATTGATCCAGTGGCGGTAACATGCTCTGCTTTGATTAACGCAGTTTCTGTCGTTTCAACAGTTGTGACAACAAACTATGCAATCTTGGAGACTTAAAACTCCTTCCTAGAAAGTCCCTCCCTTGGTATAGTAAGACATAAGCTACCAAGGGAGGGGTTATGAGTGATGAGCAAAGAGATAGATTAATAGAGTTGCTATCTGACATTAATGTCGGATATAGTGAGCTAGCAAATAATGTTTATTCAGTAAAAGAAGTATTTTACCACTATCAAAATATTATAACTGATGAGACGTTTATGGTGATGTTAAATAATTTAGGAAAGAAGCAGGATAAGCTTTCAAAGATCTATGATGAAATAGGGTCGATTTTAGAAAATAAAAAAGACGTTGTTGAGAAACATAATCAGGAAGATCTTGATCTTAAGAAAAAAGAAGTCAAGAAAGAACTTGATGAAATGTTGGAAATACTAAAAGTTGATCCACTCTCAAGGAGATGATATGCATAATGTTGTAAGTATCAGTTTAATTTTAGCAGTGGCTCTTACTGTCACTATCCGAACCGACCATCTTAACGACGATTTTGTAAGTCCTTATTGGAGAGCTAGGAGCGGGTTTAAAATTGCAAAAGTGGATAGGCGTGTCTTACCCAAGGCAAGAAGAGTTGTAAATGCTTTCTCTTCAAGATACAAAAATAAACTTCTGAGAGAAACACTCAAATCTGTAAATATTGTCGGGATCTTTAGAATAGGAAAGATGAATTACAGTGGCTCTTATCGCCGTAATACAATAGTGTTGAAAGTCCCGATGAGACATTCTGACTTCTATCTTGAAAGAGTCTTGCATCATGAGTATTCGTCTATTCTTTTGAACAAATATTCTATGCCTTGGAAAGATAAATTAAAGTGGAAGCAGAGTTCTGATGTATACGGAGGCAAGAAACTTCGAAACTACTATCTTCGAAATAGTCAAGGAGCACGCTCTGAACACAAATCTCTTCTTCGAAAAGGGTTCTTAACTCCATATTCGGCCACAACTTTTGAAAATGATTTTAATATTCTAGCTGAATATTTATTTATGAAACCTAGGCATTTTAAATATCTTGCTAAAAAATATCCAAAAATACGGATTAAACGAGATATTGCCATAAGATACTATTGTAAACTTAAAGCGAGGATTAGTTGCAATTAACATTAATTCTTTTTCTTTTTTCACTAGGATACACTTTAAGTTGGTTTCAGACATACAGCCAAGTTGCTTGGGAATTTTGGAGTGATAAGCCGCTCTTAAGCGCATTAATCTATGCCATACCGACTAGTTTATTATTTTGGTATGGCACAAAATTAGGTTATGATTTCTTTAATAAAGAAGCGTGGACAGTTCGACTAATAATGTTTGCTGTATCATACTTGGTTTTTCCAATCTTGACACATTGTTTTATAGGAGAAACAATGTTTACCGGAAAAACTATAACTTGTGTTTTATTAAGTTTTTTAATAGTTTTAATACAAATATTTTGGAGATAATATGGATAATTTAGAAAAAGCTCTTGGTACAGAATACATCAAGACATATGCCGAAAAAAAATATGACGAAATGATAGCAGAAGAAAAAAAAAGAACAGATTTAGCGAAAAAAGACTACGAAGAAAGACATTCTAATTCTGAGCTTGAAAAGAAACCTGCTAAATTAAATGTGATCAGAGAGGCAATGCTCAGAATTGTCAATGTAAACGAAAATCTGAAGCATTTTGTCTTGGCTTTACCGGGAGCCACCAAGGGTGATATACAGGTTACACAGAAAGGAAGAGAGCTCACAGTAAAGACACCAAAGAGTCAATATGGATTTTACTCTACTTTACACAGGCGATTTTTTTTAAATCCACTTCAGCACGTTGAGGGTGTTTCCTACTCTGATGGACTACTATGTATAACAGTATTGGAAATAGAAGAAGAAGAACCTGAGGAATTTGTTCACGTTGTTATTTAACAATCTTTAAAAGCTGCCCACGGGCAGCTTTTTTTGTTTTAGGGAACTTTCAAAAAGTTAGACTATTTGCATTTTTAAATACTAATTATAGTAGATTTTTGGAGACTATACTATATGAACGATATGAAACTTATAATGGAAAACTTCGACAAGAAAATTAAATTAAAACAAGAGCTTCTTAAAGAAGTTAACCTAAACGGAATGACTAACCAAGACATCCTTGCTTTGCTTGAAGAGTATGGAAAAAGTGTATGGGTTGTTTTTGACACCGAGACTATGGGTTTTGATCAGGTAAAGAATCAAATAACAGAAATTGCTGGTATTGCTATTGATGTTGGTAATTGGGAAACTGATCCTCAAGAAATTGAGACTTACCATAAGAAAATTACACTCTCTAGAAGCACGACTCGTTCTCTTGATTGGTATGTTCAACAAGCCTTAAAGACTGGTACACCACTTATCCGAGATCCTTTAAAGGGTAGACCAAACCCATTCGAGCTTCTAGACATGACTGGGTATTTTGAAGTTAACCCATCTATCGATCCTCAAACTGGCAAAGTAAATTATGGCAAGCTAGACGCAAGTGTTCCTCATGTTGATGAATTAGAAGCACTCTCTGGTTTCTATAAGTTTATTAGCAAATTTGGCGACAATACAATCATTTGTGCTCACAATGCTACTTTTGACATGCAAATGGTAAACACTAGAATGCATGGCAAGTCCCCAAGGTACAGGGTCTTTGACACGCTTCCTTTAATCCAATACTTCCTAATCCCAACTCTACATGCGCTTGCCGCCCAAGGCAACGAAGAAGCAATAGCGAAACTAGACGTGATTAAGAATGTATGGAAGAACGGTCGTGTCGTATACTCAGCATCTCTTGGTAAGGTTCGTGATATGTATGGAGTGACAGGTCAATGGCACTCTGCTCTCGCAGACGTTCAGATGACAATTCAAGTTGCTAAATATGTAATCCAGGAACTTAAAGCAAACCCTGACCTTGATATTTCTGAATTCCATGATGCGGCAGTTAGAAAGAAAAGAGGATATAAAAGCAACCCAGCAAAGAAATTAAAGGCTGCTGCTGGCCTTGAAGATATGGAAGCTTTGGCAGATCAGCTTCAACAACATGCCCAAGATGCTGGTAGAGAACTATCTGACGGAGATGCTCTATCCCTAGCAAAACAAATGAGAGCCGAGTGGGCACGAGAGAAACTTGAGAAGAAGGGTCAAGGCTGGAAACCTTCTGGTAGAGAAAAGAGGCGTCGTAAGATTAAGAAGAAAGATGCTTTCGAAAGATCACGACTCGATCCAGATAGTCCAGAAGGTCGTGCCCTTGAGATTCCACCAACAGGCAACTAAAGAGGCTAATTTTGAGAAATAAAATTATTAATGAATTCAATAATGTAGACCGAAAAACTCTTCATGATATTCAAGATCAGTTTACAATCGCTTATGAAATTGAGCTTGAGTCGCAAGACAATATCGGAGAGCCGGGAGAGGAGAGCGGCAATTACTATATGAACTCAGACCAGATCTATGAACGACTGGCTGAAACATACCATATGGATAACTACATTGATGATATTTATGAATATATTCGCGATAATGTATATAATCACAGTGGTGATATTGAAACCTACACTGAGAAACTAGAGGTTATTGCTGCTTTTGAAGCTACAGATCGAAAATCAAACCTTAATAAGAAAATTTTTGAAGCCTATAAGCAGTATATGGATTGGAAAAACAATTCTATTGCAGTTAATTTTCTGAGAGACCTTGTTGAGACTTATGATGCAGATGAGTTAGCGGGAAGGCTAACTCCCGGTTATGAACTTTATGACAATGACGGAGTTGGATTTGTTCCAAAAGGAAACTTATCTTTTGATTTTGAGAAAGGCCTAAAGAAAGCTGAGGATTACGGCCCTGAGGATGTCGCTAAGGGCATAAAGCCTCTTGAGGAAAATTACTCAGATTTCTTGCATAGGCTTTGGTGTTGTTTTGTTGTTGACCTTGAGTTTACAGAGTTTGCAAATAGAGAAGACGAGTTAGATGAGGTGTATGAATATGAGGAATTCTCAGTGTATACAACTCTATCTGTAATGGGCTTTAAAGAGTTAGCACTTGAGATAAAAAAAGAAGGAAGTAGTCTCTATACAGATCTTCAAGGCTCTTCTGATACAATAAATGAATTTGAGCCTTCTTGGTATGCTGATGGTTCTGACTTTCTACTGGAAATCGCACAAGGTATCTTAAGTGGCTTTAAAGATTTAGTTGAAGATCTAGCAGAGACAGAAGAGATCGACAATCCAGATGCCTGGGTCATTGAAGACTCACAAAGAGGAGGGGGCGAGCCAAAAGAGGTTCTAAGCCAGTATCTTCCAAAATTTATGAGAAGATGGGAAGATGAACTTAAATTTGAAGAAGATGGTTCACTTCAGAATGGTATTGAGTTCTCACCAGAAACCTATCTTGAAGGCCTCAAAGAAGCACAAGACTTTCTAAATGATTTCTTTGATGATTTTAATTACCAAAGCAACTTTAGATTTTCTAGTAGGACTGGGCTTCATATTAATATTGGCTTAGAAGCGTATGATGGTTCATTTAACTTAATGAAGGGTCTGTTATTCTTATCAGAACCACGAACAAAAAGCATTGATTCCAATAAGAAATATTATGCATATCAAGGAGCGAAAAGTCGCCTATACTCACAATGGGCAAGGGCACTTAGCCCAAAGGTTAGAGAGTTAATCATCAAAGAGTTAGCGATCGGAACTCAAGATCTTGGGCAACGTTTCCGAGAATTAACTTTTGAGAACGATACAATGCAACATGCCCTGTCCAACTTGGTTCTTAGAGCTAACAGAGAGAACGGAGTTAAGAGCACTGGGTTTAATGTTACTCACACTGAACACTTTCACTATGTCGAGTTTAGATACCCTGGACACGGGATGGATAAAGACGCGATTTATAATCTAACAGAATATTACTGCTATATCATTAAACTAATGACAGACCCTGAATATAAAAAGAAAGAATATATGAAGAAGCTCATTGGTTATATGTCCTTAGCGGAGAGCGAAGCCAGTAGCATAGAGAAAGAGCGTATAGATGTTATTAAGACTATACCGAAAGGCACTATTCTAAAAACTAATGTTGTCTTAACGAATTCTGACAACATTTTTGAAAGTCTTGACTCTTTTATAAATATATATGATGAATATAATGTTTGGTTGAATAGAGGAGGGAACACTCATGACGAAGAAGAGGATGCTCGTAATCTTGTAAACAGCAATATTATAGGTTTAAGAGGATCGGCTACTAAGTATATTAGGTTTGAAAAGCTTGTTAAAAGTAAAGATAAGACAGTTGTTAAATTTGATAGCTTTACTTTGAAAGATGGGTTTCAAAAAGAAGAGACTAGTGTGGCTCTCTTTCTAGCAATGTTTTCTGATCAGAGAACACTAGAAGACGCAAAACTCACAAAACCAACAACAAATGAGTTCTTCCCAGATAAAATTAGATCAAATAAGGAAATGGGTGGGTTTTTATCTAAATTTACTGTTGCTTATAACAATTTGTTTACGACAGAAGAAGGGAGGAGTTTGTTATATCTTCCTAGGGATAATCAACCAAAATTATTAAAACTATTAAAAACTCTAAAAGAATTTATTATAAAAAAACTACCATATTCTAAAGTTTATGAAGATAATCATATGTCTATGATGAAAAAAATAGAAAGCAATAACTCTTCTTATTATGAGAGGATTACTCTTCAAAACCGTCATGTAGTTTTTCGTAAGAAAGGGATAGATAATTTATTAATAAGAGTCTTTCGGCTTTCCTTGCACGTTTTGAATGAATTTACAACTCCGGCTTTTCTTGGAGAAAACAAAAACACGGCATTTCCTAAGAGAAAATACGCCAAACTTAGAAAAGGAACCACTTCTAAAGACCCAGTAATTCGAACTTTGAATTTTAATGAAGAACTTCAAATTTTAAAAACTGGAAAATACTTTGCAAAAGTTAAAACAAGTAAGAACGAAATTGGTTATGTTGCCCTCCAGAATCTAAGTAAAAAACCATTAAAAAGAATAAGTAAAAAAGCTCTAAACAAAGCAGCAAGAGACAATTCTATATCTTCAATCAACCCCACTGCTGGGGCTAGAGGTTAGGACTAGGGCAGGAGGAGGACAGGAGGGGGTCCATGCAGACCTGTAAAAGCCTATACTACGCTCTATAATTCCTCTCGTAGGCGAGGGCACCTTTGGAATAAGAGCGCCCTCTGATGAGGTTTCATCAACTAGTTTTATATAAATTGGATTATAAATAAAAGCAAACTTCTTTAGGGTCTAGAGTTAAGTTTCTTTATTTATTATAGCAAAACTTGTAATTCATAGAACTGAGTATAAAAAGTTTGCTCGCCTTCCTTAGAAATTTTCCTAAGATACAATCCTGTTGACTTTGATATAAGATTCATATATACTTTAAAACAAGAAAAAGAACTTCTCTTCTAGAATGTTTCTAGCAGGGAATTTGATTAGTAAATTACATTTCTAAAATTTCTAATCAAACTTAAACTACAACTTGAACAAGTAAGTAAAAACATCAAGTAGAGTTCTATATAGTGCAGCTTACTTTATCATCTATACAACAGTCAAGTATCAACTAGATGTTTGTATAGTGTGTTTAGTTTTAATATTTTGATTATATCATGACGTATTAGAAAAGAAAATAGCTTAAGAACAAGCAAAAACAATGAGTTGCATTGCTTGAACAATAATTCTGTTCACGATATGATGAAGCTCAACCAAACGAGGAGGGCCATAATGGCTAGTGCGAAAAAGAAGTCAGATCGAAAATGTGGATTTTGTGGAAAACTTGGACACGACAAGAGGACTTGTGTGGAAAAAAAGAATGCTGACTCTGTAACTAAGGCTTACATCAGCCAAGGCCGTAAAGACTTAAAAGAATACTTCATGAGTATTGGCCTTGGTATTGGTTCGGTTATTAGCCGTAGAGTTGTGATCTTTTCTAAAGATCAAACCGCATCTTTTAAAGATATTGTTGCGATCGTAACGCATATCGATCTAAAAGATCTTCTTGTAGACAACAATATTGATGTTATTACATATTCAAGACTAGATGATCTCAATTCAACATCATTGTCTGATTTTGGTATCCATTCTAAATATAACGTGAATGGGACTAAAATAAAAGTAGTCAAGCCGACATCTCAGAAAGAGATTCAGAATATGTTTGATAAAGCCTATAACTTTTAGGATACAAATGGCAACCTTTGATGAACTTTCTAAGAAAAAACAAAAATACTTCAACGTAGCGTTGAATGCAGCGAAACTTTCCGATTACGGAAAGTTTCGGCATGGTGCATTGCTTGTTAAAGGTGGTTCAATTATCAATATTGGCTATAACAACGGTGGACATTCTAAATTTGGCAGCTTTCATCGATGTCTTACACCAGGGGTTGCGACAAACCATGCTGAGATTAGCACAGTAAAGTGTCTTCCATGAAACGCAACAAAGAAGGCGATTCTCTATGTCGTAAGAATCAATAAAAACGATGAGATGGGCATGTCGAAGCCATGCCCTATATGCCACTCAGTTCTTGACAGCCTTGGTATTAAGAAAGTATTTTATAGCACTGGCTCTAATGAGTGGGAGAGTTATGGATTTGGATAGTCTTGTAGATAGAAAGGAGTTTATTTATATTCTTGATGAAACTTACTATCATATAAAATTAATAGATGAAACTTACTATTATTATTGGCACTTCCAACGCGAATCTCAACGTCTAAGTTGCCAGCAGGAAACCCGTGGCTTATTAAAAAGGAAACGATGGTTAGAAGACATGTTTGCCTGTGGATCTAGAAAAGTTTGTCCAAAAATGCCAATTTATTATGAGGAATAACATGAAGAAGTATGATTTAAAACTAATAAGAACAATTGATGGTCTATTTATCTTGATGACAATTAAAGCGAAGTCCTTTGAAGAGGCCGCATCTAGATCATATTTAGCAAAATCTAGAGTTCGACAAGAGAATAGACTAAACGGAGTCTTGCAGGATTGGAATATCTGCCATTTAATTGAAGTAATTTAATAATTGCTACTTTCATGGTATGATAAACTTGGCAGCCTCGCGGGCGCGCACATTATATAACGCCATTCACGGAGGTTGAACGACTTTCGAAATAGCACGGAGAGACAAAATGGATACACTGGTATTGAGCAGTGCTTATCAACCACTTAGAGCAGTTTCTTGGAAGAGAGCTATGGGGCTTATCAGCGCTGGGAAAGTAGAGGTTGTTAAGCAATACAAAAACAGGCAGATTAGAACTGCACATGAGACAATCAAAATCCCATCTATAATTAGATTTCTTGGTAAAGAAGTGATAAAACGCTTTCTTCACAAAAAGAAGATTCCCTACTCAAAAGACAATATTTGGATCAGAGATGAGGGCGAATGTCAATACTGTAGTAAAAAGTTAGAAAGACGTAAGTTTACCCTGGATCACATCTTGCCTATTAGCAAGGGTGGTAAGACTTCTTGGACAAATATTGTTGCATGTTGTCAAGAGTGTAATACTTATAAGAGAGATATGACTTTGAAGGAATCTAAGATGAAGCTTCGAAAAGAGCCAATTAGGCCTGCTCCATCAAATAAATATTTCAAAGACCCTGCTGCTGGTTTGAAAGGAAAGAACACGCACTGGACAGACTTTTTATATTAGGAGTATAACATGAAGAAGATTTTAGAGAGCTTTAGAAAATATGTTGAGGATAAGAAAAATAATGGCTTTGCATCAAAAGTAGATGAGACTGCTGCAAATACAATGTCAGCTATGTCTGTATTTGAAGAGGAAATGCTTGAGGAGGGATTTGAACCAGACTCAATCGACTATGAAGTTAGCGAGGTTAACGAGCCTGACCCTGAAGTGGCCCAAAGGTTCATAGACTCTTTATACGCGGGTAAGCGAGCAGGGTTCTTATCTCCCTACTCACTTCAAGAGCTTTCGGCAATGAACCTTTATTTAGTAAAGGGACATAACGCAGGCTTTGCTGTAAAACCCGATGGCGATATTGTCAGTGTTCATAATAATTCTGAACTCCGTAGACTTGGGAGTGAGTTCATGAGAAAAGCCATCGAAGTTGGTGGTGTGAAGCTAGATCACTTCGATGGCTTTCTCAGTGGACTGTATCGTAAATATGGCTTTACAGATGTGACTGAGATGTATGAGTGGGATGAGCAATACAAGCCGAAAGCTTGGACTTATTCCGCAGTGGATATTACAAACCCAAAAACTTCGGTCTACTCAGAAGCATTTAGCGAATTGACACACCAAGATTCAAAGACTTCACCAGACTTGACCCTTAGTGAAGAATCTACTATAGTGGTCATCGAAGGCGGCTTGAAGTTCGAGATCGTTCCAAGAAATAAATTTAATCAGTATAAATACGGAAGACCAGATGTGATCTTTCGACAATTAAAACAATAAGGAAAATATGAACCTAGCGAGAGTACACACTGCCTGCACAATCGATGCAGAGCAGGTCGTAGCTGTATGGTCTGAAATGTATGCAGATCCAAAACTAGATAAAGCAAATTACTTAACCAAGGTTTGCTTTAAAAACGGCTTCGTTCTAACTGTTGCTGGATATGATTCTAAGGACGATGCTGACCAAATGGTCCACCTAATCACAGATAAAATGGAGAGTTATGTATAGTATAAGTAACGCTAAGTTTACCCCAAGCGGAATGAAAATCCTAGAAGATATGACAGAGATGGATCTTCCTAGTTTTTTTAGTCAAGTAAAAGGCTCTCAAGAGTTTTACAATAAACATAAAGACATGCTTGAGGCTGGTGGTGTTATTTGTGGTGGCAAACTGCGACGTGCTTGGCTTTCAAAGGATATGAATGCCACCAAGGGGAAGCGAAGTTCTCACTCCCCTTGGTGGCAAAAACCCAAAGAATGTGACATCGACATTTATGTAACAGACGAAGCTGATGTGTATGGAGTTTGTAAGGCTCTTGAGAAAGAAGGCGGAAACTCACTTAAAACAGCGGAAATGGAAAAATCACTTAAAAACGAAGTTAAGGAACTTGAACGAAAGTTTGGTGTCCAGATCGACAGATATTACATTGACAAAGGATTCAATAAGGCTTTTAAGAAGCTTAAGAGCTACTTTAATAAAAAAGAAGTCAAGAGTAGTGGTGTTCATGTAACATATAATGCAATTAATTACAAGATTAAAGACACTAAATATCAAGTTGTTGAGTTCCTTGAGGGACAGGAGACAGTTCCTAAGATTCTTGGCAATTTCGACATTATCAACTGTATGATTGGTATGTCAAAAGATAAGATTTATTATCATAAAGAGGCTCTCGATCTAATCGATAAGAAGATTCTAAAGTTTAATGACAATCCAATCTCTATGAGAACTTCTGAGTTCATTCATTTCAGTCGGATTTCAAGATACTTTGCTATGGAAGAGCACAACGAGATCCATAATCCTAAGTTGTTTCGAAAAGCTATTGCTGCGAGACGGCAGGCCTCTCCTTATAGCAGGAACAAAATTGATTGGGAAGAAAAGTCTCTTTACAGATTTGCATTCTCAAAACTAAGGACAAAAGACTTGTCACAGTTCCTGTTGATTTGTAATAGTATTGATGATTATGTAACCAAAGAGATTCACAAGAGAATCAAGTAGGAAATCAATGGTATTTTCAACAATTATGAGTGGAGTGAGTTCTAATTCAATATCACCTTTCTTTATGCCGACTGTTGAAAAAGGTAAGGGGCTTAAGATTATTAAGGTAGGTCTTGCAGAAGCAGTAAAGAAAGGACTACTTCCGAGTGACTTGCCAAAGCTTGTTGAAAGTCCTATGGTCAAGCACCTTTTGGATAAGGATGGTATGCTTGCGGGTGGTGCTCTAAGAAGGACAATCGTTCGTGGTTCTTGCATCGATTTGGTAAAATACAAGATCGGCAAGAGCCACACAGACGGCGAACTAAGGCCAGAACTTCTGTTGGGTGGCGAGGTTGCTTTTGATTTAGATTTTTATTTTGAGTCAATAGGGGCAACTGTGGATGCTATCCAAAGCATTGAAGCCGATATGTTGCTCAAGAGAGCTTCATCTTCTTATTGTGCAACTACATTTGTTATACCGAAAGGTATGTCTCCTTACGATGGCGAGACTCATGGACAGATAATTGACAACAAGAATAAAAATTCATTTGAAGAAATTCTACAGAGTTTTGATATTGTCAATTGTATGTTAGGGATTACCAAGACGCATTTCTATTATGCTGAAGAAGCTTATGACGCTATTGTTAATAACACAATTCGAGTGAATAAAGAGCTTGAAGCTTACAAGTCTGAAGAGGAGATTACAGATCATCAATATCGATTTAGGATGAAAAGATATATTAAATATCTTGACATGCCAGAACATCGTGTTATGTGTTCCAAGACAGCAGATTTTATCTTAACAAGGATTTTGAATCGCAAAGTAGAGCAACGAGATATGTATATTTCTACTAACCTTAGTGACTCCTTGGTTCCCGTTGTCAACAGATTGATTGATCAAGCTAGCCTAGCAACTCTTGTGGGTATGTATGGAAACTGTAAGTTCAGGGACGAACGGATTGATTTAAGATTTAGTGACTACAAAAAGGAAAAGAAGTGAGCAAAATAAAAGTAGGGATTGTTATTTACTATGTTCCATACAATACTGTAGTATATGAAAGAGATTTCGGATTAGTAACCGAGATAATTGATTGCAATTTTGAGGTGACTTCACTAAAGAATGGACTTGGGGATGAGCGAATATTTCCTTTGAAATATCTTGGAAAAAAAATCTTTCTAAATAAAGCAACTGCTGACAAAGTTGCCGAGCAAAGAACCAATCATTGACAAGAAGTGTGATCTGCCGTAGAATTAAGGACCGGCAACAAGAGGGAGTATAAACCAATGATCTACATTATAAACATCTATAGTTAAGGATTAGCTATGACTAGAGAAGAAGTTAAAAAGCACGGCTGGCCTATCGGAACCGTCTTAAGGATCAGGGAAGACATTAGACGAAATAATCACATCATGCTCATTGTAGGTGGTCTGGAAAAGAAAGAAAAAGATTACCCAGGTTTGAGAGCTGGTGAGTACCAGCAAGATGCCGTAAATTTAGCCAATTTTCTTAAAGAGGAAAGGATCTTATCTTTAGCAACATGGGATAAGTTGGAGGACTAAATATGTCTGACGAAGAACTTAAAGTAAGCGGCTACAAGATTGGATCTGTGATCTATACAATATTGGACAGTGTAATAGATCCGAGAAAACATACATATCTGATTACTGGGCCTTTAACTAGAGAAAAACCCTTTACGAATGTGTTGTATGATACAAGTTATGTACAAAAAGCTGTTTTTCTTTATGACACTAGTAGAGAAACTGAATTATATATTCTTTGTCCAAATTTAACACTAAGTGAAAAACGTGTAATATGAAATCAACAAGTTCGAAAGAGCTTGCAAGAAAGTCCCCTCCACGCTATGATGGGAGGGCGAAAGAGGCTGGTGTGGTGGAATGGTAGACACGCTGGTTTTAGGTACCAGTGCCGCAAGGCGTGCAGGTTCAAGTCCTGTCACCAGTACCGTAAGGAAGCATCCTGAATAAGATGTTACAGCTTGTTTTCAGCGAGTAAAAACTATTCAACATACGAAAGGGAACTTCAAGTGAGTTCCTCCTGTTTAGAGTTATATCCTCTAAACAGATTTGACAATTGAATACAATAGCAGCACAGGTGTGAAATAATCATCTAGTGCTGCTCTATGCGAGAGTGGTGGAATGGTATACACAGGACACTTAAAATGTTCTGGCCTTTATGGCCATGCGGGTTCGATTCCCGTCTCTCGTACTGTTTTCCCTGAGCATGGAGTCCGACACATTAGGACATAACTGCTTAACGCGAATAAGGATCATTTGGTAGATCATCTGCCTTCCAAGCAGACCATCGTGCGGGTTCGAACCCCGCTATTCGCTCTGACCCTCCTAAATATGAGGACATCTCCAGAACATCTGCTCTGATGAGACCGAAACCGAAAAACTGTTTATGACCAGTAATCCTGAATAAGATTATGTTCTCCTGGGCGTGCAAAGCTTCGGAGATTAAAACTGTTCAATATCTATGTGTGGCGAAATTTGGTATCGCGCTCCGTTTGGGTCGGAGAGATTGGAGGTTCAAATCCTCTCACATAGACCTTATAGACTTCAAGAAGGGTTTACTATGAAGGAAACAGGAATCATCCTTGGGCAAGAATATAAATGGATTGTGAATGGTCAAATAGCTATAGTTATAGGTTATGATGAAACGAGAGCGTTCCCATTCGACATTTTTGTATGCAACTGTCTTGAAAGACTCACTTCCTATAGGTGTGCATCCCGAATGGAGCTTTCAACTTTCCCTGGTTCCAAAAAATATCCTGTATTTATAGATGAAAGTAATTAAAGTATCATCAAAAACAACAAAACTGGAGGAAAACAATGGCAACTGAAAAAGAAAATAAACGTCAAGAATGGTTAGAACTGAGATATTTACAATGAAAATTAAATTAGGACAAGTTTATTACTCCCATCATTTTGATAGTCTTGCAATAGCTACTGAGTATATTACAAATAAACAACCCGGTTATGAACAGTGGACGGTTATAGCCAAGATGTTCGATTGTTCTACTGTAAGCTTATATGGTCAAGAGGAAGCTCATCGTGACTATGAATTAGAGATTGACTCTGGATTGAATCTGAGGTATCCTGTATTCTCAAAGGAAAATAGCGTCCATGGGGACAAGCAGTCTTGAAAACTGTGCCATTGGGTGAGTAGCCTGTTGGGGGTTCGATTCCTCTATTTTCCGCCAAGGGGTTAGGACGCACTTGTTTGTAAAGTGCGGTTTGTGCCAGTA